ACAATCTCCTATACAATCTCCTATACAATCTCCTATACAATCACCAAAAATAGAAGTTATAGGTTCAGTTTTTAAGGGATTACAAAAAGAGGGAGATTTTGATTATATGATAAAATCAGGAAATTATGAGGATTCTTTATTTTTATTTAATGATGACGAAAAGAGAAATAAATGGAAAAAAGCAGGAAAAGGTAATGCAATAATAAGAAAATATAATAAATATTCGATGCCACATCGTCCAAGATCAGTTGGTATAGTAACTGGAAAAGATAAAGGTTATCAATCATTAACAAAGGATGTTAAAAAAGCTATAGACGATACAATAGATGATGCTAGAGAAATAATAGAAAAATATAAATATAATAAGGTATATTACTCATCAAAGACTCCAAATGGAATTTTAGGAACAGGCATATTTAAAGTTGATAATGATGTTTTAGAATATATAACAAGACAAATAAAGTCTTTAGGAAATTAAATCTAAAAAACATAATAAAATAAAAATGAATTTTAAGTATAAATTATGGTAAATTTTTAATTAATCGAAATTAATTAAAAATGTCAGAATCGTATATTTCCGTTCAACTAAATCCTCATTTTTCTGGAATGAGAAAAACACTAATGACTCTTCGTGATCGTTATGATTCTATCTGCGAGTTCATTGATAATATTTTATATGAAGAAGAGTGTAATTCAATTTTTATTAGACTCATTTATAACAAGTCAAAAAAGATGCTTAGTAAAATAATCATATCTGATAACTATAAGAGAGGTTTTGAAAATTTAGAAAAGAATGGACATGAAAATCCTTTTAACTTTTATTATATGAATGGAGCAAGTGATGATCATAACGATGATAAAAAAACATCCCAATTTGGTACAGGAAGTAAGGCAGCAGCAGTAGCATTATGTTCAAAATATACTGTTTATACAAAAAATAATAATAAATTTTATAGAGTTGATATGGATTTTGATATTATGTCAGATGAACCAGACCCAGTAAAATCTTTTACACCTGAGATAAGAAAAATTTCTGAAGATGAATATAAAAAATTTCATCCATTTGATTTTGGATCAACTTTAATTTTTGAGAGATTGCATGATAATATATTTATGTCTGGTCTATCTGAAGATAAATATATCGATGATATTAAAACTTCAATACTTGATACATACGAAGAAATTATTAAGAAAAGAAATTTTAAAATTCAAATTAATGACACTATAATTGTTCCAGGAAATTCGTATTGGGATTTAGACAATGTTTTACCATTTAAGATTGAATTATCGATTTCTAAATATAAGGATAGTACAGATGAAGAATTTTATGTTGTAAAAGAAGAAAATGGCTATACAACTTCCAATAAATGTTATATTTATAATAAAGAATATGATAACGAAAGAAAACAAGGAATTAGGGAATTAAAATCTATAAATTATAAAGAAATTAAAGAATGTAAAGATGAAAAAATAAAAATACAAGCAACAACATTCCAATTTTCAAAAGAATTTAGATCAAGAGAAAAGACAGAAATACTTCCTCATGGAAAAGCTATATTATATAAATACGGAAGAAAACATGCTGAATATCCTGTTTATAATAAAGGAGATAATTGGCAAAGTTATGTATCTGTCTATATCCATTGTGATTCAAAAAAGAAAGCAATTGAATTAGGACTTTCATCATCAAAATCTATTATAGACAAGAGAAATGATCTATCAACTATTGTAAAAGCTGCAGTCAGAATGTTAAGAAATAAATTAAGCAAGAAGAATACGAAAAAACATAGAGAATATATTCTATCTAAATTTTCTAACAAAAAGACTAAATTCTATATGGAAGATAAATGTGAAGAAAAAAGTCCTAAAAAGGTAAATCATAATAATGATAATAATGATAATAATGATAGCGATACATACAATGATGAAAAAGAAGAAAAAAAATATATAATTACAGATGATGATGACGATGAAGAAGATGATGTAGATATATCACATTCAAGTAAATGTTCTTTTTATCTTACATCTTCAAAAATTTGTAATTGTAAAAATCCTCCACAACCATATCAATCTTCTAAATCTTCCCAGCCGTCTCAACCATCTCAAGTTATTCCTCCTAAATCTTCTCAACCTTCCCAATCTAACACTTCGCAACCATCTCAATCTTCTAAATCATCTCAAGTTATTCCTCCTAAATCTTCTCAACCTTCCCAATCTCACCCTTCGCAACCATCTCAATCTTCTAAATCATCTCAAGTTATTCCTCCTAAATCTTCCCAACCGTCTCAACCATCTCAACCATCTCAACCGTCTCAACCTATTTCTTCTCAATCATCTAAATCATCTCCAGAAAATATGCTATATATTCTTTACAATGAACTTTTAAGTTGTGGTATAAACAAAGAAAAAATATATAATATTTGTAATAAGACTTTTGAAGGTATTGATAAGAGAGAATGTGTTTTATGTGGATATCAACAATATTGGAATGATTCAGAGTGTAATATTTGCGCAGGGAATACTGTTAAACTGACAACATCATGGGTGAATAAATTAGTAAATGAATACGAAAAAAATGAAAATAATTAATATTTTAATGTTATAACATTAAAATAATTTAAATATTGAGAGTTAGTGCAATTCTTTATAAACTTTTGATATAGTTTTCATGTCTCGTAGAGTAAATATGAATTTATAATCAACAGAGTTTAGATTTTTTCTATATTCTTCAATTGATAAAGGTCCTCCAAAATCTTTTAGAAGTCTCCAATGAGGAGATGGGATAATTTTTGCAATTTTTTTTCCAACAAGATCGTGATATAGGCAGTGTAATAGAGAATAACTTTCTTTGTAAAATATATTATGATTATTTTCTTTAATAAAAGATAGTACACAGTTAAAACTACAAAAGATTCCGTCTGTTAAATAATGATTAAATGGATATTCTTTGATTTCAAATTGTTGGTCTTTATTTTCTGATAATAATTTAAGTTTAGAGTTTACTATATTTTCTCTCATATAATAACGATCTTTTGTAATTTGAGATACATAAGATTTTTCTATAAATGGGTTTACATATTTTATAGGGCATCCAATAGGTTTCGTATCAAAGTTATGTTTACACCAGAAGCATTTAATATCAGTTTTATCAGGAAGAGTATTGTTATCAAGTATTTCTACCATAGTTACCATACATTTTGTTTCTTTTTTATTTTCGTCAAGAAAGATGACAGATTGTTCAATATCATGAGAGATTACGTCGTGTATTTTCGTAGTTTTAAATGAATCTTCTTTTTCTTTATTAAGATTACTTACGATTGTGAGACCATACTTTGTGTATACCTTATCAATTTCGATGTTTTTTAAAACAAAATTTCTTTTCTTTGAAGTGTTCATTGTATAGAGATATGATATTATATGATAGGATGTTTATATATGTTTATTTTTTTATAATTATAATCATTTTTAAAATTATAATAAATGACAACTGAAAGATTTTGGTTAGAAAGCCCTAAACATTTGTTTAGTGTTATAAAACTAATACCAAAAGATGATATGACATTAGAATCTCAGATGAATTGTCTAACTAGAATGGTTATTTTTGTGTTTTTAATATTATATCTTTTGGGATATAAACAATCGATATTATTTTTATTGCTTTCTTTATTTTTTATAATTATTCTTTACTACTTACAAAGAAGTAAGATGACGACGTATGAAAATTATCAACAGAATGTTCAGAATGTTCAGAATGTTCAGAATGTTCAGAATGGTAAGACTTATTATGATAACAAGGAACAATTAAAATATATTTATAAGGTACAGAATTTGTATGATAATTTTATAGATCAAGAGAGATATAATCCTCAAAAATTTCCTTCTTATTATAATCAACAAATTGATAAACCAGTTGTTATTCAACCTGATCAAACATATGTATCTAGAAATCAAAATTTGGTTGGAGGTGCAAATCCTAAGACAAAAATTAGACCGGTAGTTGCACCACCAACTCATGATTGGGAATATTGGAGAGGTAATGATTTTGTATTTCCTAGTAAAGTTAATGAAAGATCTGTTCAAGATTACTATAGTAGTGGTTATTATATCGATGAAGATGTTGATTGTCCACCAAAAAAGAATAGATTGATAATACAGAATAATGGCAATAATGGAGATATTGGAGATGTTGGAGATGAAGATAATAGATCTATTCCAACTCCTACTCCAACAATAAAAGCTAGAAAAGAAATGATTAAAGAACAGTATAACTATAATGTTTTAAATGATATTAAAGAAAATTATGAAAATCCAAAGGTAAAAAATAGCAATAACTATCTACCAATTTCTGGCGAAAAAGATGCCGACAAATCAAGTTGTAAATCATGTACAGGAGGAGGGTACGAATTACCTCCTAAAAATTTTAAGAAAGATAATGGAGATTTTACAAAATTTGAAGCTAAACCTATATCAGATAAAAGAACTACAGGAGACATAAATGATGCATGTAGTTATGATCCAACTAATTTGAGTTATAATTTACCGACAAATTATACATCTACTAATTGTCAGAGAAGACAGGATTTAAAAGAAATAAATGGTCAAATATTTACCAGTACAATTGTTCCAGGAACATATTATAAGAACGAGATTATAGAACCGATTAGTTCAAATATTGGAATTTCATTTACGCAACAGATACCTCCAAGAAAAGTATCTTATGACAGTGAAGGAAACAAGATATATACTGCTTTAGATCCAAGATTATATACACCTGAGGATAGACAAATAAAAGAGATTGATGTACCTTCAAATTATGATGTATATGATCCTAGAACAAATGGTTATGGAACACATTATAGATCATATGTTGATAAGTTAACAGGTCAACCAAGATTCTATTATGATGATATTAATGCTATAAGAAGACCTAACTATATTGCTAGATCAGATATTGATTTTCTCGATCAAGCTAATACATATGGGCCTATTAAAGAAGACCAAGAGGAAATAAATATAACAGAGAATATTAGAAAGAATGCAGAATATGCTTATACCGATAATATGATAGATTTTAGAAGCGATATGATGACTCGATTGATGAGAAAGCGTAATGCTGAATTATGGCAAACAAGAATGGCCCCTAAGGCTGGATTAAAGAAATAAATTATATAAATAATAAAAAATAAATAATACTTAAAAAATATATAGAATAAAAAATGTCTAAAAGATCTGTAGATTCTTATGCAAGATTTTCTGGTTATAATTCTGTAGAAAAGCAAGAAAACCCAACTAATTACAGCTCAAATTATAATGACTTACCTTCACAAGTTCCTGACCCTAATAATAGATTTGCAAATCCTCCTCCCCAAGCTATGGATCAAGATGGAAATGGGCAACAAGTAAGACATAGAGTAAGAGAGATTGAAAGTGAAAAGCTTTTTCAGTTATTGAGTGATACTAATTATAGATTTAATTCAAAAGGTCCAACTAAGATTTTTGTAAAAGTTTATACTAACTGGTGTGGGCCATGTAAGGCAATTTCTCCAAAGATTGAACAATTATCTATGAATCCAAAGTATTCTGATATACTTTTTGTTCAGATAGATGGAGAAAAGATTACAGAGAATTTAAAGAAATATATTAATGTTTCAGCTGTTCCTATATTCTTTGCATTTGTTGCAGGAAAACAATTTGGAGAATATATAGTTGGCCCTGATTTGAAAAAGATCAATGAAAAACTAGATGAAATGTCAAATATTAATTAGATTTAAAGTATAATATAGATTATATAAATATGAATTTAATAGAAATAATTTTATGTTTTATAAGCATTATATTGTTTCTTCAATTTATTTTATTTTTATGCTATAAAAGATGTTTAAAATACTACTTAAAATATGTTAAAAATATAAATTATCTAAATAATCTAAATGATACAACAAGTACCGATAATTTTGAATTTAACGATGAATAATGGCTTTAATAAAAATATACAAAACATATATAAAACATATATAAAAACATATATATGTTTAAAAGATGTCAAAAGAAACAAGTGTATTGAGAATAAGAGAGTTAGATCCAGATATGATAAATCCGTCTACTAAAAATATGAATAAAGCCGAACAAGGTGGGTCTAAGATTGTTGTTATAGGAAAACCTGGTTGTTTTGCTAAGGGAACTAAAATTTTGATGTATAATAATAGTGTAAAGAATGTAGAAGATGTAAATGTTGGAGATATAGTAATGGGAGATGACAGTACACCTCGTAATGTTATACAGCTATGTAGAGGAAATAGTAAGATGTATCGTATAGAACACCGAAATAATCAAGGAGAACCATATATTGTAAATGATAGACACAAACTTGTTTTGAAAAATATTAATACATTAGATGTAATAGAAATTAAAGTATCGGATTATTTATTGAAAGACGAGAGTTGGAAAAATAGTCATAAAATTTTTAGGAATTCAGTAAATTTTAAACAAAGACCTTTAAAGACACCAGCTTATGAATTTGGAAAATTATTCAGTATATCGAGATGTATAAGAGTTCCATATGAATATATCTATAATTCTTATGAAGTTAGAACCGAGTTTTTGAGAGGATTTTATGAAGAGTTAGGCGGATTTTATGATGATATGAATTCAGATACAAAAAAAGATATAAATTTTATTAAGAAATCTCTTGGTTGTTATTATATTAGCAATGAAGTATTTTTCAATGTAGAATATGTTGGAGAAGATGATTATTACGGATTTACTTTAGATGGAAATCATAGATTTATGCTTGAATCTTTTGATGTTGTAAGAAATACAGGTAAAACAACACTTATTACTAGTTTACTATATGAAAAAAGTCATATATTTCCTGTTGGTACTGTTATGAGTGGAACAGAAGATAGTAATGGACATTATGGTAAGATATTTCCTGGATCGTTTGTTTACAATGCTTTAAATAAAGATAGAATAAATGATATGATAAATAGACAGAAAGCTGCTAAACAACATTTACCAAATCCATGGACAATTTTACTACTTGACGATTGTACAGATGATCCAAAGCTATTTAACGATCCACTTTTTCAAGGAATATTTAAAAATGGTAGACACTGGAAAATGCTTTTTATATTGAGTCTTCAATACAGTTTGGATATTAAACCTGTAATTAGAACAAATGTAGATGGAACATTTATCTTAAGAGAAACGAATATGAAAAATAGAAAGAGTTTATGGGAAAATTATGCAGGTGTATTTTCCGATTTTGCTCAATTTTGCGAGGTTCTTGATCAGCTTACTGATGATTATACAGCTTTGTATATACATAATCAGACAACTTCAAATAAATTAGAGGACTGTGTTTTTTGGTATAAAGCTAGACCTGTTCCTCAAAATTTTAGAATTGGTTGCGATGAATATTGGCTATATCATGAAGAAAGATATGATAAAACTACGGAAAATAATATTTGAAAATAAAATTTAAAAATATTATTTATGGCTCATAACCAGGAGGTCAGTCGATCGAAACGACTAGTCGCTAAATTTTATTTGATATTTACAAAATATCAAATAAAGATGTTTTTACTTTACTATTCTATATATAATTGATCCGTCCTTTCGTGTAATTCTAATATATTCTCCTCTTTTAAATGCATAATATCTTGAGATAGGATCGGTATGGAGAAGGATAGGAAGTTTTCCTTTATATTTTTTATCTAATTCTTCCTTTTCTGATTGTAAAATTCTTGAATGTCTTGGTACTAGACGATGTCTCGTAATATTTAGTTGTAATTCATGCATCGCAAATAATTCAAATTCGTATTCAAGCGTTTCTAATGATTTTTTTGCACTTGATGTTACATTAGACTTGTATATGATAATACAAGAATTTGAACCTTCTTTATTCATTATAGAAATTTTATCTTTAATTCCTTGTATATTAAGTTTGTCATCTTCATTTATAAATACAATTACATTACTTTCTAATTTACTTGCTTTTAAATAAAAAAGATTTTCTTTAGTTATCATAGAGTCAATATAATCTATTTTATATTCTCTATCTATTAACATCTCTGATACTACTTTAATAGCTTGAATTTCTTTTTGATCTTTTACATATGAAGAAGAAGAAGAAATTGAATCGCTTGAAATTTTACTTAAATCCAATGCCATTTTTTTGAATATAAATATTTACAAGATAAATAAATCAATTTTAAAAATATATAAAAAATATAAAATGTCATCATCTGTAAGTATTAAAGAAAAACTTAAAGAAAAGATCAAACAAAAAGCTATAGAAGAAAAGAATAAAGTACCAAAAAATGATCCATTATTCGATAATCCAATGTTTAAGGAGATGAAAGAATCTTTACCTGAAGAAGAACAAAAAAAATATGAAAAATATGGAAAATATATGTATGAAGATATGGATCCATTCTCTGAAAATGGAGATATGAAAGCAGCAGTTGATACTGTATCTCAAATAAAGCTAATGATCGAGTCAGGAATGCATCCATCTTATCTTGAAAAAGAGGAAAGAGAATTCCTCAAGAACTATTTAGGAGATGATTGGTTTAAAAAATTTGGTTATTTAGAAAATGATTTAAATCGTATTAATATGTAAAAAAAAATAAATAAAAAAAATCTTATAAAATTATAAATGGTTTATTATTTAAGACCTAGAACATCATTAAAAGTTGGTTCTCCAAAGCATTCTCCTTATCGTTTTTATAAAGCTAGCCCTGTTGCTTCTGAATCAAAAACAGAAGCAGTATCACAGGCCTCATCATCACCAGTTTCCTCATCACCAGCCTCAGTATCACCAGCCGCAGCATCACCAGCATCAGAATCACCAGCCGCAGCATCACCAGCATCAGAATCACCAGCAGTAGCATCTCAATCTTCTGATATGTTAAAAGTTGCAGTACCTTATCTAATTATATCAGTTGTAGTTTCTGCAGTAGTTGCAGGTGTAATCATGGCAGGTGTAAAACCATGTGAGGGTTGTTGCGAATTCTTGACAAGTAAGGATGATAAAGGAAAAGTAGTTGTAAATAATCTAAAAGTAATAGGTTTTTCTCTTTCTATTGGTTTACTAGTTGGTCTTCTATGTTTTGGAGTTCATTCTGCCAGTCCATCATTGTTTGATCCATAAATTTTATATTATATCGTAATATAAAATATTATACAGCCATATTTGCTTTAATGAATGGATGAGGGTTATAATCTTCAAGAACAAATGAATTCATATCAAAATCATCAAAGCTATCACATTTTTTAACGATTCTAAGTTTTGGAAAAGGCCGCGTAGATCTTGATAATTGTTCACAAACTTGATCAATATGATTTGAATAGATATGAGAATCTCCGATTGTATAAATAAGTTTTCTTGGTTTATATCCTGAAAGATGTCCAAACATATAGATTAGGAGAGAATATCCTGCTATATTCCAAGGAGCTCCAAGAAATAGATCGTTAGATCTCATATACAATTTACCATCTAAATATTTATTATCAGAAACATAAAGCTGAAGTGATAAATGACATGGTTCTAATACCATTTTATCTAAATCGGAAGGATTCCATGCGCTCATAAAAATTCTTCTACTTGTTGGGTCTGTTTTAAGGATATTTAACATACGATTTATTTGGTCTATACCTTTGCTATTTGGATCTTTAAAGTTTCCACCAAAATTTCTCCATTGATATCCGTATAGAGGACCAATGTCTCCATCTTTATAATCGTATAATCCTCTTTTATCTAGAAATTCTCTTGAAGTGTTATCATTCCAAATATTAACACCATTTTCTACTAAGAATTTTGTATTTGTTGAACCTGATAAAAACCACAGTACTTCTGCTACAATATTTTTAAAATTTAATTTTTTAGTTGTAAGCAATGGAAAAGAATCTTCAATATTTATTTCTATTTGAGGACCAAATAAAGATAAAGTTCCTGTACCAGTTCTGTCTTGTCTTTTTTCACCGTTATCAATCACATTCCTTAATAAATTCAGATAATTATTTTCAGTTGTTAAATACCTTGAATATTTTTTATTCATGATTGATACTGTACAGTTATTTAAAGTACAATTTGATGTACTTACATCTGTGTAAGTATTATAAAAATTTTTAGTCATTTTTTTGTAATCTATAAAGATATCATATTTTACTTCTTTATCAAATTCTAATAGTGTCATATTTATTTCTTCACATCTAGGGTCATAACTTGCAGTTTCTAATAAATCTTTACCTCCAATAACAAATATCTTTCCAATATTTTCTTGATTGGTTTTACAAAATTCAAGACAAGAATCAAGAGAATTAAAATAATTTTTTCCTATATTTTTTTTTGATAAAATAAGTTCAATTCTATTATTATTATCTAGTTTAGGTTTTGAAAGAAATGTATTGTTTCCCATTATTAATATATTTTTACAATTTTTTTTATATTCCTTGCATGTTATTTCTTTAAAATATTTTAAATCTGATGATATTTTCCATGGAAGTTTAGATAAATTACTAAATCCTCCGTTCTTTAAATCCGTAGCAAATAGTAAAGAAAAGTACATATTTTATATTTAAAGTATCTACTTTTAAAATTGATTTTTAAAAAAATATATATAAATATAACAAACAATAAATCTTAAAATGCAATTTATGGAAGATGAATATGTAGAATATGTACAAGTAAAGCGTCCAGTTATTAATCAAAAATTAATGGATGATTTAAATATTACATTATATAATCTTCCTAAAAAGGATATTAAGGATATCAAGGATATCAAGGATATCAAGGATATCAAGGATATCAAGGATATTAAGAATATTATTGATATTAGGGATATTAGGGATATTAGAGATATTAATACAGAATCACCTTGGAAAGATTTTACTTTTGTTATTTCAAAAACAACAAAGAAGAAAGATGAAAATGAAGACATTAAAAGAAATGAAGGATTTTATATTTTGGCAAACAAAGTTCATATCTCGAGACATTTGAAAAAGACAAAATTTTGTAATATTTTTATTCAGGAAGGAAATTGTAATCGTAAAGTTTGTAATTTTGCCCATAACATGGACGAATATAATTTTCCAAATTGTGCATTTAGGGATAATTGTAAAGTAAAGAACTGTAAATTTAAACATCCTAATGAAACATTAGATGAATTCAAAAATAGAATTAATTTTAAACTTCCAAATAACATTAAATAATTTATTTTTTCTATAAATAAATTATGATATGCGCTGCATGTTTAGCTATACCTGTTGTTGCAATAGGAATTAGTCTATCTTTAACAGATAAATTTGTTATAGGTTTATTGCTCACAATATTTTCTTTATGTCTATATCTTTATTTCAAAGAGATAAAAGATTGTAAAGAATGTAATAAAAAATGCTCAAATGATAAATGTTTAAAGTAAATATCCATTTAGTCTAAGTTGTTGTAGCAAATATTTTTTTAATCCTTTCTCCCCTACTTTATATGGTATTTCTATTAACGTTATTCCTTGTTTTATACACTTTTGTTTTTTCATTTCATCTCTATATCTTTGTAGCATAAATGTTTCTTTATTTCTATGAAAAAAAGGAGTGAATTTATAGTGTTGATCACCCTGTACTTCAACTGCAAGTTTTAAATCATTGTTATATAAATCGATTTCAAGATTATATCCAGTTACTTCGTTTCTCAAAAAATTTGGTCTAATTTTATAAAAAGGAAGATTAAATATACTTTCTAATAAAAATTTTGTTTGAAGTTCTAGTTTGCTATCATCTGGTGTGTGTTGTATATATTCAAAGTCATTATCATTAAGGTTATCATTTTTATAACTATTTTTCTTCTTAAAATTATGGGGCAATGAATATGAACCCTTATCTTTAAATATAATATTATATATGCATAAAAGAAGAATAAGAACAAAACAAAATAATGCAACGACCTCAAATCCATATGAGTCCCAATATTCTTTTATAGTATTAAAAGTACTAAGCATTCTTTATTTAAAATTAAATTGATTTTTAATTATAAAATTTTATTTTGATATAAAATGAATAATAAGGATACTTATATGATTATATGTTCTTTTCTTATGCCTATAGATATTGTTGTCGTAAAAACTTTATCAAGTTATCATAATGAATGGACAAATAAATATATCCTAAGTAAATGTAAAAAGAAAAATATAGAAGAATATACATGCCCAAAATGTGGAAATTGGTTAAATGATGAAGATATATCTAATTATACTGATTTTAACGATTATTTCTTACTTGAAGATATGAAGAGAGATAGATTTTCTATTGTGAATGAATGGTTTAATAAAAACTATATTTTTGACGTTATTAGAAAAAGTTTACTGTGTGATATTTGTGAGTATGAAGAAGATTATTCAGATTATACTTTATATAATTTCAAATATAAGGGAAAACGATCATATACAATTGTATCTTATCACGGATTATATAGTTGGTCTTCAATATATTTAATAGATTATAAAAATAACAGTGGATACTGGAATGAATATAGAAAAGTTTTAGTTAATGATAACAACAACAACTATTATAATCATATACATCATATACATATTGATACTGAATATGATGTATATGACGGTGATGACGGTGATGAAGATGGAGACGATGGAGACGAATTATAATGATTATATTCAAACTGAATTATAATCAATAAAACAGTTTAACATTTGTTTATCTGATACGCCATCAGGAAAATTTTTACATTCTTCTAAAGCTAAATCAAGAGCTTTATCTTTATTGTAATTAGTCTGTATATAATACTTTGGAAATATACTTGGTTCTAAAATTTCTGGAGGAATGGCGAGTTTAACTGCTTTTGGATTTCTACCTGCATCTACAAGTATTTTTATAAGATAAGATTGTATTGTAGAGTATAAATCTGTATTATTTATATTGCACATCCATCCGTAGAATCTTCTTATGGAATTTACTGTAGCATCTCTAACGTCATTTACGTTTGTTTTTCCGTATATTTTTTGGCATATGGGAACAGGATTAGGTATTAAAGGTAAAGTATTACAGTTCATTTATTATTATAATTTTTTTATTTGAAATAATATTGTTTTACGATATCCACTGCTATAAAAAAGAGAGAAAGAGAGCTTGAAAATAATAAGGAATAAATTAGAGATAGCCTTATTGAAAATTTATTATCGTCGTTTTTATCAAGTACATATTTAGGTTTTAAGGTAATATAATATGATAATAGTAAAATAAAAGATAAGAGAAATACTGCCATAGGTATTATCATTTTGTTATCTTTGTCCATTTTATCATTTATTATAATTTAAAATCAAAAAATAAATTAAAACAATGTCATCGATGTCATCAGGATATACTTTTTTTTGTAAAACATCAGAGGGTTATATAATAAAGACTTTAGCCGAATTATTACAAAATAATATAAAAAATGGATGTTTTGTTCTTAGTAAAAAAGGCATAATGCTCCGTATGACAGATAGTAATAAGAAAATATTAATCGATATTGACATGCAAGCTGATAATTTTGTTCAATATAAATATAAGACAAATGGTATAATGTCTATTGGATTAAATTTTTCTCATTTTTATAAGATGGTCAAAAATATAAAGAAGAAAGATAGCGTAGTATTATTTATAGAAGAAGAAAAACAAACAGAACTAGGTATTAAAGTTATACCAAAAGAAAAAAATCGAGTCACTACAAGTTATGTAAAGATTCAAAATTTACAGAGTTTAGATATTGAACTTCCGGGAGGTTATACAAATTCTATTATTATACCAAGTAATGAGTATATCAAAATGATAAAAGATCTAAACAATATTGGTGGTAATAATATTACTATTTCTTCAAGCAATAATATTATAAAATTTTGTTGTAATTCAAATGGTGTGTATAGTAGAGATATCATGTTTGGGGATAATGAAGATTCAGAAGAAAAAGAAAACGTTTCACAAGAATTTGAGACAGAACAATTAACAAGAATATCTAAAGTTTCTGGTCTAAGCACACAAATACAAATATATCAGTCTACTGATCTACCAATTCTGTTTAAAAGTAATATAGGAAATTTGGGAAAGATTTTTGTATATTTAAAGGATAAAACACTTCATGAAGATTTAATGAATGAAAATGATGAATGATATGAATAAAAAATAAAAAATGATAATTAAAAATTATTTATTTTAATAAAAATGTCTGAAGCAGATGATGATAATTTCGATCCTCAATTTAATGGAATTTTACATTTAGAAGATCAAGACTTTACTTCTGATGGAAAACTTAACTTACAAGGAGAATTATCAGGTAAACCCGTTATAGTAATGGTTTTTGCAACATGGTGTGGACCATGTCGTTCTACAAAACCACATTATGCTGAATTATTTAAGGAATTAAATGGAAAAGATGTAATTATTGCATGTATAAATGGTTCAGGTGAAACAACATTAGATTCAGAACAAAAGTTAATGAAAAGAATCAAAAATATTATTCCAGATTTTAGAGGATTCCCCCATATCGCAATTTTTGATGATGAGGGGGAATATGTAGACTCTCATAATGGACCAAGAACTACTCAAGCTCTAAAGGGTACAATCGAAAGTTATCAATCTAAATCTAAAATGCATAAGAAAAATCCAAGTGTTAGAAGACAAGATAGAAAACGTCTATAAATTTATTATTATATAAAGGACCAAATTTTATATATAAATTATATAAAATTATGAATTCTCATCCATCACCATCATTAGCTCTTTTTATGATTGTAAAAAATGAATCTTCAATTATAAAAAGATGCTTAAATAGTCTAAAAGATTATATTGACTATGTTGTAATTACAGATACAGGTTCAACAGATAATACTGTAGATTGTATTAACGAATTTATTAAAGAAAATAATGTTAAGGGAATGGTCTATAAAGATGAATGGAATAATTTTGGACAAAACAGAACAAATAGTATGTTAAATGCAAAGAAATGGCTTGATGACAATAATATAGATAAATCGAATACATACCTAATGACGATTGATGCAGATATGTTGATTGAATTTAAAAATTTTGATAAAACTCAATTAAATAAATCTGTAGCATGGTCTTTATGTCAATATAATAGTTCAGTAAAATATTACAATTTACGTATATTCAGATCAGATCTTCCTTATATATGTGTAGGAGTAACTCATGAATACTGGACATGCAAAGACGTAAAAGATGAACAATTACATACTATAACTATTAATGATAGAGGAGACGGTGGATGTAAATCAGATAAATTCGAAAGAGATATAAGATTATTATTAGAGGGATTAGATAAAGAACCCAATAATCATAGATATTATTTCTACTTGGCTCAATCTTACGCTGATATTGGTGATAAAGATAATGCTATCAAATGGTATAATAAAAGAGTACAATCAGGTGGATGGTATGAGGAAATTTTTATATCATATAAGAGAATTGGAGAGCTCTATATGGATAAGAAAGAACCAGAAAAAGCTATTTATAATTGGATGTTAGCATATGAAACTATACCAGAAAGAAGCGAAACATTATATAAGATATGTAATTATTATAGAAATAATGGTAATAATAAATCATCTTTGTTGTTTGCAAAACAAGGGTTATCTATTCCCTATCCAAATGATCTTTTGTTATTTTTAGAATATCCTATATATGACTATAAATTTATTGAAGAAATAAGTATCATAGGATATTATACAAATAAAAAAATGCAAGGGTTTATGGCATGCGAATATTTGTTGTTAGAAAATAATATACCACAAAGTCTAAGAGAGTCTACTGTAAATAATCACTACTTTTATATTCAACCTCTAAGTAAATTTGTAAAATATAAAAGACATAATGATATAAGTATATCTTCAAAAAAAACATTCAAATCTTCGAGCGGGTCTCTCTTAGTAGATATGAATGATGGATATAAGGGAATTGTAAGAGCGGTTAATTATAGCATTACAGATAATTTTGAATATAGAATAAGAGGTAATAATGTTAATACTATAAATTATTGGGCAGAATACGATTCAGATGATAATATTAAGATGTTATACGAAATTAATATGGATTTCAAAAATAAAAAACAAAGAGAAAGTCATATTAATGGTCTTGAAGATATTAGAATTTGCTATCATAATGGTAATATATACGGATTATGTGTTGATTGGGAATATGGAGCCCATAACCATCCATCTGTTTCATTAATTGAATTTAGAAATGAAAACCATAAATATAGAATGACCAATATATACCCAATTAAGTATAATGATCATATATGTCAAAAGAATTGGACTCTATTTAGTGATAATTCAAAATTATATGCTTTATATTCTCACCACCCGTTAACAATTTTAGAAATAAATCCAGAAAATGGTGAACATTCTGTCATATTAGAGAAATATAGCAATCATAATTTAAAAGATGTAAGAGGATCAGCTAATCCTCTTAAAGTAGGTGATTATTGGTTTGTTCTTACACATGAAGTAATACATAAAGATACAAGAAAATACTGTCATCGTTTTCTAAAATATTCTAGTAATTGGGACCTATTGTCAATAAGTTATCCATTTTACTTCCAAGAATTATTTGTAGAATTTTCATTATCTATAATGTATAATAACAATGATCTTATGATAGTGTATTCTAACAGAGATAATACAACAGAAATTATATATATTAATCCTGAGTTGATTCCATGGCTTCCTAAAGATATTAAAAATCATCTAATAAAAGTACTATAAATAATTTAAAAATGAATTTAAAGGGATTTTTATTTTAAGTTTTTAAACTTAAAATAATGGCCTCCCCAATCATCAAGCTGATCGAAAAAAACAGTCTACCTGTATCAAAGCGTACTCGTAGCAAGAATTCATCTATTTTAAATTATTCAGATAATTTGGAAGATAAAAAAATATATATTTCTGCTACAGAATTTGATAATTTTTGTGAGAATGATCCTATTTCTGATTGGTTTTCTATTTTAGCAAAGGAATTTAATCTAGAAGATAAATACTCAAAATCTGATATGCAATTTCTTTTTGATAAGGGAAATGAACATGAAGAAAATATTATTGAAAAATTAAGAAAAATTACTGGGTTAAAATTAGAAAAACTGTCATCAGTAAAAACAAGTAGAGAGTACAATAAAAATTTAAAATTAGAAAAGAAAGATATCGAAAGAACATTACATGAAATGTCATTAGGACAACCTATTCTTTATAGTTCTTATATATATAATAATAAAGAAAAGTTAAGAGGAATTCCTGATCTTTTAGTCAGGAATGACTATATTCCTATTATATTTAACAAAATAAATCACACTGAATTACCTGAAGAAAAAAGTATATTTGGATCTTATTATTACGTTCCTGTTGAAATAAAATTTTCGTCGGTCGAGCTTACATCTAATGATAAATATATACTAAATAAGGGAAGAATGAAGATTTATAAAACACAATTATTTACTTATTGTAAGATTCTAGAAGAAATACAAGGAGTTCTTCCTAAAAAAGCTTTTATTATCGGAAAGAGAACAGTATTGTCAAAAAAAGATATATTAGATCCTATTGAATATCCAGGTCTTATTGATTATACAAGTGAATACGATTCATGTTATTTTTACATTTTTCATAATGGTTTGAAGTGGCTTCGTGATGTTAAGGAAAATGGAATTTCGTGGTCTTTTGAAGATATGAAATCTAAAGAACTTTATCCAAATATGAAATCTTCTAATAATCAATTCTATAAAGATAAGAAAGAATTATCAGAAAAATATGGGGAGATTACAGAATTATGGAGATGTTCCACGTTAATTAGAAAAAATGCTCTAAATAAAGGTATTTATTCATGGAAAGATCAGAAATTTAATGCTAGTATTACGGGTATGTCAAAGTATTATCATCAATCTTTGAATAATATTCTAAAAGTTAATAGAGAAGATATTGATTATTATCCAAGATTTTTTTCAGATACTTCATTTAGAGAAGTAGAGTCTGAAGCTTTTGTAGATTTTGAAATAATTAGAGACTCTTTTGATATTGATTCTTATGGAGATTCTGAATGGATTTTTCTAATAGGTGTACGTTATAAAGGTGAATATAAGTCGTTTATTATGAATTCATTATCAGAAGTTGAAGAAAAACGTGTAATTGATGAATTTATTAAATTTCTATCAGATAATAATTTTCCCAAATGTTGGTTCTGGTGTGCAGAAGTAAAGTTTTGGAATCGTGCAATGACTAGACATAATATGAAAGTTGATAATATAAAATGGGTTGATTTATATGATATTTATACAAAGGAATCTTTTGCTGTTAAGGGAAGTCTTAATTTTAAACTGAAAAGTTATATTAAAAATTTGGTAAAGTTAAAGAAAATTAATGTTGATCTTCCTCCAGAAAATTGTTCAGATGGTTTAAGCGCTATGACTATCGCATGGAAATATTATAACGATGTATCTAACAGAAATGAAGAAGAAATGAAAGACGTGATATATTATAATTCTCTAGATTGTCAATATGTTGAAGAACTCTTGAATTTTGCAAGAAATTTTCTATAAAATATATCTCACTTATGATTCGTAGTATTTTAGAATTTGTAATAAATCCAAATCTAATAGATTTATATCTATTCGATTTTTATAATCTTTATATAATTTTCTTACTGTTGGCAAACGTACAATATAATTATCATCTTCAAAATAAAATATAGGAATATTATTATAAGTCAAATTACTTGTTTTAGAAATACGCACAGTATTTTTTTCAGTGTCAAAACAAGAAACACACATATCACACCTAATTATTTCAAAATAATTTTCGTTATTTATACATGTGATTTCTTTTATATCTTTTACATATCCTTTTTTCCATAAAAATTTTGTATCAAGACATTTTGAACATTTTATTCCTAACTCTGAAATTTTTTGATTAAATTCAGAACACATTGTATTTTATATATTAATTTTATTCATAATATCTATTTGTTTATCTGAAATCAGACAATTATTATTTATTTTTCCATAAACTATTTTAATCGGTTTACTCGCATCTTTCCAAAAAACAAATTGAATTTTAAAATATTTTAGACGATTCATTTTTTTCAAGTATGATTCTATTGTTTTTTTCCAAAACTTATTATTATCTTTTTTAATATTACAAACAGGATAATCTAATCCGTACTTATCTTCTATATAATTCTTATATTTTTCAAAATTTTTAAGGATCTTCTCCTTTTTTTCTTTCATGAAACTTTTCTTTATTGTTATAATATATAATCCCTCTATTGTACTAACTATATGAAAAACTCCATATCCTGATGCATATATATGAAGAGTTGTAAAGTAATCATCTGCGCTTGGAAATGCCATACAAACATTATGTTTTATATAAGCATCTAGAGGATGTGTATGAAAAGAACCAATTGTATCTCGATGATTAGCTGATTCCAATTCTCCTGTATCAATTGATTCATTATCGATTCTAACTTCAATCATGTTATCTCCTATTGGACATAAATTAAATATTCCTGATATTTCTTTTTGATTTGTCTTACCATTATTTGATTTAAATTTATGAATTTTTGTATAATAATCTAAAGTCTTTATTGTTTCATCTGTTAAAATTATATAATTTGTACATAATCCTTTTTTAGAAATTTTATAATTATTTAGAGTAAATCTTATTTCATTCATAAATTTATCGAATCCCTCTTTTTTCTTTGAGTCTTCTTTCGACAAAAGTAAATAAGGATTCTTTAAGTGCTTATGTTTATTTACAATTGGTATTTTATAGTTATTATTAAAAGCAAATTGTAAATCATCCAAAAAGTCTTTATTTTTTGGATCCAATACTAATATCTTATCTTCATTCATTTTATTATTTTATTATAATAATTATAATAAAATTAATACTATACTACAAGAGTTATACGAGGAGAAAATATTTCATTTAATTGATTCATAACTTTTGAATAATTCTCTCTGTATTTGTATAATTTTTTGAATAGATCATCTTTTGTATAGACAGCTCTTATTACTTCGTCCATCGGATTAATCATAAGTTTCATGTAGTATAACTGATCAATAGTTAAATATTTTATATTTTCTTTAAAGTAGTCAAGATCTTCAATTTTTTCAAAAAGTTTATCTTTTTTACTTTCGCTTTCAATAACTACATATGCTAGACGTTCTCCAGCGGAAACAAAATTTCCTCTCCTCCTCATTTTCTGAGCAAGTTGCATCTGACTTGGTAAACATTTATTCATATATTCCATAACAATTTGATATTCTAATTGATTATTCATCTTATGTTCATCAATTTCTTCTTCATTGTTATCAATGATATCTTTAAAGATTTGTTTTACAACGTTTAGATTAGCATCAAGATCTAATAGCTTAAGATCAGATAAACGTTTTTGAAGTTTTTTCTCATCATCTGGAAGAGGTTTTATTTTATAATCTTTTATGTCTCCAATAGATTTAGAAATCGATAAATCTTTAGAAGTCAATGAATTTACATTTATTCTATTTTTTTCATCACCCAAAATAGGATTATATAGTCGACTTAACTGTTCATTAATAATATGCAAAACATTATCAAAACTTTCCTTATAAAATGTTTTCATGATAACTTTAGAATAAAAGTCTCTACTAAAAGCTGAATTATCACGTCTGCTAAGCAACACTCCTCTCTTTTCTATCTTATCTTTTACTTTACCATTTACATCACATTTCAAAGCCATGTATCTCTTCTTACTAAGAATTAGATAACGCCAATAAATGGCTTCTTCATATGCAAACTTCATCGGTCTAGGAAATAATCCAGATGTTTCTTCTTCAACCTTTCTACAAAATACATCCAATTCTTTTGCATCTTTCTCTGTTGTAAACTGGGGGAAAGAGATATAACACGAGTCCGTGTCTCCATAGATCAATTTTGCCCCGTAATTTTCGACTAAAAATTTAGAGGCTTTCTCGATTGATTGACGACCTCTAGCGGTTGTACACATAGCTCCTGGCAAAAATGGTAAATAACCACGTTTTACGCCCATTCCGCCATACATTGAGTTACATGAGACTTTATAGGCTAATTGTCGTTTATCAAAAATAGTGATCATTCTTTCTACTTCTTCCTTTTCTTTTTCGTCTTTAATATCATCAACTATTTCTTTTAGTCTTTCCATTTCTTTTTTTGCTTTTTTACGAGCATCAATAAGAGAAACAAGAAGTGTAGGAAGAACACCCATAGGTTCTTTAAGAAAACGAAAACGATTTTTTTTACAAATTACAATCTTTTTCGTCTTTACAATTTTTGCATCTGGACATGTACAATTAAAATGATCTTCCCATTCAAATATATGACACTTTTCATCTGGAATTTTTTCATCTAAAACTAGTGTAGAATAGTCAATATTATAAGCAATAATTGTAGAAGGATATAGACTTGAAAAATCAAATGAGACAACCATATCATATAAACCAGGAACAGGTGTAAATACATAAGCACCTGTAAAATGATCATTTTCATTCACAATAAAAGAATCTTTATCAATTACAATATTATCTCCCATACATTTCTTATAAACTTGTGAAAAAATTTTAATCTGTTGTCCCTGTGTAAAAAGTGTAAAGATAGGTGTATTACATGTATTAGACATTTCTGTTAGACCAATCCAAATCTGAAGTTTTTCAAAAAGTTTTACCACAAGCTCAGAATCTTTAACACAGTATTTTGCAACAACGCTAAGACTCTCAGGAGTAAACATACGATAACACTTAAAAATACCCTTATGAGTTAATGGATCTTTTGTTTGTCCCAAAAACGTGTCTGAAACTGTTTTCAGCTTATAGTTTTCTAATTTATAATCACGTTGAATAATTGGAAGCATATCAATCCAAAGTCTTCCTGGAGCATCTAGATATGTAAAATTCTGATTTTTAAATGCTGAACTACTCCACTCAATCTTAACTTCTTTAGAATGTAAACCCTTAATAAAAGATACCTGGTCAAACATTGATGTAATAGCGTTTAACTTTGATCGATTATAAATATACGGCAAATCAAAACCAAAAATATTATATCCACATAAAATTTGAGGATTAATCTCATTAATAATTTCATTAAATCCCATTAATAGATCTGACTCATTATCAAAAAGTCTAATCTCTACATCTTCACCTACTTTTTCTGAAATTAGATCAATATTCTCCCCCTTTTTATTTTTTCCCAAAGATAAAATAAACTTCTGATAACTAATTTCTTTATCTCCATTTCTACATACAACACAAGATATTTGAAAAATCTTATCTTCAGATAAATGTACTTGAGGAGCAACATTTGGATTACTTGAATTTACTTCAATATCAAAACCCATAATTAGAGGAGATGCTACGGTATCTTTCTTAATAGGAAGGAAATTCTTCCAACTTGCTGTATATTCATGTGTACATGAACTTAATTTATCATCATCATTTGTGATCTTATTTCCAATGAATTTAAACCAACCAGCTGGCTTTAAATCTTTCATGCACATAAATTGTAAGATAGCATTTGCATCACTTTCATGTGTTTTTAAATTAATTTTTCCAAAACCTCCCACAACTAGTGGATTTCTCATCTTATAACTAAATTGTTTCAAATCAGAAGAACTTTTAAAAAAACACTTAAGAAATGCGTATTCTTTGTCTTTGTATTGTTGTTTTTCGTCAATTACTTTATTAGCATAATAAAGTTTTTTCTTCAACTCAAATTTTTTTTCAACTGGTTTAAATTTATCACATACCTCATCAATTTTTGTAGAAATTGCTTGTACTTTTGATTTCGCTTCTCCCCAATTTAATTGTTGAATATAAGGAAGTTCTAAATATAAATAAGGTTTAAAATCATTTATCAAAATGAACACACTTTCGTTATGTGCGTTTAATCCAAAAATTCTAATGAATATACGTCCATATTCTTCATACGTGTTCCAGCTATAAGGAAATACTTCCATTTTAATCGTTAACTTATAACTTTTATTAAATTGTTACTCATTAAGTCATAAAATTCATTTTTATAATTTATAAGTTAACGAAAAAAAATAAAAAATAAAAATAATGGTTTAAAGAAAAATGTCGCAACCCAATGCAATTACTTTACAACAAGTTGCTCAAAAAGGTAATGAGCTAAACTTTTATTCTCAATTTAGAACAAGACAACCTTTGAATACATGCAAAACTAAAGTTATCGGTGTAGGAACTTCATGGGGAGGTTTTGGATCACTATATGCAGTTAAATCACAAGTAAGACAAGGTGTTAGTCTACCATGTATCTCTACTTCTACTAAACGTGTATTAACTAGCAATATCAGTACTAACCCAGCCGCTAACGGTGAACAATTTTTGGGCTTTGGCTATATTCAGACCGCTCAAGATGGAAATATCTACGTATAAAATATTATAATACAAATAAATTATATAAAAAAATATATAATTTACTGCTCATTTTTCTGTCTTAACATTTTAGGATTAACATAACTATTCTTTGTAGATACAGCATAATTATCACAACACTCTGTATTAAATACAATCATTCCTTTGTATGGAATATCTCCTCTATTAAAATCAGATCTCATAGGTGAAGCTGCAAAATAAGGAGCATAAATACCTCTACCATATGTAGGTGGTCCATGACTTCTGTATTGGTATAAATTTGAAAAGTTTCTTGGATTTGTTTGTGTTCTTTCCATTTTATTAAATAAAAAAAAATGAGTCTTATAAAATTTGTTTATTATATTATTAATAATATAATAAAAATTTATATATAGTCAATTATATTTAAGGTTTACGATTCTGTGTACGACGAACAGGTGCTTTTGGTTGTGTCTGAGATTGTGTTGGTTGAGAAGATTGGGAAGACATAAGAGACTGTTGAGGCTTATCATCATCTGATTCTGAATCACCATTCAATGAACCTGAATCATCATCTACATGAGATTGGGAAGGCTGAGAGGACTGAGAAGGTTGTGTAGATTTTTCTTCTGACTTTTCATCAAATACTACATTAGGATTGCTAGCCATACTTTGTAGAAATCGACGAGGAGCTGAATCAATTAGTTTTACCTTTGCTTCATATACCTTAACCTGGAGACTGATACGACTACCAATAAAAACACCCTCAAATTTAATAGCAGCTGTAGCATAACAACGCTTTCCCAATAGAGACAATGGATCAAGATCATTACCATTCTCATCACAAAATGGAGTAGTAATAGAATTATTCTTCTTATTCTGCATCACCTTTGCATACAGAGTTGGACCAGTACCCTCAACAATCTTACCCTTGTCCTTCTTGTAGTAAAGTGGATTGAGCTTCTTCAAATCAGCTGGCTCAAGCTCATACTTTTCAATATCATCCTTATGATCTAGCAAATATTTCTTAACATGTTCTACCACAGCATTAAAGGTTTCAACCCATTTCTTTTGTTCATCAGAAGCGTTATCCTTGCTATATAGACACAGAGATAGAGAATAACCATCTGTCTTCATAGATTGAGGATTGACATTTTCTGACAAACCAAATGAATAGACCTGCAAAGTAGGAATAACAAGTTCTCCAAGAGTTCCATCTGGATTACGAGTACCAATTGCAATTCGCTTAAATTTTACAGTGTCATTTAGGATAGAACCATCAACAGGCTTGCGAAAGCGCATGTTGTTTACATCATAGCCAAAGGCCGAAGTTAGTTGAGTGTTATCGAAAGACATTTTGAGTTAAGTTTTGAGTGATTGATTTTATTAATTGTTTTCTTCTTTAGATATTAATTTTAAAAAAAATCAATTTTATTTTTGGGGGGAAAATTTTATCTTATATCTTAGATAAGATATAAGAGATATAAGAGATAAATAAATTATATTACTGAGATGTTGACAAATATCGTTTAATAAGAATATATAGGATATGAGAATATTTATCTTGGTTTAAAACTCCAATTACATGATTTAAAGTAACTCTATTTGATCGATTAGAAATATGCCATCCATGACATTCTTGTACGACTTTGTATTCCTCTTTAGATACAACAACAAAATTCTTATTAACAAAACGAGAAATATAGGCATTATGAATATTTTTTGCAATTTTGATAATAATATTTTCATATAGAATGAATGTTGAAATATGTTCTGGATAAATCTCATAAATCAATTTTGAGTAAACAGGGTTTGATCTGACTTGTAGATATCGATAAAATAGATTTGGTTCATTACCTCGTACTTGAGAATACAATTGGTATTTTGGATTTACAATTTTGAATTGATTTGGATATTTTGATTCTGAATCAGATGATAAAAATGCAATTACTCCTTGTTGTTTTGTGTGATCACAATTATCTACATAAGAAAATACTTCTTCCCAATTATTGAATTCCAATTTTTTTTGAGTAGGAAAATCTAGAGGATGAGGACAACTCAAACTAAAATTTTTACCATCTACCATACATCCTACGAAATATGATCGATTAGTTTCTGTTGGATTTGATACAATTTTTGTTTCACTATTTGTTCTAATAAGAAAGAAATAAACGTGATTTGTATCTAGGCATCCAGTAAGATGTTCGATAGAAGTCCAACCGTGATCTTTAATATAATCAACAAAAAATTCTCCAAATGATTTGGTGGATCCCCATCTACTATTAAAAGCGTTTAATTTTCGATGGGTTGAAACATACCATTTATCATGAAAAAAAAGACGGATTAATGTTCCTTCTTCAGAAGGAAAAAAATTATAAGATGAAAAAGGAAGAGATAGAGATGAAAAATATGACATGTCTGTCGTGTATTCTGGCGTAAATCCTAAAGAGCTAAATAACAGATTATCTTCATTAAATACAAGTCCTCTACATTGTTTTAGTTCTGCAGGGCTATTGTTATCACAATATGTATAAGAATAGATTTGAAGATTGCCGTCATCATCTGTCTTTTCAACATCTTTTAATTGTGAAATAGAAGTAGGAAGGGATGAAATAGAATTAACCAAAGACATTTTTATATTAGGTATAAATCTTTATATTATAAATTTTATTTATGTTATAAATAAAATACTATCAGTAAAATGAGTAAAAACGATATATTATATTTATACGACACTGAGCAAGTACCTTTTGGAAAATTATCACCTTTATATAGAACAAAACTAGATGTTCTAGGCGTAGAAACATCTAACGTAATTTCTTATTGTTATGCAGGTTTATTGAAAAAGGGTGGTATAAGAAATTACATACTTAATGAATCTGGTAAAGATGCGATGGATCAATCAATGAGATATTTTAGGGAAGAAAAAGATAATATATATAATAATTCATTACATGATGCATTGCTAGAAAGAGTAAGACAAGATCCTGTTGCTAAAAAACAGCTTATAGATTCTGGAAATTCTATTATTATTTATCAATCATCAAATCTCTATTTGGGAGTAAATGAAAAATCACAAGGTCAGAATAAAGTTGGTAATATTTTGATGAATATAAGAAATAGTTTTATAAAAGATGATATTGAAAAACAAAAAATATTAAGGGAAAAAGAAATAGAAAATCTTAAATACAATATTAGTATTGTCTATAATACTCTAGAAGATAGAATTACACGAGGTATAGACGATCTTAGCTCTTATATAGGAAAGAATGCAAATGAGATAATTGAAATGTTAAATTTACCAAGATTTAAAGGAGAATTTAAAGGAGATCTTGACGATCATATCTCTGAATATATTCTAAAGAGCGATAAAATCGCAGAAGATTTAAGAAAAATACATGCTGAAGAATACAATGAATCTGTTTTGAAAATTTCTAAAAAAGATCTTTTATACGATTATTTAATTAACCAGGCCATAAAATCTTTTCCACCAGATTACGATGATTTATATAATAGATGGAAAGAAATCAAAAAAAATAGATATGATATGGAAGAATACAAAAATATGTACGAAAAAATAAAACCGATAACAGGAGATATAAATAATTTAATAAAAGATTTAGATGAAAAAGGCGCATTGATTGAATTAGAAGATAGAATTTATTTTCTATATGAGAAAGGATTTTTACCTAATTTATCTATTGATAATATAGTATTTTTACCAATAGAGAAGATTAATGAGACAGATTATAAAAAATATTTAGATTCTAATAGAGCCCTTATTGAAGAACTTAAGAAATTTAAAGAAGATAAAGATAAACTAGCTCAAAAACAAAAAGATGAATATAAAGAATCAATAAAACAAAAAATACGAAAATGGAAAGAAAATCAACGATACTTGGCAAAATTGGAAAACTACTATCTATCTAAAGCATTACAAGAATATGAAGAATATGAGCAAGATGAGCAAGATGAGCAAGATGAAGAAAATATCAGAAAACTAAATTCTTTTCAAAAAATACATGAATATTATCAGGATAAATATCCTGAAATTTATGAAAAACTTTCTCAGACATCTAGAAGAATAAAAGATGAAATAACTCTTCAAAATTTATTAAAAGAGTATTCAGAAATGATTCCAAAAACACCTGTTTATTGGAAAGACGGTGTTTTAGTAAAACAAAATGTTGATATTCAAGATATTGATATTCAAGATAAAATATTTTCTAAATATTTTGCGAAAATAACTCGTAAATCTGCCTTTTCATTATTTGTTAAGGAAAAATATCCAGAAATAGAAAAGAAAAATCCAAGTATGAAAAGATCTGAAATAATATCAAAACTAAATCAGTTATGGAACTCTGAAATGACTGATAGACAAAAAAAGAAATATAAAGATAAAGAAGAAAAAGTTAAGGCAGAAATACCTGAATATATTCAAAAAATATTAAAGGAAGAAAATAAAGAACCCCCTATGCAACAAACACAACAACAATCTTTTTTTAGATTTGATGATACAAGTCCTTTATCTCCTTCTTATATAAGCATGATTACAATACAAAAATTAATATTTCCTAATCCATTTTATTATATATATTTCAAATTAGTATTAAGTGTAATTGAAACTATACTAAAAGAACATGGAGAAAAACTTAATCCTGTATCCGTATCTCATAATTTACTTTTGTTTTCCCCAGATCTTCCTTCTAGAAACTTGGAAAATTTCAGACCATTTAATCAAATTTCTGAATTATATACAAACCTCGAGAATCAATTTATCGAAATTACACTAAAAAATAGAGCTGTTAAAGTTTTAGAAGAAAAATTCAATCTAACTAAAAATCCTAAATTAGCTAAGTTATTAATTGCTTCTAATCCTAAAACTCTGGTATATAATGATAAGATAGATTTGTATCTTGGTTCTGGACCAATTTTAAAAGATTCCTATCAAGGTAAAAACATTATTGGAAAGATAATGACCAATATTAGAAAGAACTTATCTGAAGAATATGGAACAGAAGTAATTATAGAAGAAATAAGAGACTTTACAGAAGAAGAGGAACAACGTGAAATAGTTCAAAGAGAAAAGAAAGACGTTGAATTAACAGATTTTTCATACGACAAGATGAAAGAATATTTATATATTTTTATGGTATATGTTACATATATTAAAGAATCAAAATCAATCGAACTACAGGATGTTAAATTTGTCATGGAAGTTTTATATCATAATTTATACAACAAAGCTTTTGAAAATCTAAAAATTCCAAAAATTACGTATAAATTTAAAGATGAAGCAGAATCGTTCTTATCAAAATATAATTATTCTATATCAACAGAAGGTTTGAACAAGTTATGGAACTATATATACATTATAAATAAATTGATGAAAGTCGATTTAGAAGATAAAAATCTTGATCCATTTGGACTAACTAAAATTGAATCATTATCTGAACCTATATCATATGAAAATATAAGCCAATATATTTCAAACATTGAATATGAAATAAAAGATTGGATTATTAGTTCAATTAAAAATAGCCTCACAAATAATGATAAAATATGTGTTAGTATAGGATTAACATATAGAAAAGATGATAGAGACGAAAAAGCAACAAACATCATGAAAACAAACTGCAAATTTATAGATAAAGATTATAACGATAAAACCATTGAAGTATTATATCTTTCTCTCACCAAAGAATTGTTAAATAAAATCAAGGATAATGTTTACTATAAAGAAAGTGTTATTGATATCTATACACCAACTATATCCATACTCCGAAAAAATTATGTATCAGAAAGAATAAAAGACTGTACTAAATATACAGATAATCAAGTTCATAACTGTATACTAGAATCATATATCGATATTATAGGTAATCTTAGAAAACAAAATATTACAGAAATAACACCAAATGTTTTAAATTTTGCAACCAGTCTATTATCTGTTTCTGGAAATCTAAATTCATTTACTAATCCATATCTTATACAAAATATAAAAAACCAAAAATTTGTTGTTATGTTTCATACAAACTTAAAAGAACAATTTAAAGAAAATCAAGAAAATTCTAAATTTAAAAATATTATAAGTAGCGCATTAAATAACATGCCTTTTGTTGAAAAATCTATGGGTAAATATACTTTCAATTCGGTCTCAACATATGGAGTAAATAAAGACAGTAAAGAAGAGTATCAATATATCGATTTATATGTACCAGTAATTAGTATTGAAAATAACAATGAATTTCAAATAGCATTGAATATTAATATAATTACAACAGACGATACTCAATATAATAAGAAATACACAATCAAAGGATCTGATAGTGAAATCATTAGCGTAGAAGAAACAGGAGAAGAATCGCCAAAAATAACATTTAATGTAAAAGGGACTCGTTTATATCTCACTCTAGATAATAGAATGATTGAATCAATTAATATTGTATACAAAATGGTATTAAAAGTCAAAAATATCAATATTTTATCAAAAATTATTTCTTTATCTTCTTCTATAGATAAATTTGCAAGAGTTCTATCATTTTTACCATCTCGCCAAAATTTATTTAAAGATATTGAAGAAGAACTCGAGGAAGAAGAATTAAAACGACAAAGAAATAAATATAAAAAGAGAAAAGTCGAGGAAGAAGACGAAGGAGATGAGGAAAGAGATGAGGAAGAAGATGAGGAAGAAGATGAGGGAGAAGAAGGATATGAAGGAGGATCTTATAGTAATGATGAAGAAGAGGAGGGTGATCAGGGTGATGAGGGTGATGATGAAGAATACTATGATAATGAATGATAATGAATGATAATGAATGATATGATAATATATAATTATTTATTAGTAATATAATAAATAATAAAGATGATATCAGTTATTGTTAATGGAAAGAATGTTGAATTATTTAATAATGATACGGATAAAACATTTTTAGAGAGAGTTGCATCTAACTTTAGAATTCATCCTAATTTTTTTAAGCAAGATATAAATATTAAAGAGCTAAAAAATGAAGATGATATAAAAATAAATACACTTATAGGAGATATTCAAAATTATAAGTATAAAAGTAATCTTACGGATAATGTAAATTTTATAAAATATCTTATTGATAATTATCAAAAAGTTGATAAGGATGATGTAGTAAAGTTATTTCTTTCAGTAAATAATTTTTTTAGTAAACCTGTTGATGATATATTTGATATGTCAGAGCTGATCCCTTTAACAGAAAAATTAAAAGAAAATGGTATAATAATTGATACATCTAAATTTCTAAAAAAAGAGGAAGACTATAAATCTGAAAAAGATATATTCATGGAAAAAATGAAAGAAAGTATAAATAGAATAAATGAAGAATCTCGTAAATTTACATCTTTAAATAAAAAATTATTAAGCATTAAATCAGTTGTAAAAAATGTCAAAGATCTTGAAATTAAGAAAGACGACTGTGATTTAAAATTAACTACAAATATAAAAGAATCAGAATACTCATTATCTAGTGTTTTTTCTAATATAATATGTAAAGAAAATACTCCATTTTTATCGTATGATAATATATATAAAATATATCAAGATTTAGATATTAAAATACCAGATGATTGGTCTATTTCTTTTTCAAATTTTATGATATTAAAAGTTCATATTGATAACGAAAAATATGCTGATTGTAATTTTTATTTTGAAAATAATTTACTTATTATTATGGTTGAATTACACTACAAAGATTTTGATAATTTATCGGAAGAAATGGTAAGGGAAATAGTAAAAACAAATATATCATTTTCATTGTCCAATTTTGATAATTTTTCAATAATATCAGAATTGGAAACTAACATTAACGAAACCGTAATTATTGAAAATCAAACATTTAATATTTATGTTTTAAGTGATATTGTTATGAACAATAATATATTTTCAAATGTATTAACAGTAAATGAAAGTGTACAAACAACAAAGAAAAAATCAGGTTTATATCTTCATTATTTTATAGAAAATTCAAAAGGAACTTGTAATATAACAACAGCTGAAGATATATCTACAATTCCAGTAAAAAATGTAGTAAGATTAAGAATTAAGAAAGCTTTAAATCAAGATATTGCTAATAATTTTATTATTTTAATAGGAAAATTATTAGCCGTATACAATAACGATGATAAAAGTATCATTTCTTTCTATAAAAAATATATACCATCTTTTCCAAAAGAAAAAGCAAAAAAAGATATATTAGAAATACCTAAATTAACTCTTCAAAAACAGGTTCCAGATCTATTCATAAGTGGATATCCATATAAGTGTCAATATCCTCCTGTCATAGTAAGCGATGAAGAGGCCAAAGAATATACAGAAGAAAGAGTAATGAAATATCCAATAAAAGGTGAAGGAAAACCTCATAACTACGTATGTAAAGATGAACAAAAGAATGAATTCGTCTATATTGGTTTACGTGAAAACAGTCTAAAAAATAGAGAAAAATATAAATATATACCATGCTGTTTTAAGTCTGATCAAACACAGAGAAAGGGGACTTATTTGGAATATTTTAAAGGAGAAATAATAGAAAAAGGTCCTCAACAAAATATTATCATAACCAATAAATTAGTAAGACCAGATGAATATGGAATTCTTCCTCAAAATATTAATAAATTACTTACTTCAATTGATAATTCCTATTCCTACCTTAGAAAAGGAGTAAGTCCTACAAGCATCTCATTTCTAGATTGTGTTTTAGAGGCAGTTTTAGATATTACAGATTATTCAGCAATGCCCTTAAAATCTAAAGAACGTATCTTATACGAACATTTTAATAAATTGAAGGAATATAACTATTTAGCAGTAGCATCTCAAGAAAATCCAGGACAAAATGAAAATCAATTGAAAAAATCATTTGAATATTTGGATAAAAAATATAATTATATGAATCCATCAAGATGGATAAAATTATTAGAAACTGTTTATAAATGTAAAATTATAATTGTATCAAGAGATAAAAATGAGAGATCTGGTATTATTACTATACCAAATCATGACTTATTCTATCTATATGAAAAATATAAATCGGAACAAAAGGTTGTCATGATATATGAACATTTTGGTACAGAGGTAAACATGAAATATCCTAGATGTGAACTTATAATAAAATGGGATAGGGAATTATCATTAATGGAGGGAACAAGCAATTACTTTTTTGGAGGTTTAGCAAGAAATTTATATAGTTTTTACACTTCTTTAATTTCACAAAATTCTTATTCTATTTTTAACAAAAAACTAACCAATATCAACTCATTTGATCTTCAAGAATTGAGATTGTTAAAACCTTCATATCAAATCATAGATAATTATGGAAAGGCTAGAGGCGTTGTAATTAATAATTTCATATTACTTTCTGATCCTTTTCCTCCAATAAAAGCAAAATATCTAGAAAAAGATAAAATATACAAAGAAAATGATCTTAATTCGATTATCGAATTTTTTAATTCTAATAATATACAAATCCAATCTCAAATTATAGTAAATGATATAATCAAAGAAATAAACGTACTTATCAGTGGAATAGTATTTACCGCAAAAATAGGAAATTCAAATAAATATATAGAAGATATTAAATATGAAATTATAGAAAAATATCCTTCTATAAATAAGAACATACAAAATAATATTAATTTCAAAAGATTGTCTTTCATTATCTCAGAATATTTTGTCTACTATTATTCTCATTATATAAATAATATCGATAAAAAATCATCTTTAAATACGATTAAAGATTTTATAAAAACTAAGGTAAATATAACAAATAATCCCAATCAATCTAAAAATTATATTATTCCAAATGTACCATCTATATCAATAGATATACTCAATAACAACAAATTTGTCATAGACAATAAATTTATAGTAGAAAATCAAGAAATTTTAAAAAGACTTATATATACTCTACATGTAAAACTTGAAACTAATTATAATAATGTATTAAATTACCATAAAAATAGCGAAATATATGGTTTTTATAGAGAAACATCTCATTTCTCTGAAAATATGTGCAATATTATCGTCAAAGACATAAACGATTTACAAAAAGTTGATAATGTTGTCTATGATAAAATCCAAACAGATAAGCTTAAATTTTTTATGCATAATAAACTATTATTTAATGATAATCCTTTACTTCTTTTAAATACAGAAACGAAAGAAGAAGCCTTTACCATATCATCCAATTGGATAAAATATAATAAAATAACAGACTATGATGATCCAGAACCTCTAGAAAATAAAAAATTATATCTTTATCATTCAAATGTCGACATAAAACTTAATAAAGTTATTAAAGATAAAAATGAACCATTTTCATATGCATTGAAATATAAAAAAGATGATCAAGATGTATTACTATCATTGGCACCCCTCTAACAATCTGATAAAATTGAAAAAAACATAAAGACTTGATTCATAAATAAAAACAATGAGGTTTTTATTTATTGGAGACGTTCATATCAAAAACGATAATTCTGAAGAAATCGATATTCTCCTAAATGAAATCGAACGAATATTTTCACAACAAAAATACGACTATATTATTGTTGGAGGAGATGTTATGCATTATCATGAAAGATTATTTACACAATGTCTTAACAAGTCTTTATTTTTTTTAAATAAACTATCTCAGAAAGCATACACATATGTTCTAGTAGGAAATCATGACTATATAAATAACTCTGAATTTCTTTCAGAAAATCATTGGATGAACACTTTAAAAACATGGAATAATTTAAAAATTGTAGACAATGTTATCGAAGAAAAAGATTTTATACTATGTCCTTATGTATACCCAGGAAGATTCATAGAAGCATTAGAAACAAAAACAAAAGAATGGAACACTAAAAAAATAATTTTTGCTCATCAAGAATTTAAAGGATGTAAAATGGGAGCAATTATTTCAATTGAAGGAGATGAATGGAATGAATCATATCCACATGTTATTTCTGGACATATACACGACAATCAAAAAGTAGGTAATAACATATATTATCCAGGAACACCTCTACAACACTCATTTGGAGATAGTGATAAAAGAATTTTATGCGATATTTTAATTGATGACGACGAAAAACAACCAAAAATTAAAGATATTGATCTAAATGTGCCAAAAAAACGTATAATTAAGACAAATCTGTCAAATATATCAAATATCTCAAATCTCTGTAAAAATCAAACTGATAAAATAAAAATTAAACTTGATGTAAGCAACGAAGAATTTAAACTATTTAAAGAAACTAAAGACTACAAAGAACTAATTAATAAAGGTATTAAAATACAAATAAACAAGAAAAAAATTGAATCAACATCTTCTCATTATGAATCCACTCAAGACAATGAAAATAATTTCACATTTATATTGGAAAAAATGATAGAAAATGATGAACCATTGGTTAAAACTTTATATGAAGAGATTGTATTAAATAAAATTTTAATTCCTCTATAATGATAAAATGGCTGGTAATAAATATACGAAAATAGAAGATTTAATGGATCTCACCGATTTTTTTGATGAACCAAAAAATGGAATGGGAAAAGGTCCAAATAGTATGGATGGAATGCCACCTAACAATAACATGCCATTTGAACAAAAAATGGTAGAAGAAAATATGGAAAGACAATCAAAACTAAATCCTCTACACAGAAAAATGAAAAATAATGTTGACATGGCAAAAGCAATGAGAGGAGGTAATATAGGAAATACCGGAAGTATCTATCCATCAAATCCTAATATGAATTTCCCTCCAGAAAACACAAATCCTTCCTATACTTCTTATAATTACCAAAATAATCCTAAAGACGCTCAATACTATAAATACGGACCAAAAGCATACTTCTTAAATAATCCAGGACATAATAGCTATAATAATCTTAACTCTTCACAAGATGTAAGCTTTGAAGGGTTTGAATATAACCACATGAATAATCATTTGAATAATCACATGAATAGAAATATAAACTGTATTGAAATAGCAAACCATATTAAATCATGCCCAATCTGTTCAAAGTTTTATGAAAACGATAAAACAATATATGTTATCGCAATTATCATACTAGTAATCATATGTATCATACTAATAAAAAAGGTTCTAGAAAATTATGAAAAATAAAAATATCCAATATTTATAAGATATGTCTTATGATTCAATAATTTTATCAGGAGGAGGTACAAAAGGTTTCTGTACATTAGGAGCTCTTCAATACATATATGATAATAATCTATTATCAAATAAAGTTAATCATTATATAGGTACAAGCGTAGGATCTATTATTTCCTATCTATTAGCTATCGGATTCACACCAATAGAAATTGTAGTATATATCTGCTCTAATAATGTTTTTGAAAATCTACTAACTAACTTCTCTCAACTATCAAATCTCTGGTCTGGAATTTATGATTATTCATCTATAACAAAACATTGTGAAAATATGACATTAACTAAACTAGACTATATACCAACTCTAAAACAACTCAAAGATAACTTTGATAAAGAACTCATCATATGTTCTTATAATCTTACAAAACATAAGAGAGAATATATATCATATCTAAATTATCCAGATTTATCATGTCTGCAAGCAATAAGAATGTCTAGCAGTATCCCTTTTATATTTAACGAATGTATCAATAATAGTGATGAATATATAGACGGTGGAGTTATAGATAATTATCCCATTAATATACTAAAATCAGAAAAATTTAAAAATACCAATTCCATAGGAATTAATCTAGATGACTTTAAAAATTCAGATTTAGAGGAAGAAAACAATACAAATTACGGAAAAATATTAAAACTTATAAATAAAATGTATAATATAATCATGATACCTACAAAAGAAAATAAAGAATATAATATAGAAATAGACACTATAACAATCAATACTAGCATAAAATTTTATAATTTTTCAATATCTCATACAAAAAAACTTGAACTCTTTTCATACGGATATAACTGTGCAAAACACTATTTTGATAATAAAATACTTATGGACACTCTACCATTAAGAAATTTATAAAAGTTCAAATACTTTTATAAATCACCTCTAATTTTATTTTTTTTAACTTTAAATTATATATTTAAAGCTCTTCAGGTAAAGTAAAAGATGTCTAAAAAACCAAGTATACAAGTAGTCAAAATAAATACTGAAAGACCCTCCTTTCGTCCAAAAAATTTTCCAAGAATGCCTATTTTATATCTAGAACTTTTAGAAAATAAAGATAAAATAAACCCAAAACTAGTAAATCAAGAGTATATTCCTAAAAATCTTCCATCACTACCTGTCATAAAAGAAGAAGAGGAACTAAAAGAATCTTTTCAAAATTCAAAATATCAATCATCACCTCCACCAAAATTAAAAGACCCTTCACCTTCTCCAACTCCTTCTTCTAAACCTTCACCCTCTCCTTCACCATCATCAACAAAATCTTCTAAACCTTCACCCTCTCCCTCACCATCCCCCTCCTCCTCATCATCATCTTCAACAAGATCAAATATATCACGATCAAAAAATGACGATGATGACTTATCAAGTAGAATGAAAGAACTATTAACTTCAGACCGTAATAATAAGTATTCTAAAAAAGATCGAGATGATCGTGATGATCGTAATGACCGTAATGATCGTAATGACCGTCATGACCGTCATGACCGTAATGACCATAATGATCGTAATGACCGTAATGACCGTAATGACCGTAATGACCGTAATAACAGAGATAGACAAGTAGATGATGATGTTGTTATTCCTCCTAAACTTTCTGATATTGCAGGAGGAAACTATGCCCCAAAACGAGTTATAGAAGAAATAAGGGATACACAAGAAGATGAAGAAGATTTGAAAAGAGAAATGTTGTTTAAATTTCAATTACTGAAAAGATCATATAAGAATAATCCAAATATTGCAACAATACCTGATTTTACTATTCATAGTGATTATAAGACAATGGTAAATTCATATGAAATGGCTGTAAGACAATTACATGTGGATAGTAATATAGAAAACTATAAAAGCTATCTTATTACAGGTTTTTATATTATTGAATATTTATTAGGTTATTGGTTGAAATTTGATATGCAAGACTTTACTAAACAACAAATAATTAATATGAATAAATATGAACATCTCCTTATAGAACTTGGAGAAAAGACATATGTACCTGAAGGAAGCAAATGGCCTGTAGAAATTCGTTTGTTATTTACAATTGTAATTAATACTGCAATTTTTATTATAACAAAAATGGTAATGAAAAAAGTAGGAGGCAGTTTATTCGGAATGATGGAAGGTCTTGCAAAAACATCATCAGCCTCTCAACCTGAAACAGAACCAGTAAGACGTATGAGGGCTCCAAATATCAATTTAGATTCAATCTAAAATTGAATTTATAAAGTTATAATGTTTTAAAAATAAATTATAAAAATAAAATAATGAATATTCAAGTTGCAAGTGATCTTCATCTTGATCAATTATATAGTATAAATAAAACAAATAATTTTAACGGTATTATCAAACCATCATCAGATATACTCATATTAGCAGGAGATATATGTCATATTGAGTCTTTAGAATTTTTTAAAGATTTCTTTAATTACTTAGATCAAAACTTCAAATATATCATATATGTTCCAGGAAATCATGAGTTTTATACTAAAAAACCGCTAAAAATAAATGATCTTGAGAAAACTATTCAAGATTTTTTTAAAAAATATAAAAATTTTATCTATCTAAATAACAAATCAATTCTTCTTGAAGATATTCTAATATCAGGTAGTTGTTTATGGTGTAATCCAACTAACGATCCTCCACCATGGTTTCATATCAATGTAAAAAAAGAAGAAATTAAAGAAATGCACCAAGAAAGTATAAATTATTTGAAAAAAGTTTCATCTTTAAATATAGATAAACATATTATTATTACACACTATCCTCCTATTTATATTGAAAGCCAATCTAGAAAAGATAAATATAACGACTATTATCAAAATAAAAATATATCCCTATATTCTGACCCTAAATTTTGGATTTTTGGGCATACTCATAAAAACTTCTATCAAAAAATAGAAAATACCATCTATATTTCAAACCAGAGAAAAGATAAAACTTTTAGAAATACATTCACAATTAAAATATAACATTAACTATATCTATAAAATTGAAATATTATATTAAAAATATATTTTAATATAATTAATAAAATGTCTAAAGATCCATATACGAGAGAAAGTTTAAATGAGTTTTCAAGAGATTATTTACGACAATTAATTAGAGATAATAAAATAAACTGTGTACCTACACTATTAGACAAACATCAAGCAATTGAAGTTCTTTTATCATGTCAAAATGGAAAACTCGAGTGTCCAAACAAATTCAGTAAACTTCCAGATGAATATGATCAACAAGAAAATAATTGTAGTAAAAATACTAAACTTAAAGTTGACGAATCTAAACGATTAAAAGTTGTAAAAAAATCTAAAATTTCAGATGAATCTGACGACGAAGATTCAGGAGACGAAAAGGAAAAAAAGAAAAAGAAAAAGAAGGTATCATCTGACGACGAAGATTCAGGAGACGAAAAGGAAAAAAAGAAAAAGAAAAAGAAGGTATCATCTGACGACGAAGATTCAGGAGACGAAAAGGAAAAAAAGAAAAAGAAAAAGAAGGTATCATCTGACGACGAAGATTCGGGATACAAAAAGGAAAAGAAGAAAAAGAAAAAGAAGGTATCATCTGACCACGAAGATTCGGGAGACGAAAAGGAAAAGAAGAAAAAGAAAAAGAAGGTATCATCTGATGATGAAGAAGATTCTAGAGAAGAAAAGGAAAAGAAGAAAAAGAAAAAGAAGGTATCATCTGATGATGAAGAAGATTCTAGAGAAGAAAAGAAATCATTAGAACAAGAAATAAAATCATTTATATTAGGATTTGTCGATAAAAGCTCTGATCCAAAAGTATCTAATCTTAAAGAACATTTAGTAAAAAAATCAGTTCTTACTGAAGATCAATTTAACGAAAATAAAAAAGATATTGTTTCATTAGCTCAAAAATATGGAAAAGAACTAAAGGAACTAAGAAAACAAAAAGAAGAAGAAGAGGAGGAAGAAGAATTAAACATGGATATAGTAGAAAAAGAAATAAAGTCGTTTATATTAGGATTTGTCGATAAAAGCTCTGATCCAAAAGTATCTAATCTTAAAGAACATTTAGTAAAAAAATCAGTTCTTACTGAAGATCAATTTAACGAAAATAAAAAAGATATTGTTTCATTAGCTCAAAAATATGGAAAAGAACTAAAGGAACTAAGAAAACAAAAAGAAGAAGAAGAGGAGGAAGAAGAAGAATTAAACATGGATATGGTAGAACAAGAAATAAAGTCGTTTATATTAGGATTTAGATATAAAAATTCTGATCCAAAAGTAGCTAATCTTAAAGAACATTTAGTAAAAAAATCAGTTCTTACTGAAGATCAATTTAATCAAAATAAAAAAGATATTGTTTCATTAGCTCAAAAATATGGAAAAGAACTAAAGGAACTAAGAAAACAAAAAGAAAAATCTAGATCACCATCCATAATAAAATCATTAAAACAGCAATTATCTGAAAGTATATCTCCTGTTAGATCACCATCTCCTGTTAGAGCACCATCACCTGCTAGAGCACCTGTTAGATCACCATCTCCTGTTAGAGCACCATCACCTGCTAGAGCACCTGTTAGATCACCATCACCTGCTAGAGCACCTGTTAGATCACCATCTCCTGTTAGAGCACCATCACCTGTTAGAGCACCATCACCTGTTAAAGTACCATCACCTGTTAGAGCACCTGTTAGAGCACCATCACCTGTTAAAGTACCATCATCTGTTAGAGAACCAGAAGAGGTTTACGAGTCTGATGTTGATTCATTAATAGATGAAGACGAATTATTAAATGAAATGAAACAAATTGATAAATTTTCAAAGATATCTAAATCATTAAATGAATGTATAATGCAAACTCTCCTTAGAGTTTAAGTTATTATATTATTATAAATTTTAAATAATCATGTCAAATTATTTAAAATTAATTTTTATTGATATGTTCTTCAATGTATTCTATAAATAAACAATAGTCTATATTTTCAAACAGTGGAAGACAATTATCAGTTATGTATTCTTTAAAATCAACCGATATATCAAAGATTAAACTGTGAAGTTGTTCATCATAATCAATAAATTTTTCTCCGCTATCGAATGTATCAAATATATCGATATTTTGTTCTTCAATATTATCTTCTAATCCAGACATTTTTATTTAGTGGGTATTCCTTTTAATATTATTTTTGAACTATTATTATAAATAAATATACAAAAGTTATTAAAATCTATATATTTGTGTCTTATTTTCTTATTTCTTAAATTATTTATTAATATATTATACATTGATACTAAATTATTATAGTAATAATCATACCATTTATTAAAATGGTTTTCATTTTCAATATTTAAAAAATTTAAAGTGCTCATTTTTTATTTTTATATTATTATTAATTCTTTAACTCTTCATATTCATTACTTAACAATTTGTCAAGTTCATCATCATTATCTTCTTCTATAATTATACCATTTGATTTTTGTGTTTTTTGAGATGGTATTAATATCTCTAATTCAATCATATTTTTTCCCAATAATGATGACATTGGAATTCCTAATATATTTATATTATCATTATATGATGAAGATTCAGGAGAATTTGAAGGTACTTCTTGTATATTTGAAAAATTTGACAGGTTTGATTTAACGGATACAGGAGACCCATTTGATGAATTTGACTGAGGTTGGGTTTGAGGTTGAGTTTGAGGTTGGGTTTGAGTTTGAGTTTGGGTTTGAGTTTGAGGTTGGGTTTGAGTTTGAGGTTGGGTTTGGGTTTGAGTTTGAGGTTGAGTTTGAGGTTGAGTTTGAGTTTGAGTTTGAGGTTGAGGTTGAGGTTGAGGTTGAGGTTGAGGTTGAGGTTGAGGTTGAGGTTGATATGATTTGATAGAAACAGAATTAACCTTTTCAAGAAATTCGTTTTGTTGTTTTTTCAAAGATAATATATTATTTTCTACTACATGAGAAAACTCGTCCATTTTTTGGTTAATAATAAGTTTTTGTTGGGCAGTTAATGCTTCTAGTAGGTTGATTTTTTGGTTAATAAATTGTTGTTGATCCTGGATTGATGTATCAATTGTTTTTGCTTTTTTATCTATATTAGATTCCATGTCTTCAATTTTCTTTTCAGTATTCTTTAGTCTTTTATAAAAGTATAAAGATACAATTAGTGAAATAGATGTTATAAGAAATAGTAGAATGGTTTTAGTATCAAATGAAAACATACTGAATAAAGATAGTGGGTTTGAAGATGTGGAAGATGGTGTGGAATATGTGGAAGATATGGAAGATGTTTTTAAATCCAATGATGTATGAGGTGTATTATGTGTATGAGGTGTATCAGAGTTAGATGTATTATTTATTTGTGGTAATATATCTTTAGTTGGGCTTGACATTTTTTAATTATTTACATAATTAAAAATCTTTAAACGTTAAATAAAATTTCTGGATATATTTTATTTTTTGATATTTCCCTTATTTTTTGATCAAAGTGTTTGATTAAATTGTATAGTTGAGGTTTAGATGATATATAATGAGAATATAGATTAAATTCTTTTAACTCTTTTGAATAAGTTGATATATTTTCATTAGATAAAACATCTTTATCTAAAGAGGAAAAAGTAGAATTTTTCATGGCATTATTGAGGGCTGATACCCGATCGTAAAATTCTTTACATATTACTTTTTCTTCGTTATTATAGTCTTTTGTATTGTTCAAATAATTATATATATCTTCATCTAGAGAATTAAAGAATGCGTGTTTTAATGATAGTAGAAAATTTTTAACTGAATCGTAATATTTTGTGTCTTTAAATAAGTATAGATTTATAACGACATCTTCTGAGATTTTTATTGAAGTAATATCCCAATTATTTTGGTCAAAATCTTTATAAATATAGTTTCCAATAAATCTGATGAATTGATTGTATTCTCCTTTTATGTCAATTACATAATTAGTATTTGCTAGTGAGTTATATACATCTAAAAATTTTGTAAATTCAGTTATCATTTTTTCTTTGTATTTTGTATTTAGTTCTGAAATTTCTTTGTTTTCTGACATTTTTATAGAGTCAAGTCTTTAAAAATATATAAAATATTATAAAGAGGAAAATAATAATAAAAGATGTCTTTAAAAGTTCGGAGATTAGATGATGATGCATTTCTTCCTAAGAGAGGGACACCTTATTCAGCGGGATTGGATTTATTTTCTCCTATTGATTTTTATTTACCTCCTATGCAACGAGTTTTGATAAAGTTAAATATTTCTGTTGAATTGCCTGATGGAACATATGGTCATATTCTTCCAAGAAGTAGTTTATCTCTAAAGAATGGTATTCATATTGGAGCAGGTGTAATTGATAGTGATTATAGGGGAAATGTTGGTGTTTTATTATTTAACTTGTCTAATGAAGTATTTAATGTTAATAGGGGAGATCGTATTGCCCAGCTTGTTATTAAGAGGTATGAGTCTTTAGATCCAGAGGAAGTTTATGAAAGTAGTTCTACTGAGAGAGGCGATGGAGGTTTTGGTAGTACTGGTCGTTAGATAGAAGATTAGAATATAGGTGTAAAATTAAAGTTAAGGGTTTCGAATAGTTCCCTAACTATTTCGTCGTGAAAGCTTTTTCTGTCTAGAGTTTTTAGCATATTAAAATCTTCTTTTTTGCATTGATATTTGTGTCGTCTAAGTAGTTGGAATAAAATATATTGTGTGTTAATAAAACTTTTTCTGTCTATTTTTCCTGTAAATTTAAATTTCTTATCATATAGATTAGAAATTTTGTCAAAGTCTTCCATGAGTATGTTTTCTAGTTGTGATATATCATCTACTTTTTTACCTGTCATTTTATGGTATATTAAAACGACATCTTCATAATGTTTTGAGTTTCCATTTTCTTTTAGAAATAAGAGTATGTGTTCTTTTGTAATTTTTGAGAATTTTTCTTTTTTAGGAGTATTTTCATCTCCAACAAGTAGACCATGTAATCTAAATTGTTCCTCCAGATCATTGTATACTTTTTCATCGATAGTTGAGTTTTGTTTTCCTTGAAATTGATTGATACAGTCTTTGAAGTGTATTTTTCTTTCATAAGAATATTTACTAGACATATTGATACGGGAGATATCTTTATAGCTTAGAGATTTATATGATTTTTCTTCCTGTTTTCCGCAATCTTCGCAAATTTCTAAATTTTGGTCAGTATACATAACAAAGTTGGAAAGTCCGCAATTAGAACATGTTTTTCGTTCAGATTTTTTTATTTTTGGAATAAGGTCTTCAAGTTCTTTGTATTCGATATCATATTTTTTTAGTATTTCTAGATAAGATTTTGATAGATCATTTTTTGGTTTTTTTGATTTTCCCATAAAAGATATTTTGTTTGGAATTGTAGATTTATTTAATTCGATAAGTTCAGAAAAGTCCATTGTATAAAAATGTTGTATATTATTGATATTTTCAATATCTCTTTTTTGTTTTTCAAGTTTATCTATTTTTTGTTGGATGTCTCTTAGTACATGTAATGAGAAAGAAATATCATTTTCTTTATTTTCGCTTATATTTTTTATGTCTTTGAGATCTTTGATTTCCTTTTCTATTGATTCGATATGTTCTTGTTTTCTATTCCATATATCTCTTATTTTTTTGTCTATACTATATATGTCTATTTCCATATCAAATACATCAATTTAGAAAATGGTATCTTTTTAACTTTTATTTTGATTTTTTTTGGATTCAGAGAAAAAAAATATTTGAAATTTAAAAAAAAAATCTCGTCTATAATAAAAATGGCTATATGTACATCTAACTTAACTTCCGGTTTTATCGATCTTGCCACTTATGACGAACAGGAGAAGTATCTATACGGTGGTCCAGACGCTGTTGCCTATTTCGTTCGTGAGATTCGCAAGGCTACCTGGTTCACTCAAGTCCCTGTCTGTCTAAGTGCTCGTTCTGGTCAGCCACAATTTGGCCAGCAATGGTCGGTTTCCATTTCACGTGCCGGTGATTACCTCCTATACACTTGGCTACGTCTAACCCTCAACTCGGTAACCGCTGCCACTGCCAACTCAACCTTTGTTGGTTCACCAACTTGCGGAAACAACCACGTATCAGGTGCTCAACCAGGTGCCCATGTTCTACGTTGGACCCGCAACTTGATGCACAACTTGGTACAGGAGTGTGCTATTACCTTTAACGATTTGGTTGCTGCTCGTTTTGACAACTACCACCTCGATTTCTGGAGCGCCTTCACTGTACCTGCCGGTAAGCGCAACGGTTACAACAACATGATTGGTAATGTTGATGCCCTAACCAACCCAGTTGCTCTAGCCTTCCCCTCTCTAGCCCAATGTCTAGGTGCCACTGCTAATGATGTTAACGGTGCTTCTGGTCTAATCAATGTCAATGGAAGTGGTCAACAGGTTCTACCAGCTGCCACTCTCAATCTCCCCCTACCATTCTTCTTCTCACGTGATTCAGGTCTAGCTCTACCAACTGCTGCCCTCCCATACAATGAAATGCGTATTAACTTTGCCTTCCGCAACATTTGGGATCTATTGATTGTCGATGAGTACCATGCCCTCCCATCAGCTGCTGTTGATCTACAGGGTGATTGCGGTTATTGGACCTCCCGTCCAGCTCAGCAATCAGATTTGGCCACTAGCTCTGATGCTGTTATGGGCCCAGTCAATGTATGGGCTAACTATGCTATCGTATCTAACGATGAGCGTAAGAAGATGGCTTGCGCCCCTCGTGATATCCTAATTGAGCAGGTCCAGACTGCCCCAGTCCAGAACTACAACCCAACTACCTCTGCTCCAATTGATATCCGTTTCTCACACGCTATCAAGTCTCTATTCTGGGCTGCCCGCAACATCACCAATCCAGCCGAATGGTCCAACTACACCACCAGCCAACACCTCCCACTTGGTCCAATCGACTGTGTTGCCGTTGATAACACTATGTTTGGCGTTGTCGACTTTAACTCTGGTGTTGACCCCATTGCCAGTACCTCACTCATCTACGAGAACACCCAACGTCTCTACCAGATGGGCTCAGACTACTTCTCCCTAGTCAACCCATGGTACCATGCCCCTGTCATCCCTCTAGAGACCGGATACCACCTCTACTCATACTCTCTAGACTTCTTTGCCATTGATCCAATGGGATCAACCAATTATGGCAAGTTAACCAACGTTTCAATTGTCCCACAAGGATCCACCGATGCCGTCAGCTCACAACAGGCTCTAGCTGTTGCTGCCGGTGGTGTATTCTCAGGACAGACCAACCTACTCCCCGTAGCCCCCCTACAGGGATCAGTCACCCCTGGTTATGGCGCCAAGTACTGCTTCATCACCACCGCTGTCAACAACAATATCATCAGAATCTCCGGCGGCGCCCTCGGTAAAATTTTTTCAAAAATTCAGATGCCGAGAACAGGAAGATGCGGTAAAGGTTATAGAATCACCTTTACTGGAAAACATTGTAAATTCTATTCTTATGCTTAAACATAAGACATATAACTTCCTAGTCGATTTAAGATCGGCAAGATAACTTATAATGTTCGGGAAACCCCTTAGAGCTTTAACTACCAAGTTATTATAGAAATATAGTAATGGGTACGAGTAATGTCGTATATATGGTAAGAATGTTAAAGATTGGGCAATCCGCGGGTAAAGATACTAAAATCGTTATGATAGATTATGTATCTCCCTCAACGACTACCGGGTTATCGGTCATAGGTAATTAATCACTACTATCAATCAATAGATTGTAAATATGGCTTAAGGTATAGTCTAGTCCTTACAGAAATGTAAGGTTAAAAACGTTCCCAGTTTTGTAAAAATTTCAAACACAATTATACTATCAAAAACAAAACAAAAACTTCAAAAATTATATATTGTTCGTATACAATATATAATTACTTTAACGGAGGAACTCCAAACATATTCTTCTGTGTCTCTAATATCTTATTAATTAAAGATTCTTTAATTCTAGGTGAAACTTTTAAATCAAATCTTTTTGCAATTGACTTAAGATCGAAAACAGTATTATTATTTAATATTTCTTCTGTAAAATTTGGAGAATCTTTATAAATTTCAAAAACTGTTTCTCTTAGAATCTTTCTTTTTTCCTTATCTTCTTGTGCAATTCTTTCTTTGTTTTTATTATAATGTTCCCTTTTTTGAGCATTTATTTCATCTCTTTTTAATAAACGTCTTTTGTCTACACGTTCTAATATCTTTTCTTTATTTTTAATATACTTAATTTTATCTCTTTCTTGATCTGTAATACATAAATTAGTATTTTTATTTAAAGTAGGCTTTAATTCATTTATCCAATAATTTTCACGTACAATTAACTGATCAACTAGAATATTGTCCTCTATACATTCAATACTAAAATTATCTCTTCCATTATCTCTCATAAACTTATAAAAAGGAGTTGTTCCATTTATAGATGCAGATTTATGAGCTGATAATCTATCATTTAGTTCTTTTTGAGTTGATCCAATATAAAATGATTTTTCGTCATCTTTATAACTTATACGATAAATTCTTCCATATTCTCTTGTTTCTGATATTCTTGGTGTAATCATATTTAAAGTAGGATTAAGTTTATGATAATAGTAACTCTCTTTTTCTCCTATTTTTTTATCGTATTTATTATCAATTTCAAACTCTTCTACTACTTCAATAATAAAATTTTCAATTCCATAATGTCTCATACAATCATACAATTTTTTTGGTTTTCCAAGTTTAGCATCTGATTTATGCGTTTTAAATCTATTTTTTAATTCTTGTATAGTAGACCCGATATAAAAGTCAGTTGTTTTAGAACTTGTTATTTTATAAATGTAAGCCTTCATATTATTTTATTTATTTTATGAAGTAAAAATGGATGAATTTCATTTTTATTTAATGATCTTATCTCCATGTTCTTTTAATCACTCGTTAATTAAAAGAAGATTATACGGAATGTTTTCATATTTAGAAAAATTGAAATAAAAAAGATTCAGTTTATGGTCATAAATCATAACTTTTAAATTGTAATTTTTTAAAGTATAATTTAAAAGTTATTGATTAATTTCAATCAAACTTATATTTTATATTTATAGAAGTATTATATACATATAAAATATGACTTCACAACTTTATAAAGGTATTTCAATGGGTTTTATTGGTATGGGTACCTATGGATTTACTAGAGGATTTAGATCTGAATACTATAATATTGATAAATCTAAGCGTAATATGTTATTTGCCGAACGTGTTAAGGAAGGGTTAGTAAATTCAGCATTTTATGTAATGCCAGTGTGGAATATCTATCCTTTATATTGTCTTTTAAACAGAATCGAGATAGATACTCGAGGATTGAACAAACATGATTATATCGATTACTATAAAGAACCATTATCTGGACATTGTCTTGATACTCTATAAAATTTATAATAGAAGTATTATAAATTGATCTACTACACTTTTTTATATATTTGGGAAAATTAGTCTAGTTCATATATTATTTTCATATTTTACAAATTTTCTCACATTGTTCTTTTGATTTTCGACAGTTTCTATACTTACAAACATAATATATTAGAAAAATTATAACTAGAAGTATGAATATTATTCCAAGTGTTATGAATACTGATTGATATTTTAGTATAAAATTTGAAATTTCAGTATCAAATGAATTCCATGTACTTGAATTATCAACAGTATTTATGTAAATTTCTTTTACATCTTCATCATTTTGAATTATGAGTTTATCATGTACAATAGAATAAGGATTAAAATATTTTCTTGGTAATACTATAAAAGGATCATTTATTTCGTTTATTAATACATTGTTTAACATAAATGGTCCTGTTTTATGATAAACATTTAAATGTCTTCCAAATGAATAGAATGGAATTTTAGGATTTAATAATCTATTTTGCACTTTTTTCATTATTTTGCTATATCTAGGAGAAATCATAAAACAATTTGTTAATATATCAGAGTTTGAAGAATATACAAAATGGTCTAATTTACATTTTATCATCGATTCTATATTTTTTAAAGGATACATATCTATATCACAGTATACTCCGCCATAATCATATAAAACAAAATATCTTATCATATCAGCTCTTTGTATAGGATATTCATAATTATCATGTAATTCTAAGAATTCAGGATGATAAGTAGATATATGATTTCGTATATCTTCATCTGTCCATAATATATATTTCCAGTCTGGATGAAGATTTATCCATTGTTTTTGAGATTTTTTCCATTTTTCTGGTATATTATTATCTTTCCATGTTTGATGTATAATCTTAGGTATTCCAGAAGATGTATATTTTATTCTACATTCATCCATTTATTTTAAACAACTAATTTTATATTTTATATATTTATCCTCTATATACTTTTTATATACTATATGTTTCTCATCATCTGTTCTCAATTGTTTCATTCCCTTTATTGCATCTATTAAATTTGATACATTAAATATACCTTCTTCATCTAATTCATCCTTTAATTTTTTTTCATATAACCTCTCTATCTTATTTATATCTTTACTACTAATCATACTTAATTTATAATCTTTATCAGCCCATAATGGTATTACTGATTTTTCTTTTAATTTTTCTTCCCGTATTGACTCTTCCCTAAATTTTTCCTCGATCTCTCTAATTCTAAGATGTTCCTCTCTCATTTTCTTAAAATAATTTCTCTCTGTGTATTTCTTCAGATCTTTATCTGTTATATAGTTTGATAATAAATCCAAAAATTCATATCCACATTCGCTATGTATTAGTTTTGATATATTTTCTACTGTAAATGTATTTGAAACTAGATTATCAATATCACTCATATTTGCTGAACAAGTCTGTCTAATACATGACTGTCCAAAATCGATAATCTTTATCTGATCATCTTTAAGCATAAAATTATCGAGATGGTTATCATTGTGATATATACCAGCATCATTTATTTCCCTTAAAATGTTAATCAAATTTATAAACAACTTTCCAACGATATCTTCTCCATATTTATTTTTATATAACTGACATGTATTTCTACTCTTTAAAATATCCATCAAACTTATATCACATTTTTCCATTACAGTAATAGAGTGTCGTGTCTTTCTATCTTTATTTAAACATCTCCATACCTCATAAATCTTAGGGGCGATACCAGTTTTTCCCAATAAGATTTGTATTGATATCTCATTACAATTATAACCATTTTTATCATACTTTATTACATACTGGCAATCTTTCATTTCATCTTTTTCACATAAATCAAAAACCTTACCATATAATCCTTGTCCTATCAATATTCCTGGCATCATATTATTAATATTAAATTCTCTTTGATTTTCGTCTTTATAAACCAATAGTGTATCACATTGACAATCGTGTATATTTTCCCTTTTATAAATATCATCTAATATAGACTTATTTATAATAGTATCATCTCTATAATCTCTATAATTAATACTAAATCTTTCATCCAATATTTCAGGACAATTTAGTTCTGTATAATATTTTTTTATATAATCCACCATTTATATTTAGAAATAATTTATATTTAAAAATATTTCTAAATATAAATGAAGTTTTTTATATTGCTTATTGCTTTATTATTAATACCTTATATAATTTATATGGAATTTAACGATTCTCATGCTTATACAATTAGTCTAAATAATAAAGAATCTTTAGAAGAGTCTCTTAACAAGCTTGAAGAAAATAACAATTTTCATAATAAATATCCTGTATGGAGAAGATCATTATTAATTTCACTAATTTCATGTATTCTAATATCAGTTATTACAAATTTTAAATTAAATATAGAAGTTTTACTCATTATTTTTATTTGTAATCATTATGTAGTATATCATGCTATGAACTTTTATAATTATCATTATTATAATAAAAATTCAGAAGTAGCAAATAAAATAATAAATAATATTAGAAAAAACTTAAAAAGTTAAATTCATAAGAAATTTATAATCTATATTTTAATAATAAATTACCTGGTATGTATTCAAGTACTTTAATATCTGTACTTTCAAGTTTTATTTTTGGGGCAATTGACGGATCATGTTTATAAGCCTCTATCCACCTATGAACACAAAAACACCAAAAATCTCCTTCTTTCAGACCAAGTGAATAAAGATTATTCCCTTGTCCAAATGTAAATTCTAAAAATTTTTTTGTTACCTCACCACAAACAAGATGTAATCCACCATCTTTAGGATAATATTCACACTTACCATTTCTTTTCCATCCCGTTAGTGGATCAATTGAACAATCTACAATTGGATTTCCCAAAACATTAAGCCTTTGCATTTTTCTTCTTTATTTAATAATTTAAATAAAGAATTTTATTTCCAAGGATATGAAGATCGTCTCGATTTTATTACCGGTATATCTCCATCCCATACAAAACAACATAAACCATATCTATCAAATCCATCATAACACATGGAATCGTCTGTTAAAGAACACTTTTCTCTAAAGAAATAATACTCATTACCTTCTTTACCTATATTAAACCCTTCTTTTACATTTCCTATATCATTCTTTATCTGTATATACATGTCTCTACAAAAATCTATATACATAAAAGGATTTTTTTTATTAACAATATAGTCTATTAATGATAAAAATAGAGGATTTCTTGCAGGTGTCTTTATAATTGCTTGATGTATATGATCTCCAAAATTTGATATAACAGAATAAAATACATTATTACCCTTATTAAATATTTCTGACAAAGGCTTTATCAATTCTACTTTTATATCCATATATAATCCTCCATATATATAAAGAATACAATATCTAGCTAAATCAGCCTTATGTGCACCGTTTTTTAAAGAATTAAAAGTATATAATACGTCTTCATCATAGTATCGTTTTAGAAAATTTTTAATATCGTCATCATCCATAATAATATGAGTATATTCTGGAGCATATTTTTTTATATTTGTGAATATATCTGATGGTATTTTTGATTTGTCATAATATGTTTGAAATAATGGATTTATAGGATTTATAGGATAATTATCTACATCAAAATTTTTTAAATATTTGTATTTATTTTGATTTATATAACAAGTATCATTGTAATGATATCTTTTAAATTTATAATATAGATTATAGTATACTATTAGTATTATTAGTATTAGTAATACTGATATTAAGTATAAATACTTCATTTTTATTAAAAATAAACATAATTTTATTAAATAAAAATGAATTATAAGAATATCATTAAATTTATAAGTTTTATTATGATATTATTATCTTTTGGTATTTTATATTGGTTTTATTCAATTGGATTTTTATCAAATGAAATGAAAGATGGTTTTTATGATCTTTTTAATAAAATTCATAATATACTTACTGAAAACAATATAAAATATTTTATAATAGCAGGAACTTTATTAGGAACAGTTAGGGAAAAAGAAATGATACCATGGGATGATGATATAGATATTGGAATAGTCGAAGAAGATTTAGAAAAATTTAATAAAATAGACTTTAAAAAATATGGATTAAAAGCAGAAGGAGTAAATAAAAATAATATAGGAAAAATATTTTATATTGATAAGTACGATAATGGACACAAATTTAAGAGTATATTTGTAGATGTTTTTCTATTTCAAAAGAAAGATGATAGATATACATATACAGATGAATTTTCAAAAAATACATGGCCAAATGAATATTTTTATGAAGACGAACTTTTTCCCCTTAAACTTTATGATTTTGGAAAAATAAAAGTATATGGTCCAAATAAGTATGAATTTTATTGTAAAAGAGCGTGGGGAAATAGTTGGACTAAACCACCTTTTTTTAGATCAAATCTATACTATATATACTGCAATAATTTTTATTTATTTACAGTATCATTAATTTTATTTATTATTACATTATTATCATTATTATCATTATTATACCACTAATATTGTTAAGATTTTTTATATATAAATATTTATATATAAAAATAAATGGACTTGAGATATATCAAAACTTATGTTATAAATTTAGATAAGAATATTGAAAAATTTTATAAAATAAATGAAAATTTTAGTAAACTTAATATACAAGCAGAAAGATTTACAGGAATATATGGAAAAGATCTTAAACAATCTTATATTGATAACATAACAAATCCATATGTACAATACACTATTAAAAACGGAAGATACATAGATAGTGATATAGGAACTTTAGGAGCAATTGGTTGCTATCTATCTCATGTAAGTCTCTGGAAAAAATTAATAAGTTCAAGAGATAATTTATTCTTTATATTAGAAGATGATGCAGAACCATTAAAAGAATATTCAATTGATTACCTAAATCAATATATAAATAAAATAAATATTATAGATCCTAATTGGGATTTTATATTTTTAGGATGGGGAAAACCAGATCCCATTAATTCTATAAATAGGGATATAAAAATAACAGAAGATATATATAAAATAAATGAAATAACTTTTGGTCTTCATTCTTATCTTATAAATAAGAAAGGAGCAACAAAATTATTATCTAAAGCATTTCCTATAGTTCATCAACTTGATAGTTATATTTCTTTTATGGCTATGTTTAGAGATTTAAATTCTTATAGAGGAAAAGTATCATATATTGTTCAAAATAATATTAACTCTGACATACAAACAGATAAGTCTATTAAAATATATTTTAATAGGCTTGACGATAAAAAACTAAATTATTATATTCAAAATAATACTAATATATATTTTATTTTACTATTTGTTTTAATATTATTATATATGATATTTAAATATTTTTCTTCAAATACTTGTCACAAGATGGTTTCATCTTCTTAAGTTGATTATAAGCTACTGCTATAGCCTGTTGTCTTGATTTATATCTTCCTTCTTTATACTCTCCTATATTTATTCCTACCTTTTCCTTTAATAGATCTTTGCATGATCTTTCTCTCTTTCCCATTGATTTTCTTTTTGCACTTTGAGAAGAATTTGAACGACGAGAACGTCTTGATACTCTTCGTGATTTTCTAGAGGCCTTTCTTGATACTCTACGAGACTTTATGGAGGATTTTCTTAAGACCTTTCTTGACACTCTTCGTGATTTTCTAGGGGCCTTTCTTGACACTCTTCGTGATTTTCTAGAGGCCTTTCTTGACACTTTTCGTGATTTTCTAGGGGCCTTTCTTGACACTCTTCGTGATTTTCTAGAGGCCTTTCTTGACACTTTTCGTGATTTTCTAGGGGCCTTTCTTGACACTCTACGTGATTTTCTAGAGGCCTTTCTTGACACTCTTCGTGATTTTTTAGATTTCAGTTTAAAAGAAGTGAATTCTTTTGCATGAGGATTTAATCCTTTTTGAAAAAATCTAGATTGGTCGTTATCCTTATCCCCTATAAGAACACGAGCTGCTTCTTTTGTGCTCTTATGTCTTCCTCCTCTTGTTAAATCGTGTTCAAAATGTCTTAAACTAAATTGTTTATCATCAGGTGTTTGTGGTGTATGGTGGTTATCATATAAATCATATAATGGCAAAGCTGTATACATTTTTTTTCCAAAATCACGTTCATCTTTACTAGTCCAATACCATGTTTCTGACATATCTTTTTTATTATATATCTAAAAAATATTTTAAAATGATATTTAAAAATATGATTTATATATAAAATAGCACTCGACATAGCTCAGTTGGCAGAGCGGAGGATTGTAGGTTAAATTCCCTCTGGACACTTTAAACATTTGTCCTTAGGTCGCTGGTTCGAATCCGGCTGTCGAGATAATTGCTATTTTACAAAAGCCCTCTTAGCTCAGTCGGCAGAGTTTGAGACTTTTAATCTCACGGTCGCGGGTTCGAGCCCCGCAGGGGGCTTCTTTATTTATGATGCATCTATCATAAATAAATCTTAAATCTATATCTATTATACAGAAGAAATTAAATGGATAAGTATATTAAAGTTAAGACTGTTGTAGAAAATAATAATTGTAAGCTGCTAACTTCTTTTGAAGAATTTGAAGAAAAACGAAAGAATATATTAGGAAATTCTTATCAGTTTGTAAGAATAGATTTTATAGAAATTTGTTCCCATATATCAAGTGCTGTTTTTACAAATTTTAATTTACTTAAAACATGATTAAGATGCAAGGAATGTGTTAGAAAAAATACATCAGAATTGTTGATGATTAATCATCTTAATCATAAAAACTACAATAATATTATAGAATATAATGGTATTAATATATTAAACAATATTTTAAATAAATATTATATAACAAAACGAACACCTGAAGGTTGTAACTCAGATATAGTGATAAAAAGAATAGATGAAGAAAAAGATATATGGATTCCTATTCAAATAAAGACTACAAATAATTCTAACTATGATAAATACTCTTTTGATCTGATGAATAAATCTAATAAATATAAAAATATAATATTGATATGCATATGTGTAAGTGAAAAGAAGATATGGGTAATTCCTATAAATATTATTGACGCAAAAGTTAAATTAAACATATCGATAAATAAATCAAAGTATAATGAGTATCTTATAGATGATAATAATACATATGATAAAGGCGATAATGATTATTAATGGCTTCATTCAAGTATAGATGATAGATTCTGGATTATTCCTGAAGAAACCCTTATAAAAAATGGATATATAGATTATAATAATAAAAAGGTTAAAAAAACTCTTATGTTTAATTTTGATTGGTTAAAAAAATACGAATATAATTATACAAATATAAATAAAGATATTGAAAATACAATAAAAAGTTTATTTTGACTATCTTTTATAACACATATGTAATATTGTGTGAGTTTTAATATATCAAAAAAATATATTAAAAATATATACTTTAATAAAGATGTTTTTAAAAAGAATAGGTATTGTTTGGTTTCAGGGAGAGAAAAATATAAAAAAGCCCCAGTTTATTGAAAATATTCATAATTGGAGAATTATTAATCCTGGTTGGGAAATAGTTATATTAGATAACGATATGCTTAGACAAATATGCAAAAATTATTCACAAGAATGTTTAGATCTATATGATTCCTTTGATATGATGCATCTAAAAATTGACTTTGGTAGATACGTCGCTATGTGGGAAACATGTGGTATATATGTAGATATGGATTGTTATGCATTTAGATCTATAGATAATTCCTCTATTCTAAATAATTTTTTTAGTAAGCTCCATGATAATGATCATATTCTTGGTCTCTCAAGAACAAATGTAAATATACTCGAACATTTTATTTCAAATATATATCTTAATAATTCAATAATGATATCTACTGTTCATAATCCTATTATAAAAGATCTAGTTGATTCTATTATAGACAATAATAGAGACTATAAAAAAGAAAAAGAAATTAAAGATTCAGAAGGTGATTATAATACTATAGAAAAAATAACAGGACCTTATATGTTTAGTAATTTTTTTAAGAATATTAAACCCGAAAATTATAGAGAAAAAATCTACATTGAAAAATTCCCATATTATGTATTTGAACCTGGCCAACTGTTCCAAAAGTTTGATATAAGAGATGATACAGTAGCTATTCATAAATATGAATTATCATGGATGTCTTCTATAATGAAAGCAACTACAAAAGGATATTATAATATTATTAAACCTTATCTACTAGTATTCATAATTTTTATGTTGATAATATGGCTAGTCTATAAATATTATTATACTGATTGTAAAAAGAGATGTGATAGATTTTGTGAATATAAAACAAAAAAATAAAATATTTATATAAACAAAAATAATGATTAGAAATATTCATAGTAAAATATGGACTCCTGAGTGTTCTCCTCCTCCTGGATATAAATTAGTTATACATCGTTATTATACAGAAATTGTACCTATTAATATTAATATTCCAACAACTCCCATAAAAAATCTTCAAAGATTCCTTTATAATTATGAAAGTAATGATAGTAATGATAATAATGAAAGCAATGAAAAAAGAAATTGAATAATATATTGGTGTATAATATATTATATTTATCCTATTATCCTAGCTATAATTATCCTTAGTAGTATCATATTGTCTTTCGATAATTGTAAATTTATCTTCACTTGATTCAAACATCTTTTTTAGATATTCTTGAATTTCGATATAAACATCATTATTAGGGTATTCTCTACATGTATAAATATCCATAGCAGCATAATTTTTCTCTGGAAATGTGTGTATTGATATATGAGATTCTGATAACATATATATAATAGTTATTCCCTGAGGAGTAAATTTATATTCTGCTTTGTTAAGAATATTAAAATCGTATATTTTACATATATGATCAAACATATCTTTTAATCCTTCTAAACTGTTAAGAAGGTTATGATTTTTAATATTCTTAATATCACAAATGAGATGTTTACCACTAGACATTTATTTATATATTTATAATTATAAATTATATATATTATTCTGTTCATATAATAACAAAATCATCTTCTTGATTATCATCATTATAAAGAGTATAATAATTTTCTAAAGGAGTAGATATTCTAGATATTCTAGATATTCTATTTATAGGAGAATTATATAATGAGCCACCTTTTAAAGGAATTTCTAAGCTTTTTTCTTTTGATATATCAGAGATATCTAATAAAGAAATAATTTTTTCATTTATATTTTCTGTATTGCACACAATATTACATTGTGTAATATTTGTATTTTGGATAATACTATGTTTTTCGTTATCATTTTCTTTTATATTTTCTGTATCATATATATTATGTATGTTATACAATTTTAATCTTATAAGGCTATGTTGTATATATTTTATGTTTTTATTTAAAGATAAAGATGATAAAGATGATAATCTTGAAAATTTAGAAACAAGATTGATATAAGTGTTATAATTCATTATTTATTATAAAATAATAAATAATCATAAGATTTCTAGTTGCAACCTTCCCATCTAATAATAGCTTTTCTGAAATAGAAATCATAATCTACATCTTCCATATAGTGGCGAAACTCTTGATACATTTCTTCTCTAATTTTAGATATATTTTCTCTAAAAAATCGTAAGAAATTAGATCTTAAATTATATAATAAAACTGGTACAGTCATTTCGTTAAGAATTTTTTCCATATATTCTTCATTATCTATGAGTCTAATTTTAGAAGTTAGTCTTGCTTCTAAATTACTACAGATTTGATCTTCAAAACTTATAGTAATATTCATGTCTGTAAAACCACTTAGACTATTAACAAGACGACTAGCATATCCACTGCTACATTTATTTGATGATTCTACAAGTTCTTCTAATAATCTTTTTTCTAGTTCAATTCTAAATTCTGAGTCTTGTATGTATGTCCATACTGTTGATAATATACTTGAGAGGGTTATGTTGTTATTTCCGTATACTGCTCTATCTAAGCTTATACGAATTAGAGATCCTTCTATTTGGTCTTTAAGATTTTTTTCTTCGTTCTCTATTAATTTAAAGATATCATCTCTTGTTTGAATAAAATCATAAAATTTTTTATTTTTTGGATGATAAGTAGTTAATTGATTAATAATTTTTTGTACTGATTCTTCGATAGAACGTACATGGACATTTTGTGAATTCTTAAAAATATTATTTTGAGCACGTTGACCTCCTCCTAAGACATATATTACGTTTCTAGCAAGTTCTCTTGATTGGTCTGAACCATATTGCATAATAACGTCAGCAGAGTCTGCTCTAAGGTCATCATTTAAAGTTGGATCATTAGCTACAGATAGAAGAAAATCTTCCACAAAATTTGATAATTCTTCGTTAATACTACATTTTCCAAATAAATATTGACATGCAAGAACACGGTAGGTGAATGTGTTTACATTATTATTAATAAATTGTACACATGATTCACGTGCGTAATAAAGAAATTTTTCTACATTTGTATCAAGAATTTTAATTTCTTTCTTTCTTTGTATTCTTAGAGGTATTGAAGATTTGTTTATCTCAAATTCTGATTCTAATTTTTGTATGGTTCTGTATCGGTATAATTCTTCTATTTTTGGATCGTTTATGATATTACAGAAATAATCCCTTGCTTCTTTTTTAAATTTATCACTTTTCATAAGATAGAAGACTGTATCTATTCGAAATGGAGTAGCCAAGTTATTTATAGAAGATTTTTCATTACTTAACATGTCATTGATGTATTCAAACCCCTTTTCTCCGATATTTTTGCAGCATTCAATACGATATGTAATTTCAATATCTTTTGTTTGACAGATATGATTTATAAATTCTTCAAGATTTTTTGTTTTGGAAAAGAAATACATTCCAGTAATTCTACTTATTACTTCTCCAAAATTATAGTTGAGATTTTCTTGACAATATTCATGATATTTTATAAGATATTTGATTCTAGAAGATAATGGAATAAATAGATCAATTGAATTAGATCTTATTATTTCAGGGTAATTAGGATCATTTGGATTCAAGTTATCTTCATATTCATTTTTATTGTCTGAATCTTTCGAATCTAAATCATTAAGGTTTGTTATATTTTTCTGTATCTTTGACATATTTATTTATACTTTTTAATATTTTTAAATACTATTTAATGATTGGAAGACATATAAAATTATGTCTTTAAAAACGCCCGAAAATTCCTATATGGGAGATTCTCTAATATTAAACAGTGAAACCGAAGAAAATCTAGATTTTTTTAACAAAAATTTAAAGCCTTATTATGAATCTATGCCTGAATTTTTGGAATTTCATTCCTCTTTTCCTAGATCAGGAAAACAAGGTATTCTTGGTCTTTTACAAGATAAAAATAAGAGAAAAACAAAGTATGTATACAAAATAAGTCAGTACTTGAATTTCTTGGTTGATCATGAGCATTCTATAATGGAGGGATTAAATGATTTAAGAAATTTTTGTCCACATTTCTGTAAAACATATGGTAAGTATAAGACTAGAATTAGTACAAAATACAGAACAGAAGATAATCCATTTGATTATGAAGACGATGATTATATAGAATCTGATGTATTGTTATTAGAATTTATTGATAGTGGGAGAAAGTTATATCGATATATAAAAAATGATAATATTACCCCAGAAATATTAATGTCAATTGTTAAACAGACATTAATCGCTACAATTATCGCAGGTGAACATACAAAATTTACACATTACGATCTCCATTCAAATAATGTTTTAGTTAAAAAATGCCAACCAAATTCTGCCTTTTTCTATATTCTTGACGAGAATAGAACATATCTTGTTCCAACTTATGGATATTATCCATTAATTATAGATTTTGGATTCTCATTTAATGAAAATAATGAAGGTAATCCTATATGTTCTCCCTTAGCACACACAAATGTAGGATTTATTTCATCTAGTTATGATCAACATGCTGATGCAAAACTTTTTCTAACAAGTGTTAGTCATGAAATGAAAAAGTATAAAAAATCAGAAATATCAGAAACATTTAGAACAATAATTAAAAATATATATAGCAAATGTAATATTGATATGGAATGTGGTTGGGATAATAGAGAGGATGATCCTAGCATTAGTGACGATATATTAAAGAAAATGAACTCTCAGTTTAAACGTTCTAAATTTTTCAAAAATCAAGGACATCATATTGTAGATTTAATGCAGTCTCTTGTAGATCTTCCTATTTATAAGAGAAGAACAGATGACGATATAGATGATTTGACTGGTATATTGGTAACAGAATTCTACAAAATAGAAAAGGAAATATCAAGTGAATTTTATTTAATGTATATTATCAAAAAAATGATAGAATCTACTATTAAAAATAGGCCTTTATATATTGACAAAGAAACACGAGAACAAGCTGTATTAAATTTCAAAAATGATGTTAACCATACAATTGACTCTCTCGTAAATTTCTGTAATCCAAAGATTAACTGGGAAAGACTATTATGTTGTTTATTGTGTATAAGTAAATGTATAGAAAATATATGTTATGAAAAACTTAAAAAATTATTTGCCCTCAAAAAATCAGACTATAACAGTATGCCACTAAAAAATACATCGGAAATTTACGAATCACTTGAGGCAAATATTCCATCTCACTTTTTCTTTGATAATGAAACTGTTATTTACGTATGGGACTGTACACAACAAAGGAACTATAAAATAAAGGCAAATGATGATATAATTAAATTAATGAATGATGCTCATCCATTTGAAAGAGGAACTATTCTTTATGAATATATATCATCTAAAGATTTCTAAAATAATGATTAATTTTCTCTTTGATTTTTATATTATTTATATAATTGGATATAGTTAAATTATGAACTATAATATAAAGAATAATATTTATATAAAATATATAAATTGAGGAAAGATATTTATCTATGAATATCATATTTGAATTATCAAGCTTATTATTATTATATTTGTTATGTTATACTATCTATAAAATTTATTATAACAACAGAGATTATTGGGGAGATGTAATATTATTTTTAGGTTTATCTTTTGGTATAATTTATACTTATCCTCTAATTTATATTATCATGATGACTAATATATTTTATAATAAAACTGATCAAAAAAAGAGCTATACAGAGTTGATTATTTTTCTAATCTTATCTTTTATAATTTCATATAATTATCCCATAATTTACGTTATGATTATGACGAATGTTCGATTTGATCTATAATACATCTTAATACATCTTTGTTATTAATATATAAAGTGGTAATTATTTATAAAAAACTTATAAATAATGAGTGGAAATGGTAGTGAAAACTTGCTAGAATTAGTTATGATTGTAAAAAATTCTGGTGATGTATTGAGAAAATGTCTAAATTCAATAAAGCCATATATTGATAGATGGACAATATTAGATACAGGAAGCGTTGATAATACAAAGGATATTATTAAAGAAGAATTATCTGAAATAAAGGGAAACTTGTATGAAGATAGATTTACTGATTTTGCCTCTACCAGAAATAGATCATTAGATCTATCTTCTAAACAGTGTAAGTATACTATTATATTGGATGATAGTTATGAAGTTCATGGAGGAGCAAAGCTTCGTAAGTTTTTGAAAAAGAATAACAATTCATCTTATTCTATAAAAATAGGAAATCTTAACGATAAAATATTGAGTTCTTATTATTATTCTCTCCGTATTATCAAGTCAAATGAAAATTTGAGATACAAGTCAAGAGTTCATGAATACATTAGAGATGACAATACGGAATATATTAAGAATGCCGAGATATTTATTGATGATTTACAAGATATAGAACATGCTGTAAGAAGTAGAAATCGTTTTAGAAGAGATATCGATTTTTTGTTAGAAGAATACAAAGAAAATCCGACAGATCCAAGAACTTTAATGTATTTAGGTAAAACTCATATATTACTTAAAGAATTTAAAGAAGCGATGGTGTACTATGAAAAAATGAAAGAATTGGACAATATAAACGAAGAATATTCATTTACTGCTTATTATGATTCTGCTTGTTTAGATTACGGTGAGATTTCTCATGATGATGAGAAGTTTCGTAAGCAATTGTTATATATTCAGAAAAAGTTTCCTTTTCGCGCTGAATCTTATTATAAATTATGTGTATTTTTATATGAAAACGCTAATAATGTGAGTGGAAATTATAAAAGTATATCAAAAATCATGGATAAGCTAATTAACTTTAGTAAGCCTGAATTATTTTTGACTGTTCTTGATACAGCAATATATGATTATTATATTCCATATTTGTATATTGATACGAACTTGAAGATTGGAAATTTTGATAAAGGTGTTGAAAAACTTAGAGAAATGCTTGATATATATCCACATGATCAGCCATTATTGAATATAAAATATGCTGTATGTGATAAGTCTAATTATACAATACAACCATTATCTAATGGAAGGACTCTTGTTATTCATACTGGTCAGTTAGGATGGGTATGGAATCCAAATAATTTGAAAATTTCTGGCTCAGAATATATGGCTATGAATATGGCGAAAGAATTTTCAAAATTAGGATATAGGACATTTATTTTTGGAGCATTTGAAGATGAAAAAACAGGTGTAGACTATCAAGGAATATATGATAATGTTCAGTATATTGATTATAAGTGTTTTCCAGAGTTTTGTAGTAAATATTTGATTGATTATTTGATAATTAGTCGTTTTGTTTGTAATCTTGTTTATTATGAAAATATACTTAATGTATATCTATGGGTTCATGATATTTTACCTCATATTTCTTCAAATTCTCCAGTGTTTCAGACACATTTATATAAATTTAAAGGATTTATTACTCTTAGTAATTGGCATAAAAATTATGTAAAACAACATGTTGGTGTTCCTGATAATATGATGATTCTTTCTAGAAATGCTATTTATAGCGAGAGATTTATGGATTATGATGTTTCTAAAAAGATACCTTACCGATTTATTTATAGCAGTGATGCCTATCGAGGACTTAATCATTTAATAGATATGATGCCTAGAATTAAAGAGAGATATCCACAAACAACTCTTGTTATCTATACAAGAAAAGAGCATATCGATGAAGAGTTAATGTCAAAGATAGAGAAAATGGATTATGTTTCTTTAAATTCTCGTGTATCTCAAGATATAATCAAAGATGAATTATTAAAATCAGATATATGGCTTTATCCAACCAATTTTCCTGAAACTTATTGTATTTCTGCGTTAGAGGCAATGGCTTCTGGTTGTCTTGTTGCAGGAGTTAAATATGCAGGCCTATCAGATACAATAGGAAATAGAGGTATTTTATGTGAACATCCAATTGAAGATAATAAGGATAAATTACTTGAGAAATTGTTTTATGTTATGGATAGGCCTGAATTAAAGAATCATTATATAGAGAAAGCAAGAGAATGGGCATTACAACAGACATATTATAATTTGGCTATTGAATGGTTGAAAATTTTTAAAACACGATAAATTATAAAATATAATATAGTAAAAATGTTGGTAAATAATCAATTATACTTTTAGTATATTTATTATAAAGATTCATTCGTTTTTTATACTGTTTTAATTCTTTTTTAATATCTTTCATATATAGATTATGTATATATCTATATATAATTAGTTGTATATCTTTGGGTATATTTTTATTCATTTCTTCTTTAATTTAAAGACAATAAAAATTTATACTTTTTTAAACTGCTTCCAGTTTAAAAAAACAGCGTCACACATTTCGGAAATGTGTGTTGGTGGTTTGAATTTTGGAAGATATAGATCTAAAAAAAATAGAATTTTATTTTTTTATAAATTTTAAATAGAAAATATGCTTTAAAATTTATAAAAAAATAAAGAAAATATGAGAAATAATGACAAAAACGTCATATTTTCATTTTTTGTTAATTATTTACTTTTTATGAAAAAAAATGAAAATTTATGATAATAGTGTTATCAATAAAATATTATATATGACTTCTATACAATACTCTATTATTTGCAATTTTTGTCAAAAGAATTTTAAAACAAAAGCAACTTTAGATTTTCATCAAAAAACAAATAAATCTTGTCTAGAAAAACAAGGTAAAAAAACGAATAAAGAATATAAATGTGATTATTGTGATAAAATATTATCTACAAATTTAAGATTAAATACTCATATGGAAATATGTAAAGCTAAATTAAAAAATATCGGAGATGAGAAAGATGAAAAAATATATAAAATATTAAAAGAAAATGAAGATTACAAAATTAAAATAGACAAGCTTCTTCAAGAAAAAGATGATAATATTGAAAAAGTTGTATTGGAGTACAAAATTAAATTATTGGAAAAGGAAGAATATATTTTAAAGTTGGAGCAAATGCTCGAAAAGGCAAATTTGACTATATCTGAAATTGCAAAACAACCTAAAAATATAACTACTAACACAAATACTAATAGCAATAATCGTATTAGGAATCAAAATAATATTCAAAATAATTTTGATATCAACGATGTTGAAAAGATAACGCATGTACTCGAAAATCATCTTACACCAGAAGTATTATGCAAAGGACAAAAAGGAGTTGCTGAAATGCTTAAACAACATCTTTTACAGACAGAAGATGGAATACCTCTATATGAATGTACAGATATATCTCGTCAAAAGTTTGAATTTATAAACAAAGATGGAATAATAGAAGTAGATTCTAAAGCAACTAAACTTATTACTAGTCTTAATAAGGCAAATATATATGACAAGGCTCATAATACAGGTCAAAAGCTATGGGAAAAAGAAGATGGAACAGTCGATTATCAAGCTCAACATGTTCATATGCCTAAAGTAGTTGAAGTTTTAGAAATAAATCAAGATTCTAGTAAGTTAAGATCACATCTTGCGAGTATAACGTCAAAATAATTTAAAATATTATATCTTATGTTCTCATGTACGTACCATGTATAATAAGTCTATATACATCAAAATAAGGAATATTATAATTTTATCCCATAATTTAAACATAATACAAAAAAAGATATTTTTAAACTGGAAGCAGTTTAAAAAAACAGCGTCACACATTTCGGAAATGTGTGTTGGTGGTTTCAAATGGGTGACCTAAAATCTAAAAAATTTTATAATTTTATTTTTTTAAAAATTTTAAAGCAAAAAAGAAGAAGCAATTTTTATAATAAAAAACGATAAAAACAATAAAACATGTAAAATAACATATTTGTTATAAAATAACATTTTTTTTATAAAAATAACAAATATGTTATAAAAATAACAAATAGTAAATAAATAAAATGTCTATTGAGAATAGAGAAAATAAATGTATTTTTTGTAATAAAATTTTTTCAACAAAAGGTACATTAGAATTTCATCAACAGACAACAAAATTTTGTTTGATAAAACAAGGTAAAATAAATGAAAGTTATAAGTGCGAATATTGTGAAAAAGTATTTACTACACAATATCGTTTAAATACACATTTAAATATATGCAAGGCAAAAGATATATTCATAAAAGAGAAACAAAGCATATATAATCTTTCTAAAGAAAATGAAGAATATAAGACAAAGATTGGAGAAAAAGAAAATTATATATTTCAAGCAAAATTAAAACTTGAAAACAATGAGAAATATATATTAAAAATAGATAATGAAAATAAAGAATATAAATTAAAACTCAAAGAAAAGGAAGAATATATTTTAAAATTGGAACAAATGCTTGAAAAGGCAAATTCGATTATCTCTGAAATTGCAAAACAACCTAAAAATATAACTACTAGTAATATTAACAATACAAACAGCAATAATCGTATTAGAAATCAAAATAATATCCAAAATAATTTTGATATTAATGATATTGAAAAGATAACTAATGTACTTGAAAATCATCTTACACCAGAAGTATTATGTAAAGGTCAAAAAGGAGTAGCAGAAATGTTAAAACTACATCTTTTACAGACAGAAGATGGAACACCTTTATATGAATGTACAGATGTATCTCGCCAAAAATTTGAATTTATAAACAAAGAAGGTATGATAGAGATAGATTCTAAAGCAACTAAACTTATTACTAGTCTTAATAAGGCAAAAATATATGATAAAGCACACAATACAGGTCAAAAGCTATGGGAAAAAGAAGATGGAACAGTAGATTATCAAGCTCAGTATGTTCATATGCCTAAAGTAGTTGAAGTATTAGAAATAAACCAGGATTCAAGCAAATTAAGATCGCATCTTGCTAGTATAACTTTAAGATAATTTATATTTATTTAAAGTATTTGACTATAAAATTATAAGCAGATTCGTAGTTTATTTCTTCTATTTTTTTGATTAATTTTTCATGATTATTATAATTTTTTTGAAGATATAATATATAATAATCAAAACCTATATGACCACTCGAATATTGTTTTTGTAAAAAATCTGTACATACTGTATCATCTAATGAGAATAATTTGTTGATAATATTATTCAAAGTTTGTATATCTTTTTTATCTTTTTTATAGTATTTCATTACTATACATGAATGTGTAATAATTTTATATACATCAACGTAAGGACTATTGTAATTTTTTATAGTATTTGTTAGTTTTGTTTTATACCAACCAAAAACTGCGTCATATATTTTATCCTTTTTCGATTTGGTAAGAAGACTTGAATTTCCTTGGTCTATAATTACAGCTCTGACATTTGAATAAAAGGTGTTTTTTGTTTTTTCGTATGGAAAAAAATATACATATGGATAGAAAACATTTGGTGGATATTTTTCTACCATAACATTATAAGAGTGAAGGTCATTATGATTATAACATATTTCTTCTGGTTTTTGAACAGAAGCCAATGTAGCAAAAATTTGTAATAGTATCTTGAAAAATGTGTATATATTAAAGCTATTATCAATAATATAATCAGCTAAAGTTGTACCAGGAATATATTCATATACAGAAAATACATGAACATTATCGTCGTCTGTAAATTTATCTCCTGTATAAGAGCAAAATTTACCATTATTTATGTATTTATTTATAAATTCTTTTTTAGGTTCTTTATTATTATCAAATGAAATTTTGTTGGTGGGACACATAAAAAAAGCATAAAACATAGCAAAATTTCTAGATTTTAATTTACGAATAAAAACTTTATTTATATATATTTCTATAAATGCCTTAGTAAGTCTGCAATAAAGTTCTTCGACTTTACATTTATTTACGTCATTTTTAAATCTATCTATACAATTTATATATTTATTTTTACAATCATTATATGAATAATTATCTATAATTTCATATTTGACGATAAGTTTTTCATCATCTCCTGGAAGATTTTTATTCTTTAACTTTGATAGCTTTGATAAAAAAGTAACTCCGTTTACTCCTTTTGATAAATATCGTTCTGGATAAATTATATCATCCAAATCGATTTTATGTGTAGATATATCTGTATTTTTGAAGTTTATACTATTTTTTCTTAATTTTTCTATAAAACTCTCGAATCTATTGTTTTTTATGTAAGAAATGAGACGTTCAATATTTTTATAATTTCTTTTGTTTAAATCTTTTTCCTCTTTACTTTCATATTTTTCTGGTGTATATATAATTTTTACAATTTCATCTATTTCCAAAAGTCTTATTTGATCTTTTGTAATAACATTAATAGAATTCATTTATACTTTAGAATATTTTATTTTATAAAATTGATTTTTGGCAGATTAACTTTAATAAAAATAAACATAATTAAAGATAATATGACATCGTATAATTCACAATCTGGAAACTCGAAGAACTCAATGTTTTTGAAGAAGAAGATTGATTATGAACTTCCTCAAAATATTATGACTATGGTATCTACATGGATTGACTGTTATAATTCCAATATTAGAGAGAAAACAAAGATTAAGATGCACTATGATTTTGAATCAAAAATTAATGACACAGAAATAATGACAGCATCGAAGAAAATGTCAAACTCAGCAAAGAGATCAGAGAATGAGAGAATTAAACTTGAACAGGATATTTTTAAATGGCTATCTTCTCATAACGATAAAAATGTAGATATTTATGCTGAAAAACTATCAAATCTTATGTCAATTGATAAAGACTTTATTATCAAACGTTATGTTAATAATATCAGACTTCAAAATAAGATGAAAGAATTTAATCCTAATTATTTTATTAAGGAAGTTAAGAAGGAAGTTGTTAAAAAGGAGGAAAATGATGAAAAGAAAGAAGTTAAGGAAGAAAAGAAGGGAAATATTGTTTATGGTGATGCATGGGATTTAATCTAAATTTAAATCATTTGTATGATTTAAATATATTATAAAATTAATAAAGACACAGCCACAGTCAGAAATCATCTTCTAGAATATCATTCTTATTTTCTTTTTCTCCAAGTACATGGGCAGATTGATATTCTGTTGGTCGACTTTCAAAGAAGTTTGTTTTTGATTGCATTCCGATCGTTTCCATGAAGGCGAATGGATTTTGTTTATTATATTTCTTTTCATATCCAAGATCTACTAGAAGACGATCTGACACATACATAATATAGTCCATCATTGAATCTTCATTTATTCCTAGTAGTCTAACTGGTAGGGCATCTGAATAGAATGTTTTTGAGATTTCTACTCCTTGATCTATGATATCGTGTACATCTTTTTTCGGAAGTTTATTTTTAAGGAGTCTATATATTTCAACTCCGAATTGTACATGTTGACCTTCGTCTCGTGCAATAAATTCATTTGACTTAATAAGACCAGAAAGGAAAAGCCGGCCATTTGACTTGAATCTCTTTAGCCAAAAGATACTTGCAAATGCACCTGAGAAGAATACTCCTTCGACAACGCAGAAGGCGATAACTCTATAGGCAAAAGGTAGATCGCTATTAATCCATCTAAATGCCCAGTCGCTAATCATCTTAATAGAATCTACGGTTTTTATAGAGTTAAATAGTATAACTTTCTCATCTGTATTTTTTACCAAGTTATCGAGCATAATAGAGTAACTTTCTGAATGAACATTTTCCATCATCATTTGATATGTGTAGCATACAGTGGCTTCCATTGGTACAAGTTCATTAAGAAAACGAGTTGCCAAGTTAAAATTGACAATACCGTCAGAGGCGGCAAAGAATCCAAGAATGCGTTTAATATAATGTTGTTCGTTTTCATTTAGTGAGTCAAAGTCTTCCCGATCTTTAGAGAAATCAATTTCTTCAGCTTTCCAGAAAGATGCCAGTTGTTTTTTATATAAATCCCAAAGTTGAGGATAGGTGATTGGAAATAAAGTAAAACGACGTGTCTCCTGGTCTAAAATTGGTTCATATTCTTCGAGTTCCATTTTATATCTCTTTTATATAAAGATTATTTTTTTAACGAGTATATTTTATTTATTTTTTGAAAGTAATAATTGGCTTACAATTTGATTCATATTTATGATATCATTGTCTCTATTTTCGTTCTTATTTCTGTAGAAAACTGTATGGCGATTATATGGTTTATTATCTGTATATAGATTATCCATACTAATAAGTTTTATATCAGGATAATTATCTCTTACAAATAGTCCTATAGAAACATCGTCTATTACAGAATAATTTACTTTCTTATTATTATAAAGTATATCTCTTACCATTTTTTTGAAAAATTTATTAGAGAATATAATTGCTGTTCCTGATATATAATCTAAACCCCAGTATCTTTTATCTACTATTCCAGAAGCTTTATCTAGCCATGCAAGAGTTAATTTTAGACTTCCTCCATAGTCTAGGTTATTTAGTTTTAGATTATGTCTTAGAAGATTAAAGTTGACTATTGTGCTTATATTAGTTCTTACAATATAATCATATGAATCAATATCAAGATATTTGTATGAATATATAAAGGCTTTTATTGTTTTATCTAATATTCCAGGTAAATAAGTTTCTTTTCCTTTTATATAAAGAATATCTTCTCTTAATAGATAAGGTGTTGTTATATTGTCTGAAAATGTATAGTATATTGTTTTTACGTTTTGGAGAGAGTTGTAGTATTTTCTTGTTATTTGGTACATTTTATCATAATGTTTTGAACTAGAAAAGAGTACTAAATTAAGAATTTTTGTATCTTTTACTTTATCATAATTGTATGTTTCTTTGATGTATTGATTATAAAAATATAAAAGATATAAAAACAGAAAGATTAATATAAGAATAAAAGTAATTTTTTTCATTTATTATAATGAAAAAAAAGATATGACTTATAATTTAGTTCTACATAGTGGACACGAATCATGTGTTTCAAACCATTTAAATATATTTCCGTTTTCACAACAATCAGATGTATCTCCATGAAAGTAGTGTCCGCAATCTAGTCTAATACATTTCTGGTTATCTTCTATGTTGTCTTGGCATATTGAGCATAATTCCATATCATCATCTTTTATTTCATCTTTTCCCTTAAAACTATATGTAAAAGTAAATATCTTATCTTTAAGAGTTTGTAATTTTGATTTATTTAGAGGATTTGAAGGTGTTTCAGAGGTAAAAAATGTTGATGGACTAAATATAGACATGATAGAATTAGCGATATAAAGATTAAATTCGTATAGAGATTGTGGTGATCTTCTCTCAATTGTGTAGAATTCGAAAAAATAGTATACATTTGAACATGAAAGATTTGTTATATTTCCTGTATTTTTCATGAAGAAATCTGCTGCAAGTACATATATATCTTCATTTTCAATGTAGTACCGACAGAAGCAGTTATTTCTGAACATGAGATATAGTTGTTTTTTTGTTGGATATTCCCCGTTATTATTTTTTCTGAATGAATTTATTTTAAGGATGTATTCAACGTGAGATTGGAGGGTTGCTCTTTCATAATAATTTTGCCTAAAATGTTCTAGATTTTCATATAATTCTTCTATATTTTCATATAGATCGTATGAGAACATATCAAAGTTATTACTGTAAAGAAATGAGTATGGAAATGAGAACGACATTTTTTTTATAATTTTATTTATATAAATTTAATATAAAAAATCAATTTTATTAAAGATAATAATTCTTAATATATTCATTTTATTAAAAAAATGAATATCAATGAATATCAATATCACTATCAAACTCGTTAACATCTGCCCATGAATAATATTCAAAACTTGGATCATAATACATACGAAATAATTCTTTTGCTAATCTTTTATATTCCTCTTCGTCGAATGGTTTATCATCTAAAAATAATGGAGTATCTTGAATATCTTGAATATCTTTAATATCTTGAGTATCTTTAATATATTTATTTTTTTTGTTTTCATTTAGGATGATATTTAAGCGTTTTAGATCTTCTGGAAATGCTCGTTTAACATATTGAATTTTCGTTTCGTTATTATGTTTGTAATAACATTTTTCTTTTCTGAGACATTCTTCGTTATATTTACATAGAATAGGATTTAGTTCTTTGAATGTGTGTGCATAAATACATTTTCTACCTTTTCTACATTTTGACAAGCCAAACGCACAAAATTTTGTGTGTGTAAAATATACTTTTTGTGTTTCTTTTTGTTCATTAGATTGAATAATATCCTTTTCGTTGGAGTTAGAGTTTTGAAGTGTATCCATTTTGCTATAAATTTTTAAATAAATAAATAATAAAATCAATTTTAAAATAAAAATGCCAAAGAGTCCTAAGGTGAGTTTTGAAAGTATAAGAAAAAAAATAATAATAAAGGATAATATTGAAATGAAGAGTAATATATTATTTTTGATAGTTGTATTGTATTCATTTTTGACATTGTTGTTGTTAGTTTACAATAAGCCTAGTTTTATATGCAGAGATAGTTATAATGAATATGAGAAACAAAAGATATCTTATATTAAGTTATTTATGTGTTATATATTAATACAAATTCCTTTATTTTTTTATTTAATTATTTCTTGCTAATCCAAAGTTGGTAATAAAGAAGAATAATAGAGCAAATGTTAGAGATTTTGCTATTATTTTATAGTATAGATTTTCTGTTTTAACTATATTTTGAAGTAGACGATCTGATATTGGTAGATTTAGCAAGAAGAATAGAACAGTTGCAATAATAATATCTTTAAAATGAAACCATGCTTTTTGTGTATCTTGTGGTAATTTTTTGATTACTTCTGATGGTGTTGGATATAACATTTCTACGATAGATTCTTCTTTTTGAGATATTTCATTATCATCTGTTGGTAGTTTATTTATCATATCAGAATTTTTAAATACACTTGACATCATTTTTATCTTTTTATCAAAAAAATTACCTTTAAAACCCTTTTAAATAAATAAAGGAAATAAAAATGAGTAGTTTAGATATTAGAAAGTTTAAGAAAATATTACAAAAGTATGATATAACGGTGATTGAGTATTATACATATGATAAAAAATGCATGTATATAAAGTGTTTTATGAATATCATATGTGAATTTTTATTGATCTATATACCGACTAAATTCAGATTTGACATTGAAGCAAATAATATGTATGATATAATAGAAATAGAAGAGACAAATGAGTTAGATGATTATTCAAAAAATTCTAAAGTTCCAAATATGACTAAAATTGATGAAGAAAAAAGTTATTCAAAGTATGATGAATTGACAAAGAAATATAAATCGAGTACAATATCGTTAGAAGGGTCAGATGAGCCCCTTACCCGTAGAATTAAGCGTCAGTTATCTAGGTTAAAAATTCCTTTTTCCTCATTAAAATATGATATAGCAATACAGTATAATAAATATTTTGGTGTGTCTTTCGGAGATACACTAAGTATTTACAGTATAAAAAATTATGAAAATCAATTGAAAATTTCAAAGCAAATACTATATTTTGTAAATTTGAATGATTTAATTGAAGAGATTGATGAAGTAAATACTCAAGTAGAAAATATAAAAGATCAGTTTTATAATATATTGAAGAATATATCTTCATCAAACTTACAAATCATAAGAGAACTATGGTCTAATAAAGATTATGAAAATATATTTTCTAATATAGCATTAAAGAAAGAAGAATATAAAAAATCGATAGAGGAATTTAAGAGTCTATACCAGGCAATAAAAGAAAAAGAAGAATTTCTTATAAAACAGTATCAAAAATTAATGAAAACAGATGATATATATAAAAAAACATCAAATGAAGGAAAAATACAAAAACAGATGAATGATTTATTTTTTTCAAAAACTGACGTTATAAAGAATGGTATGATAATTGCAACCAAGTATCATAAGAATATATTGACGATTGAAGAAGTATCTTTTGATAATTCAGTAATGATTGAAAGAATTAATAAAAATTTTCAACAGTTAAAAGAAATATAAATAAATTTATATATTTTATATAGATAAATGAACGAAGCACAAGTATACCGTAATATACAAAAAAAAAATTCTTACGGAAAGGCTTTTTACGCAACAAATAGAACAGTAGGAGGAGTTGTAACTGATTTTGACGATTTTCCTTATGATCGTTTTTACAGAGGAGTATATCAATTAAATAAACCTGTTATTCTAGAAAGAGAGGCTGGATACAGAAATGTAGAAAATAATTGTTATAAGACAATTACTACATTTAAACCTGAATATCCTAAACATTGCTTTGAGGCTCCTTGTTCTACTATATATCCATGCTATCCAGAATATCTCAGAAGATATGCCGACAAAGAACAACTCGACCTATTTCTTAATAGAAAATGTGTTGACCGATCCCTATAAAAACATATTAAACATCTTAAACATCACATGGTTGATATCCTATATAGCTTACTGTATTTTTTAATTTCATTAACATTAATAGAGTAAGAAGATTAGCCAGATCTTCCATTGACATTACATTATTATTGTAGCTTGGACTATTTTTTACGGCATTAAAAAACGATATTAAAGGCTCAGAATTAAGATCGGTATCTGAAATTCTATATAATATAGAATATTTTTGAATTAATTGTAATGGTGTTGGATTTACTAAATTTCCATCTTTTGAAATTTTTACAGTTCTTGGAGTCACACCGTTAGATTCTCTGTCAACAGTAATTAACCAGCTATCGTAATCAGGATTTATAGTTCTCATCATTTGTAGATACAATGCAGCGATATCGTAATAATTTTTTCTTTTTAGAGCATTTTCTACAGCAGGTCTTACCAAAATATCGATATTTCTTTCTTTTGTCAATGTTTCTGGTTTGAGATTTTTTATTTTATCTATATTATAGCACACTTTCGGTGTAGCATTTCCTAGTATATTTTTTACAAGATTATAGAATTTTAAATATTCCCTTCTTACTCTAGTATCTGTATAAAAATCAGTATCATCGCTTGTCATTACAGTTAATAAAGATATTTTTGGATCAATTGGTTGTGAAGGAGTTTTTGATTCATCTGTTTTTCTTAGAAAATACCATAATAATACGCTTAATATAACAATAGCTACAAAACCACCAATAATATAGTACTTATATTTTTGAAAGAACGATTCTTCATCTTGTTTTTGTTCATATGGTTCTTGAATTTCAAAAGATTGCATCTTTTTTTATTATATTGATTAATATAATAAATTTACTGAATTTTCTCTTCTATAAAACTTTTGCATTCATTAATCATCTTAATAAATTCATAGTAGGCATCTTTCATACAATATTTATGGGGACTTGACATGATACACTGTCCTGATTGAAAACATAGAAATGTACAAAATTTTATCTTATTATTTTCTTTAAATCTTTCCTTTTCATCTAGTGTTTGAAAATATTCTTTGTGTGTGATAATTGATTGAATCCATTGTTCTGTTTCTGAATCAAATATCATCTTTATAATTGGAATATTGTCAAGTTTTCCTAGATTAAATTTTATATTCACACCAGTATATCCAAATGTTGTTTCAAGAAGTGAATGATAATCAGTATTTTTATTGACATACTCGTCTAAATTTTCCTTATTAATACAAAATCCTAAGCTAAAGTTTATATTTGACATTACTGTAATGTAGTAAATTTCAAGATTTGAATTTAGAGGAAGTGTCAATATTTTTTTGTCTTGTATTCTTGCTATATAATTTTTTACAAAATCCAGACATTTATGGGCATGATTATCTGTCTTACATCCAGTAAACTGAAATTTTCCGTTTTTACTAACTTTAAAGTTGATTAATTTATTATCAACTGACATTACAATTGTCAGACTATTACGAAAATAGTTTTCATTTTTTTTCTTATCTTTTGATTTATCCTCATCTTTTTTCTTTCTTGTCTTTAAATCAACACCACGAAGTTTATCTCCTAATTTTAGAGTAATTATTTCTCCATCATTTAGTAGTTGTGGTTCTTGTTTAACTTCATCTTTTGGACGTCTTCCACGTTTCTTCGGGATGACTTGATAAGGAGTCACCGGAAGATTTAGAAAAAGTTCATTTGTATTAATTTTCCAGTTCGTTTTCGCGATAATTGTTTGAGTTGATGTTTCAATATCATCAAAGTTTATCATTTTAAATTTGTTTTACGTTATTATATGTTAAAGGATATTTCTTTAAATAACATTTTGATTTTAAAAATCGATTTTAAAATCAAATATTAAGAGTTAATACATCAAACTCTTAAAAATCATATGAAAACATATCTTTGCAATGAATTTATAAAACCTTTATTTGGATTTACTATTGGTCTTTTTCTCTTCACTAAATTATAAGCATCTCTTAAGCTATATCCCTTAGCCATACATAAAAATGCTATTGCCAATGTAGAACTCCTAGAAATTCCTGCATAACAATGAAATAGTATCTTTATATTATTATCTAATAAATATAACCGAAGTAATTCAGGTATTATAATAGTAAGAAGATCTGTCATCTCTTCATCTTCTGAATCATAACAACCTATTCTGTAAATTAATTTTCCATTTTTATCATCTATCTCTATATTATGATGAGCAACTCCATTATATGGATAATTAAGATTAACAATAACATCAAATTCATCATAAGGTGTTAGATAATTTCCTATAGCAACATTGTTATCTATCCAATTATAATTATCATAATTATGATAATTCATTTATTATAATAATTATTTATAAATGCAATTAATCCTACTATCACATCTATAAGTAATATTATCCATGAATTTTTCACTCCCGTCAAATATAAAACAGAAAAAAGTATATAAAGAGATCCATGTACAGGTCTTAAATTATTCCACCATATAGGACGACCCTCTGTTTCCACTCCTGTCTTTCTAAGATCTTTAAAGTATATAGTTAAAAAGCCTAATCCAATAACCATCGTTAGTAATCCAACTATATTTTTTAAAGGAGAATTTTCTAAATAATATGCAAGATAGGTTAATAATAATCGTGTAGGTACACATCCAATTAAAAATAATAGCTTACTCATCTTTATTAATCAATTAGTATTTTTTTATAAAAAAATACTAATATACTTATATCTAAAATTCACCATTTTCCTCTAATACTCGGTATATCTCTGTGACATCGTCGTTGCTAACTACTTGGTATATACGTTCATCTGTCTTGTACAAAAAAAATCGGAATCCTGAACGACAGGTCATAAAATGGATAGACATATCTGGACCATTTTCAATATAACGGTAGGTACTATGTAAAAGTAAAGGATTTAAGGAAGGAAATAACGCGTTTGCATTGTGGGTTGCTTCTCCTAGATTGACAACATTGCGAATAGTGTTGAAAGCATTTTCAGTGATCTGAAATTCATGAGATAATAACAGTGATGATGACAGAGCCATTTCTTATTATGATATGTAGATAGAAAAATAATAAAATAAAATCAATTTCATTTGTATATGTTTTGGATAATTAGGAGGACATACACAGGACAATATATTAAAATAATATAAAAAAATTGTTAATTTCTTAATTCTGCATGTTTCATTCTCCATTCTCTCTTTTTCTGTCTAAATAAATCTTCCATTTCTCTTCTATATTTAAATTGTTCATCTGTCTCTTCAATATCAGTATAATCAGGAAAAGCTCTACTTACATAATCATATATATTTCCACCTGATTCTATTACATTACTCATTATTTCTTCATCTGTAAGCTTTCTTGTTATTACTTTTTCTCTATTCTTGTTCTTTTCTAAAAACTGTCTTTTACATTCTCTTACTATGTATTGTTTGTATTTTTCTGAATATTTATTTTGTTCTCCTTTTCTATCAATAATAGCATTAAGAGCATTATAAAATATATTGTAATCAGTTTGTTCACTAAGAGATACATTATTAGCTTTAAAATAATCAAATACTTCTTTATATAAAAAATTATTTTTATCTTTTATAACAGTTAGATATTGTGGTATAAGCATCTCCAAATTTTGATCAACAATCTCTTCATCTTTTTCATTTGTGTATTTAAAAACATTTCTTGATGGATCAGTACATGATATATGTTCTTCTAAAGATGACGTAAGATGTCTTGTTATTCCTTTTATATTATAGGCATTATCTATAGTAAATGTATCTGCACATTGTCTTAATACATCATTTGTTAGAGGTGCATTTATAACAACTGTTTTATTGTTGTTGTTTACTGTAGTTGTTTTTTCTGCCAGTTTCATAGTAAGTTTGTCATTTTGTTCTTTAAGAATAGTAGTATAACTTTTATATTCTACCATTTCTAATCTTAATTTATTCAATATAGCTCTTTCATCTTTTAATTCATCTCTTAGATCACTTATTTCATGTTGATACTTGATATTTAATTCTCTTAAATTTTCCAACTCACTCAACTGTATATTGTATTTTTCTTTTATTTCATCATAAAGTTTGGCTTTATCAGAGTATTCTTTTAAAGAATCACATTTTATCCTATGTTGTTTATATGATTGAAATGATAATTTTTTCTGACAATTTATACACTCAATAATAGTATCATTATCAGATTTTCCTTGAATTTGTAGACAACTTTTAGTTGTTTTTTGATGTCTAATTAAAGAAACTTTACATGAAAATTCTTTATTACAAAAATTGCATATATTATCCATATTATTACTTTTATTAACTACTAAAATTTTAAATATTATATACAGTAATTTTTATTGTATATACAACAATTTTTATGGTATATACAACAATTTTTATTGTATATACAGTAATTTTTATTGTATAAGTTTTTAGAAATTTTTAGAATAAAAAACATAAAATTTCAGTCATAAAATCAACCTGAAATTTTATGTTTTTTTTAATTTATGATTTTTTTTATATTTTTCATGAATTTTTTTCTAAAATTCATGAGACCAACACACACAAATTCCAGTGTATGTGGGACTTATGATTTTATATTATACTTAGTCCAAATCATAAAAATCAAAATATTTCTATTTTTTATATTAGACTGGTTCTAACAATAAAAATAGAAATATTTATTCAAAGGGAAATTTAACATTAATTTAATTATACAGTAATTTTTATTGTATATACAACAATTTTTATTGTATATACAACAATTTTTATTGTATATACAGTAATTTTTATTGTATAAGTTTTTAGAAATTTTTAGAATAAAAAACATAAAATTTCAGCCATAAAATCAACCTGTAATTTTATGTTTTTTTTAATTTATGATTTTTTTTTATATTTTTCATGAATTTTAGAAAAAAATTCATGAGACCAACACACACAAATTTCAGTGTATGTGGGACTTATGATTTATATTGAACATGATCCAAATCATAAAAATCAAAATATTTATATTTTTTATATTAGACTGGTTCTAACAATAAAAATGGAAATTTTTATTCAAAGGGAAATTTAACATTAATTTAATTATATCACAATTTTCATGATATATATCACAATTTTATGATATAAGTTTTTAGAAATTTTTGGAATAAAAATCATAAATTTCAGTTATAAAATCAATCTGTAATTTTATGATTTTCTGATTTTTTCTGATTTTTTTAGAAAAAATCAGAAAAACATTTTATAGATAGAAAGGGAGAACAGAATAAATATATAGTTAAACAATGTAAGAAACAATTTTTAGAAAAGAATAAGCATAAAGAGAAGGAAATAACTAAAGAAATAATAATGAGTGTAATAAGAGATGGAGGAACTTTATATGATTTTGTTTATAGATTATTTGACATTGATGACATTGATGACATTGATGACATTGATGACATTGATGACATTGATAATGAGACAGATAAACAATTTAAATATCGCAGAAAGATGGAGGATCTATTTAAAGAAAAAAAGAGAGAATGGAAACTAAAAATTAAGATTTATATCTAGATAACCACTTTTTGAATACCTTCATTGCTTCTTTCATATCTTTTGTTTGGAATGGGTGATGTTTTGCTCTATTATACATTGTATTTATTACCTGAAATTGATAAGTCAAGTCATATTTACTTACTAATTTTATCGTTTGTCTTGCTTTTTTAGCGTCTTTATATCCTGTACCTTTAAGACTAGTTTTTGGGTGTTTGTCTTCGTATAAAGTATAATTAACCATCTTTTTTTTAATTGCTATAATAAAAGTTATGAAAAATGTTGATTAGAAATATTACTATCGATGATAACAAGGATGTTCTTAAATTAGGGAGGCTTCTTTTCAGGGAAGAAGATGAAATACCGTATCTAATAAAAGCAATAGATACGAGATGTAAAGAATTATCTTATGTTATTATGGATAATATTGATAATAGTGAGTTAATAGGTTTTATTTTGGTATGTAAAAAAATGACCAAGATATATGATAAATTTATAACAAAAATTCCTAATTGTTATGAATTAGCTTTTTTCGGTATACATCCAAGTTATCATGGAAAAGGACTAGGATCACAATGTTTAAAGATAACATTGTCATCAATTTATCAAGCATGTATTCAATTTAATTGTTGGTTAATAGTAGATATGTGTAATAGTGGAGCAATAAAGCTCTATAAAAAATTAGGATTTAGACAATGGAAAACATTTTATAATGAAAAGATTCCATGTTGTATAATGGGACTTAGTTATAGAAGATGGAAAATCACTTAATCTTTAAGTTATTGTTAAACTTAAAGATATTAAAGTTCATAAATAGATCTTGATCCATATTTCTGTTTAAGTTTTTTAATGGCACTATTAGTATATTCTTTAATTCTCTTTTCATCATCTACAAATTTTAGAGAAATTGTTTCAAAATTTTTATCGGCAAGTCTACTTTCTTGAATCAATTTATTCAAAAGATCGCTAAATACATTATAGTACATTTCAACTATATGACGGTATTCTATAAGTTTTGTTTTATCATGTTCTCTTTTCTGAATCTTCTTCATAAATTCATGTTTATCTATCTTTTTCATGAGATAATCAATTCTTAGATCCTGATTACTTTGATTGTCCATAACTGTAGGTAAACGAGGTAGAATTACCTCCTGTATATGGATAGATTTTCTGTAAAGATCCATTATATATTGATATAGACTTAAATTTACTTCTATATAATTTGTCGATAAAGGATAAACTACAGTTGAAACTGTGTAAACATCAGGAAGACCTCCACATTCTCTAGCATGGGGATTTCTTGGAACACCTCCGTTCTCCCTTAACCAGTCAAAATAATGTGGATTATGAACTAGACCTGTCTCTATCTTTCCTGTTTTCCAATCAAAAGCAACTTTACATTTTACGCAAAACATTTGATCACAACCACTAATTTTATAGATAGGAGTCATGCAATTGGGACAATTTCTACAATTTTTCTTAAGTTCCTCAATAGTCTTTACTGTATCAGGATCACATTCATGATCTTTATCTTTAATTTCATGGCATTGTGAACATGCCTTTACGTCGCATATTCCACATCTATATTTATTGTTTAAATATCCTCGGCAATCATTTACCGGACACGGACACATAACTAATTCCTTTTCATCTTCTTTGTTATCTATACTATCATCATAAAGATTTCTGATCTTTTCTTTGATCATATTTTTTTTTTCTTCTAACTTTCCTATCTGAACTTGAATATTATATAATTCATCTTTAAGTTTTTCATGTTTCTTTATACGCTCGACGTAAGGTTGTGTCTCCGGTAAAAGTACTTCTTCAATTTTAAATAGAACTTCCTCACGATGTTTCTTGTATTTTTTCTTTATAAAACTATCGCTAAAGTTATCGTAAAAAAAGTCATCATTAAATTGTTTTTTGCACGATACGCATGATGGTTTAGTAATTGATGACAATATTACCTTTTGATAACAGGTCTCACATGCTTCATATGAACAGTAAGGACATTTTACTAAAAATAGCTTTGTGTCGCAACAGATTTCACAATCTTTCTTGTCATACTTTGTGGGTTCTTCGTCATCATCACTGTCATCACTTATGACAATATTCTTAATATTCTTAATATTCTTAACGTTAGCCATGATATAACTAATATAACTAATGGAATAAAATTTATAAAAAAAAATCATTTTTAATCTAATGATTGATAGTCTATAAAAATAAAATTTATTTTATATACATATTTTAAATGTACCTCTAAAAATGCTAAAAAATAGAAAGGAAAGAATTAATAACAACAAAGAAATTCAAGAAAGATTTAAATCACTTTTTAAAATCTACGTGGAAAAAAAGTATTCATATTGCGGAGGAAATTGTGGTCATCACTTGGTATATTATAGAATTCTTTTTCCTAATATAAAAAATATAATATATGAATATTGTTATATATGTGGAAGAGATTTAATACATTTAAATAAATTTTCAGAGGTTTTTTATATTTATGAACCATTCAAATACAATAATCATATATAAAAATAATTTGTAAGTTTTGTCTCAATAAATTTCTTCCACAACATATAACAGATAAAACAGAGAAGAAATACCTATCAAATAAATTATATAAATTAAAGAAAGAATAAAATATATCTTTATATATACAAATTTTCAATTGTCATTTTATCTTTAATTAGATTTATTAGTCTATTTACTTTATTATTAAAATAATTTACTTTGTTATTAAAATAAATATTTGATATATCTAAAGTTTTTAAGGAGAGATGAGGAGATTTTTCTAAAAAATTAATAAATGATTCTATAAAAAAATAAGAATTAAAATTGCTATAAGTTTTAAATGAAATTTTCATAGAATCATTAAACGGTATATTTTCCAAAAGTTCTTTTATATATTCTATACATTTATTATTTTGTTTTTTATTCCCAAAGCATGATATGATAAATTCAAAAGACAATAAATTATTATTATTAATTTCAATATAGTTATAGTTTTCATAATATAATGAATCAATCGTATCATATATATTTTCAACAGTTTTAATGTCATATATATAAACATAAGAATTATTATTAAATATCAAGGATGGATAAGGAGGAGGATCACATAATACATATAAAGTATCATTATCTTCAAGTTGATCTATATCTGTAAATTTATTGTATTTATCTTCTATATCATAATGATAATATTTATCATCCTTATTATCATCCTTATTATCCCTATCATCCATATTTATAAATATTTTACATCTATGTTTTCTTATTCTATAAGATTCTTCTATATTGCATATTTTATCAATAATAGATTCAGTATCATCAAGATCTCCTATTTCGATACTAAAAATGGTACCATTAAGTAATTTTATATTTATATTTTTATAGACTATATATGAATAAAAAGAATTCATATTAATTTTATAATATACTCAAACATATAAGTATATTATAAATAGGAATAATTTCACTAATTATTATTATAAAGGTGTAATATAAATGGAAGTAATAAATTTAAGTATATTTATATTTATTTTATTATCTATAATAACAATTATTACAGTTAGTTTTACTGAATATGATAAAGATAAAGAAAAGAATAAAGAAAAGAGGGATAAAGCTCTTAAAATAACAGGAATTATATTAGGAACAATTGTACTAATTGGTATTATATATATAATATATATAGAATTTAAACCGGTATCTAATGGACTTAAAGAACGATCTTTTGACATTTATTTTGGACCTAATGATATAGTTGTTAAACCTAATGATGAACTAACTGGACCTTATGGTCTATATAGTCTACCGAATGGTGAAGTAATTAATCCTTTTGTTCTAACTTCTAGTGAACTACAAAAACCACTTCCAGAAAAATCATCATCTCCAGTAATTAAGATGAGTCCTTTTAATAGTGAAAAGAGTGATATATCATAATTAATTCTTTTATTATAATTTTTTAGAAATATATGAATTATTTTTTTTAATATAAATTAAATGAAAGTAGTAAATTTAAGTATACTTATATTTATTTTATTATCTGTTATAACACTTATTACAGTTAGTTTGTATGAGTATGATAAAGATAAAGAAAAGAATAAAGAGAAGAGGGATAAAGCTCTTAAAATAACAGGAATTATATTAGGAACAATTTCACTAATTGGTATTATAATTATTATTTCTGTAAATTTATACATGTATACAGAGAGGTTAAGAATTGATGAATATGATGATGAAGACAAATATCCACATTTTAAACCTGATTCTAGTCCATATAAAGAGATATCTCCTTTACAAAAAGTAAGTCCATATAAAGAAGGCTCTTCTTTACAAGTAAGACCGTTTTTAAACGGTTCGAATGAGTCAGGTGAATTTGATATGTTTACAAGTAAAATAGGAGTTTCACCTGAATTATATTCAAGATCTTTAAGTCCTCCAACTTCTTCTGAAATAGCTGAAATAGATAGAGAAATTTCAATGTTTAGAGATAACGCTCGTAAAAACTTAGCTATAGGTAGACATTCTTCTGAAAAAAAATATAGTCCATTAAATCTTACTCCTTCTGAAAGATCTGAACAGGAAAATTTATTATCTGGATTTAATAAATATTATAAAACACATATATAATATTGTGTGTATATAATTTAAATGGATAGATTTTCATTTTTTTCTAAAATAAAAATGAAAAAAATGTGGATATATATTGAAGAATTAAAGGATGAATTCTATGACTGTTAAGACTTTAAGTGGTGATTTTATCACCTTGTCTGTTTCTGATGAGAAAGAATTTGAGAATGTTTTCAAAAAAACGTATATAAAGAAGAGATTTCGTGCGTTTGTTAAAGTTGTTTTGATGGATAGTGATGAAGGTAAGATTATGGTTGTAAATGTACATAAATTACTTCCTTTTATGGAAGAATATTATGAGGTTAGTTGGAATATTTTGAGTCGTAATAGTAATAAACATGCGGTAAAAATATTAATAGAAAAAATAAAGGGAATTGATAATGATATTGAATTATATGATTTATTATCAAAAGATACTCCAGAATCGGCTATTTATATCGAAGAATTGATAAAAAAACATTTGGATAGGAATGGAGGTGATAATATTGATATTAATTTTTTAAATGCACTTGCATCAAATACGAATACTAGAGTATTAGAATTGTTATTTAATTTTATAGAAAAGTTTGATAATGAAAAGGATGTGTGGTATAGTGTAGTAAAAAATAATAATCCTTTTGCTTTTAAAAAAATTTTAGAAAAGATGGATAGAGATGAATTGTTTAAAAATAAGTTTGATTTTAAACAATTATGTTATTGTCAAAATGAAGAAGTTATTGATTTTTTAATACGACATCCAAATTTTATCGATTATAAAATATTGTCAGCTAATCCTTATGCTATTGATTTTTTGTTAGAAAATAAGGATAAAATAGATTGGGAAAATTTTTCTAAAAATAATCATCCAAAAGCAGTTGCTTTATTGAGAGAAAATAAAGATAATATTAATATTTATTCATTAGTTAGTAATGAGTGTGAAGAAGCGATAGATTTATTAGAAGAATTAGTAGATATTGAAAAAACGGATGATAGATATGTATTATCAGCACTTTATAAACGTTTGATTATTAATCCTTTTGGAATTGATTTAATAAGTAGAATATATGAGAAAGATAGACATTTTCATCCACTATTGTGGAAAAATCCAGGTATTTTTTGTGAAGATAATGAAAATATTTATATGTAATTTAAGATTATATTATAAATTAAAAATTTATAATATGAGGTGGTTAATATATGGTTCAAAAGGGTGGATTGGTGGAATGGTAAAGGAATATTTAAATAATAGGGGAGAAGACATTATTGAGGGATCATGTCGTGTAGATAGTGAAAAGGATGTAGAAGAAGAATTAAAAAGAATAAGACCAGATCGTGTTTTGTCTTTTATTGGGAGAACACATGGTCATGGATATTCTACAATAGATTATCTTGAACAAAAGGGTAAGCTAGTTGAGAATATTAGAGATAATTTATATTCACCTGTGATATTGGCGATATTATGTAAGAAATATAATATACATTTTACGTATATGGGTACAGGATGTATTTTTACATATTCTGAAGAGAAGAGAACATTTACAGAGGATGATGAACCAAACTTTTTTGGAAGTGGGTATTCAACTGTTAAGGGATTTACAGATAGGTTGATGCATCTTTTTGATGATAGTGTACTTAATGTTAGAATTAGGATGCCTATAATTGGAAAACATCATCCACGTAATTTTATAACAAAGATTACGACATATGAGAAGATATGTAGTATAGACAATAGTATGACAGTATTGGACGATTTAATACCAGTTATGATAGATATGTCTTATAGAGGAATTACTGGTACAATAAATTTGACAAATCCTGGTGTTATTTCACATAATGAGATACTTGAGATGTATAAGAAATATGTAGATCCAGAGAAGACGTGGGAAAATTTTTCAGTTGAAGATCAGTCTAAAATTTTATTGTCTGGACGATCTAATAATGAGTTAGATACAGAAAAATTAAAGAGTATGTATCCAGAAGTTTTACATATTAAAGATAGTATAGAAAGAATATTTAAAAATTTTAGGATGTAATAAGATTAATTTTCATTTAAAGACCATTACAAGTCTTTAAATTATAATCACGAGAAACGTTTTCCAAAACTTCATTACACCAACTACTCATTTTTTATAATACACATTAAAAAATTAGATTTGGAACAAATCAGCATAATTAGCCTAATTAAAAATCCATATTTCTTTAGGGATCCATTTTTGATTATTTATTTGAAGGCCTTTGATAGTATGTATATTATTAATTATATTTACAACATTGGACACATTTTTATTGTATATTACGAGAATATTTTTAGTTGATAGATTTTTACCTGTAAAGCTAACAGTATATTTTTCTTTATAATTTATATTATAATAACCTTGTAAATATTCTTCATAAAAAACAATTTGGTTTATGTTTTTGTCGACTCTTTCGTCATTTTCATCGTAAAAGAAGATAACATTTATTTTATCGTCTTTATTTTCATCTTTATTTTTTGTTATTTCTGTTGATTGATAAAAGTTAAATTTAGAAGTATTATTTTCAATACAACAATCATATCCAAAACATGACATTTTCTTATATTTATGATATTAATATCATAAATATCAATAAATAAAAATTTATTCAAGAGTTTTCATCAATTCCTTAAATTCTTTATTAAAATTGTATATAACTCCACCTGCCTTTTGGTAGACTTTTTTACGTTCTGAGAAATGTCTCTTAAGGGCTTTATCATCATCTACTAAATCAAAGATAATTGGTGATACATCTTCTCGTCTAATACATCTACACATATACTGTTCAAAGTAAGCCTGTATATCTGATGCAAGTATAAGAGAATCAATACTGTCAACTGAAAATCCCACTCCAGCTTTGCCTGTAGTTGCAACAATAATACGTGAATCTTTATCAAAATCGTTATTATCTTCTGCGATTAACGATACATTTTCTTTTTCTTCATGTAAATAATTGAAAATGGTTTTTGACTGTTCAATACGTTTACATAAAACTAGAAAAGTTCTATCTTTAAAATAAAGAATAATATCAACTATGAATTTATTTCGTTTTTCGTGAGAAGATTGAGCTGATATAAAAGCATTCCAATCTTTAGAATCTTCATCATATTTTATTCCTGTATCTATTTTATAAACTTTATGAGGATGATATAACTCTCTTACTATCTTTTCTTCACCAAAATAAAAATCAAGCAATTTATCCATTTGATCAAATCTATATGGACTCCCGCTTAACCCAAATAAATATCGTGGAGAAAGATATGTTAAACATTCTGAGAGGCTTTCACATAGAATTAAGTGTATTTCGTCTACTATTACTAATCCAATATTTTTAAAGAAGTATTCTCCTAGAGACTTTACATTTTGGGCATTTACAAGGAGAAATTGACTTTCTTCTGCTTCTTTTAATTTTTTATTAGACATTCCAGGTTTTACAAGGCATACTTTAGCGCCGTCTATAAATCTTTTAATAGCTTGTTCCCATTGATTTAATAAGATTATTCTATGACATATAATAAGAGTTTTTAAACCAATTTTTGAAGCGAAATACAAACTTAAAGAACTCTTTCCAAACCCAGGATATAAAGCAAGCATAATTGATCCTTTTTTATTTAAAGCAGATATAGCCTCATCTTTTACTTGTTTTTGTCCTTCTCTTAATGGTGCATTAAATTTAACATTTATAGATGTAAATTGGTCTCTAGGAGGACGCGTTGCATTTTTTATGTTTTTCAAAGCCCAATCAAAAGGTAGATAAGCTTTTGATTGGGCTTCTGAAACTCTTAATGGTTGAATAATTTTCTCTTTTGGTTTTTGTTTAGAAAATTTATTAAAACCAAATGAAGACTGTTCTATTTTCTTCACAAAGACTTCTTTTAAGATTTTGTCTTCAAGTTCAGGTGAAATATCTTTAGATTCTATAACAATTGACATATCTCGTTATAACTTTTATTTAATAGTTAAACCATTAAATAATTTCATTTTTATATTTCAGGTTATTTACACCTTTGGACATTTAAAACGCCGATTTTATAAGATTACTTATAAAATTAATCCTTGTATGTCTTATATTTTCTGTTTGATTTCTTTCTCGATTTTTTAACGTATAGGTCATCCCTTTCATACGAACCTGATAGTATATTTTTATATGTAGTCTTTGATATACTTCTTATAGCGCTTCTTATATTAGTTTTTATTTCTTCATACGTCAAACCATCTAATTTTTGTAGCTTTGATTTAAACACGCTAAAATAATTTTCGATCGCATTGGTAAAGTGCTGATATGGAACCGAATATAATAGATGATTGTCTCTATTTACAACTTCTTTAACTCTTTCGTTTCTATGACAACTTGCATTATCTAAAATAATCAACTTATTTTTATATTTAGACGTTACGTATTCATCCAAGAAATCGATTAGTCTGTCGCTATCCATACCTCCCTTTTCATATAGTTTCCATCCTACAACTCCATCCGAACTAATCGCCATAATAGCAGTGTATCGCTTGAATACTTCTTGTGAAGTTGTCGTAATTGTACATCTTTTTCCGACTTCACTGTAACAGTGATTTCTCTTCTGTAAAGAGTTGATACTTGTCTCATCTATACATATAATATCATCGATTGAATATTTCTTTATCTCTTTGTAAAATGCCTTCAAATTTTTATTAATATCAATATCTTTGCCAAACCGTTTTACAGGTTGGTGTCTTATATTTGTCAATTTAAGAGATACATGATTTTGTTTTACAATACGGCTTAAATGTCTCCTTGACAATTCGATGTCTTCAAACTTTTCTTTTACGAGCTGTAACAGATCTTCGATCGTTATGGTTTTATTTTTCTTCAATATATCAAGTATAAACTTTACGTGTTCCTTCTTTACTTTATACGCCACAGGGTTTCTATTAACACGTTTCACATCTCCTTTGTCTTTGTATCTGTCTACCCATCTCATCAAACTTCTTACGGAACACTTAAAAATTTTACAAGTTTCTTCTTGTGTTTGTCCAGATGTAAGGTAGTGTTCTACCGCACACTTTTTATAGTCATTACTTTTATGGTGTTTGTTTTCTTCAACTCTCATTTAAATATAGACTTAAAATTTTATTTATAATATATACAATATTATAAATTTATATCGTTGTTATCTTCAAAATGACCTCTGAATATATAAATCAAATTGAAACAGAAAACGAAGCTCTAAAGAAGCGTATCGTAGAGCTTGAAGAATCTCTAAAAAAGTATACAAGCACCCATCGACAGAAAAAATATTATGAAAACCACTCCGAAGATGTGATTCAGAAAAATAAAGAATACACCAAAAAGGTAAGAGAAACCAACCCAGAAAAAGTGAAGGAATGGAACCGAACCGCTTACCTCAAACGCAAAGAAAAACTTAAAGCAGAACGAGACGCTAAAAAATAATTTATAAATCATACTCTATATCACAAAATATTGACAGATTTGAAGATAAAGCGTTCCAATTAACTTTATTTATATAATTTTTTATGAGGCTAATTGCGTTAATATTTGAAGACAAACTAACCCAGTCAATTTTTTTACTATTTGGATTTTCATTCAATTCATTTTCAATAATATGAATAGCATTAGGATTTGAACATAATATACGTATTCTTCGTTTTTTTTCAGAAGTTGACAATTTATCGATAAGGTGAATAGCATTAGGGTTCAAACACAAGCTATTCAATTCACAATACCCTATTTTACCTTTATTTTTTTTATATATTTCTTTTTCAATGATATGAATAGCATTAGGATTTTTACATATTGAAGTGTATTGTCTGTCTGGACAATAGTGCCATAACTTATCCAATAACTTTTCGTTTAATGTTTCAATGATATGAATAGAGTTTGGATTTTCGCTTAAAATTCCGTAATCAATTTTTTTACTTTTAGGATTAGATAATAATTCATTTTCAATGATATGAATAGCTTTTGGATTGGAACATAAATTAGACCAATTAATTCTTTTACTATTTGGACATTCTTTTAGTTTATTTTCAATAATATGAATAGCATTTGGATTTAAACATAAATTAGACCAATTAATTCTTCGACTATTTTGGTGCATTTCTAATTCTTTTTCTATAAGGTGAATAGAGTTTGGATTTAAACATAAACCATCCCAATCAATTTTATCATAGAATTGTTCAATAATATGAACAGCATTAGGATTTGAACATAAGTTAAACCAATCAATATCTTTGATGTCTTCCTCTTTTAATTTATTTTCTATAATATACATTGCTTTGGGATTTGTATTTCTACATAAAAATCTTAAAGATAATTTTGTTATATCTATCCAATCATGTAAATAATACTTGTTATTTATGAATATTCCATACATTTTTTCATCTTCTAACAAAAAATCTTCGTCTTTTTGATCTTCATTTTCAAAATCAATAATTTTTATAAAAGAAAAAGGGATATTTTTATCTATACTCAACTTATTTTTAAATTCTAAAGATGTATCGCAAATATATTGATAAATCGATCCAGATAACGTTTTTGCTGTTTTTAATGACATTTTATTTTCTATTTATTTGAATAAATAGAAAATCATTTTTACAAATTATTATGTAAAAAATTGTAATTTAAAAATAAAATCTTGTATATAAATAAATCGGATATGCCAAAAAAATCGAAACCGGTTATAGAAAAACCTCCTGACGGCGTTTCTCTCGTCAAAGAAAAAACATCTTATCGAACCGTGAAAACGTCCCTAACATCGATCATCAAAGATCAAGATATCCTACAAAAAATCAATGATTTGGTTGTAAAATGTAACCACATTGTCATCGACACCTATATGTTCATACGACTATACTGTCTACATCTCTATCACATTGGTAAAAAAATTCCCGACCTCGATGAAAAGTTTATCTCTTACTGTATGATGACACTCGGAGAACGTGATAACCGTGGTAAGAAACCGGCAAATACTCAACTTATCACAGAACTAACTACTTTTTATATGGAAGAATTTCAACCGATTTTTAACCATCATAAATTTGATATGAAATGTATGTCCTATACTCTACCTTACATATGTAAGACAATGGAGACGTGTTTATCGGTAAACCTAAAAGAACATTTTGTCAAACGTCTCTTACGTTTTATCAATGTTTTTGCCGGTAAGTATTACGATGAACATATCAATACAGACAACAACCCTAAAACCAAAAAAGAAATGATTTGGAAATTGAAGAAGGCTGTTACTGATAACAAATACGATGACATACCGGATGAGTTAAAGCCGTGGTTTAAAACCCATCGCGTCTATATTTTACCGGAAACTGTAGAAAAGTCGGTTTATTACGACTGTAAAGTTAACCCATACAAATACATTAAATATTCTTTTTATATGAATCAAAAGTATGAAGAATATAACTCAACGCTTGCAACATCACCAGATTCTATAAATTACGACCTTATTAAGCTATTTCAACCGCTTTCATTGCGTAAAACAAATGTTCCGCGATACATTACGATTGATACGGCTACACTAATTAACATCTTTTCGGAGAAGGGAACAAAGGGAAAACTTTTACAAACATTAAAAGAAAATCAAGAGTTAGTATGGAACGATTATTTTAGGATGGATAAAAAAGTTTTTCGTGGAAGTAAAGAATACAGCTTTAACTATACGCTACAAACAGATGGTGTCGGTGTTTCTCTTCTATTTAAACATAATACACTGAAAGATAAGAAATACGGTTCAAAAGTAAAAGAAGTTGACGATAGCATTCCATATGTCGATCATCTATCGGATACACAACTCGATATCATGAAGAATAAAAAAATAGTCACGGCTGACCCGGGCAAGCTTTATCTTCTCTATATGATGGACGATGAAGGAAATAATCTAAAATATTCGTGTAAACAACGTGATACAGAAAGTTTAGCAAAGAGAAACAGGCGTATTAAGATAACTAACAAAAAACAGAGTTCCTATATTATCGAAGCCGAAACCGAATTGAGTAATACAAGTTCAAATACGGTAGACTACGAAAAATTTAAGGATTTTATCAGGTTAAAACATATTACAAATGAGAAAACAACAACATTTTATGAACAACCTTTATACAGAAAACTAATATGGAGGACGAAGACATATCGACAGCGATCTGAAGATAAATTTTTAGATAACATTTCAAAGTCTTTCGGAGACAAAGAAGATATTGTTGTGTGTATAGGAGATTGGAGTAATGCACAAGGTTCGTGTATAAAAGGAGCGTCTACAATGGGAGTAGGTCTTAAACGTTTAGTAAATAAAAAATATACGACCCTTCTATTAGACGAGTATAACACAAGTAAAAAATGCTGTAACTGTTGGGAAGATATAGAGAATGTGAAGGTGGGCGGAGATAAAAAATTTCGTCTACTTAAATGTAAAGGATGTGATCGTAAGAAGAGAGACATTGATAGTCCAGAAGACGAATATAAAACAATGTTTAATTCTTATTTGACACGAGATAAGAATAGTTGTGTGAATATGATGAGCATAGTAAAGCATATGATCTACAACAAACGAAAGCGACCAGAGCCGTTTTGCCGGTCGTAAAAATACCTTTAGCGGTAAAGCTATATTACTATCATCTCTAAAAACATAAAAAGAGAGAAAAGGTAGTAAATCAGTTGTTTTTACTGACTTCAATGTCAGATCTTTGTATTTTTTTAATGACCAAAAATCGGCGTTTTAAATGTCCAAAGGTGTAAAATATTGTTTATACTTATCATCATCTATAAAATCTTTCCATTTCTTTCTTATAGTTTCTTCTTTCATACATTTTTTATTGCATTTATAATTTTGAGTTTGACAACTTATCCACCGTCCAAGAGATTTAATAGTTTGATCTTTATCTTTTTCGTGTGGTCTCTTTTTATGTTTATCAATATACTCTTTAGCTTTTTCTAAGTTGTCCTTCCATATTTCTTCATTACTTAAGAAGTATTCTTTGTATTTTTTATCATTAATGAACTCTTCCCATTTTTGTTTAATATTTTCATCCTTCATACCATCTCTATTTCCTTTATAATTTTTAAATTGGTCTGTTAACCACCATCCTAATGATTTAATATCTTTATCATTATCCAATTGAGAAGGTCTCTTTTTATATTGATCAATATACTTCTTAACCTGATTTAAATTATCCCTCCATAAGTCTTCATTACTTGAGAAATATTCTTTATACTCATCATTATCTATAAAATCTTTCCATTTCTTTCTTATGGTTTCTTTTTTCATATTGTGTTTATTCCCTTTGTAATTTTTTGTTTGATTACTCATCCACTTCCCAAGATATTTTATCGTTGTATTTTTAGATTTTTCAGAAGGCCTCTTTTTATGTTTATTGATATACTCTTTTACCATTTCTAAGTTATTCATCCATATTTCTTCATTTTTTAAGAAGTATTCTTTATACTTTTGGTCATCTATAAATTCTTTCCATTTCTTTCTTATAGTTTCTTCTTTCATACTGTTTTTATCTCCTTTGTAATTTTGTGTTTGTGTACCTAACCATACTCCTAATGATTTAATGTTTTTGTCCGTATGTGTTGATGAAGGTCTCTTTTTATGTTGATTGATATACTCTTTAACTTTTCTCATGTTCTCTTCCCAAATTTCAAATCGATTTACAAATACTCCTAAGCTGTTATAAATAAGTTCATAACGAAGATCAATAGTGTTTTCTTTCTCATCTTCTTTATCGTCATCATATTTATTGTCTTCATCTGAATCATTTTCAACTTTTGTGATATTGAGATAACCAGTTGTCTTTTTCTCCGTATACGCTTGTCTAATTCTCGGGTCATTTTGAGAGAGTTCTCTGATAAAGTTTACAATACTTTCTTCGTCATCTTTGTTAGAGAAGGGAAGAATAATAGAAGCAAGTGTTTTTAAAGGATGTAGTCGAAGAGCTCTTCCAATAATTTGAATAATAGTAGTTTTATTAGAGGGTAGATGAAAGAAGCATACTCCTTTAGTAATAGGAGCATCGAAACCCTCGACTAAAATTCTAACATTTACTAAGAAGGGAATATCTCCATTTTTGTAAGATTTGATAATATCGTTTCTCTTCTTTTTTGAAGTTTTACAGTCGATGTATTCTGAACATCCTTTTTGAATAGAGTTTAGTAGTTTATTAACTTTCTTTCCTTCTTTTTGAGAGTCGCAGTATATTATAATATTTTTATAGTTTTTAATGAGATATTCACAGATGTTTTTGTTTGTTGGGTCATCTTCAAAGATGGGGATATTGATAGTATAGTCGCAGAGATATCCTTGTTCTATCATGTCTCTAATTTCTTTTTTATAGTATTTAAATCCTTGTTGTTCGTCAATAGTAGCAGATAGATAAACATTATTATTGTATTTAGAGAGATCAGAAATTATACTAATATATTTTTTATTTTCTTCTTCTACGTCTTCATCATCACTTTCATTATCTTTGTTATCACTATCATTTTCATCGTTGTTATCGTTATAGTCTATGTCTTCGTAGATGAGAGGAGTTTTGATGTGATGAGCTTCGTCGATATATATTTTATGAAATGATGTGATATGAGGAATGACATGATCAATACTATTATAGACACAGATAGTGATTTTATGTTTTGTATTAAAGGATGTTTTACCGTCTCCAATAAGTTGAATAGATTGTTTGATATCAGGTCTATGAATAAGTATTTCTTCTTTGAGTTGTTCCATAAGTATGATTCGAGGAACTAGAATAAGATAATGTTTATCTTTTTGAAAAGAGTGAATGATGATTACATTTTTTCCAGTTCCAGTAGGGATACAAATACAAGAATTTTTAGAAGAATGAATAAACTCTATAGCTTCTGACTGGTAAGGTCTTAGACTAAAATTTGATGTTTGAGAAATGGGATAAGAAGGCGGGTTTAAAATGAGATTATTACAGTAATCCAATATAGATTCTTTAGAGATAGGTGTATCAATAAATCGTTTAGAGTGGAAGTTTAGATTATCAGATAGAGTACAGTCAGAGTTCCTGGTGATTATTAGATTTTTCCATTTTACTATAGTAGTGTTAAGATCTTCATTATATACGTTTTGGCTTGCAAAGAATGTAGAACATTCTCTCCATGAAAGAGATATTTTTCTTAGTTTACATTGAACTATAGATTTATCTAGATCACAGCAATCGATTCCAGTGTCATTTTTAGATAGTTGATGTTGTTCTTTGAAAGAAGGGTGAATATCGTCATAATGATAGAATTGAGTTTTATAAAGATCGGTGAGATAGATACAGGAAAACCATTCAAATATTTTGGAGAGATCGTTGTTATCGTATTCTATTTTTTCTGATTTTTTTAAGTCTTTGTAGCGTTCATAAATATAGATATTGTATAATTTTAGATAATCCATTTTTACTTTTGATGCTTTATTTTAATCACTTAAACAATTAAAATAAAATTCGATTTTATTTTTTATAATAATGAACTAGAGATTGAGAAATATCATTAAATTCTTTTTTTGCTTCTTCATGTGATGAAAATATTACTCTTTGTTCGTTATCTTGTCCTAAAAAAAATAAAAAATTTCCCATTATTCCTTTGTTTGTTTGCATGTTAAATATTAGAGATTTATTATCAAGTCTTACTAATGGTACTTTTGTAAGATTAATAAGTATAGTTTCATATCTACGAATCATTTTATTGTATATTTATTTCTTTAACATTTTTATTAACATTTTAATGAATTTACTGTAAATACTCTGTATATATTTATTGATGAGACTACATCAAAAACATCAATTGGAAATTCCTTTGAATTGTTATCTTTATTGTCTCGTAGAGGTGGGCTATTTTGAACCTTATTTATAAAATCTTTGACGTATTTTTCGTATAGATCTCCGTCTTTTTCGTTAAAATTATTGGTTTTTATGATTTTATTGATGTCTTCATCACTTATAGGAGTGATATTTTTAAGAGTACTTTCGACAATATTGTTAACTGATACTTGTTCATTACCAATATATACATTTACATGTTCTACTCCATAAACACCATTTGTAAGGGCTCTTTTAAATATAACGTATCCTGGTATTATAGAGGCAATCATATCATTTATTTTTAGATTTACAAGTGCAAGTCTGTATATATCATTTTCTTTTAAACATTTGAGTATACATTCACCGGCAACAGATTTGAAGAATGAAAATAATTCATCTTCATTTTTAATATCATAATTTTCGCAGACATAATTATTAGTTATTTGTTGAAGAGATAGACTTCGTAAGTTTTCTGTGCTATTAAGTATATTTGTATAGTCTCTTAGAGTAATTTTACATGGTTTAGAAAGGATTGTTATTACAGTTTGTTTATCAAGATTATTATAGAAGTAGGATTCAGATGAAGATGAAACAGTTGATGAATTTAATGAAATAGAAACTAATATTATTATAGCTACAATAGCAAATATTGCAATAATACCGTATAAAATATGAATTTTACCTATTTTGGATAGCATTTTTATTATATGTGTATATAATAAAAATTATAATAGTTGTAATAGTTGTTGAGTTTTTGATTTGATATTATCTGTATCTGAGTTAATTGAGTTAAGTTCTTCTATCCATAGTTTTACTTTTTCTAAAGGAGAATCATATTTTTCCGATAATAATTCGATATTGATCCAGTAGTATAATAAATTTTTTAGTCCGTATTCCGTGTTATCTGTTGAGTTAATATCCCTAAAAAAGAAGCATTTTTTATCGCATGTATTTTCACTATTTTCAATTGCACATCCAACAGAACAATAGTTATGTTTACATAATAATTTAATATTACATTTATTACATGAAAAATAGGAACAGGATGAACATTTAAAATAATCTTTATTACACATAACACACGATAATTCTTTGCAGGAAGAACAAAACACAGATGGAATAGTTGTGTTTTTACAGTTGCACATATTTTATAAGTATTTTTATAGACAAAATTTTATATATAAATTTCATTTTTATAATTCTTATATATTATATAATATCATAATATTGTATAAAATGGATATATATAACATGGTAAAAAATTATGACAATTTGTTGAATACAAATTTAATGTTTTTTAGAGGAGAAATTGATCAAACTTTTTATTATGGTGCTCCTTGGGGAAAAGGTGATGATCAGAATAACCATGCGATTGTATCTACAAACAATTTAATTAAACTTACTGAAAAATATAGAATATTTACAGTCAATGGACAATCTAATTATTCCGATAATTATACAAAACAACGTAGTTATTTATTTTTTTATATAGAAGAATCTATGCTTGAAAAAATCTATAATAAATTGGTAAAAGATGAACGTATTTGGTTAATATGCAACAGACCTGTATGCAACGAATCCTCTGAGTGTCTTGAAATAGGATCTGTTGATTCTTCTACAAATAAAATTGTTTTGACTTTGGATAACGATGATCATTATTCTGTTTGGGATAGAGAACATTCTTATCGATATGAAGATAATTTTTCATATGAAACGGTTAGTAAGATATTGAAAAGTTTATTTTATTGTAGTATCATTTGTAAAAATTTTTCAGAAGAGCTTAATGCTGATCAAATCTTGTTAGATTTATTAGAAAACATAAATTGATTTAATGATAAATATTTATAAATATAAAATGGGAGAAATTATTTTATATTATGATCCTAAACATAAGTTTAGATTTTATGATACTATTAGAAATAATATAATTAATATAGATGATATAAAAACAACTATAAATAATGTAAATAATTTATGGATAGATTACTCGAGTTTTAATATTAATAATGAATATAATATAAAGACTCTTATTTTCTGGATATTGAAAAGAAAATACGGTTTTGTATGTCCATTTAGAGATTTACAGGAAATAGAAAACAAAGAATATATTGATTTTTATAAAAAATGTATACATGCTTAGTCTATATAATTTTATAAGAAACTTATAAAATTAGAATTCGTCAATATTTCCTATTATTTTCAGTATTTCTATTGCGTTTTTTATATGTTCTTCTGAAATAAATATTAGATTATGTCCATATGTATTGATATAAAGTATAGGTATATTTTTTTTAACAAAGAAATTTGAAATATAGTTAATAATACCTATATGATCTATTCCAGGTATATCTTCATAAATATCTATGATAGTATAGATTCTGTTATCTGATTGACAGAATTTAGATAGTATATGATGATTTATGTGATTATCTTCGGTTTGTCTTGAATAATAATAGAATGTAATTTCGTCTTCTAAAAATGTTTGACACAATAAATTTTGTGTGTTTAAAAGATTATATTTCGTTATGATAGAATCATATTCTTGTCTAGATGACCTGTAAATTTTTATTTTATCTTTAAGTATTTTTACGCTAAACTTATTCATATTCTTACTTTATACTATAAATGTAGCTTTAAGCCTACAATTTTTGAAGAAACACGCGACCGGATGTGTGTAATATTTTATATTCCGATTTGTGTTTTTTAATAAAATCTAGAATAGCATCATGTGGGGAATTTTTATGGTTTTTACCTTTAATATTTAGTAGAGGGACGGAATCATCTTCTGTATTTAAAAGATAATTATTGATTACCATCATTCCTCCTTTATTTAATAGATTTGATGATATATGACAGTCAGTGTATACCACATGAGGAAGAGTTGATCCATCTAGGTATATAAAGTCAATTTTTTCATTTTTTAGGAGAATATCTGTTAAAACATCGCTTGAATTTCCTTTTAATGGAAAAATACGATTAGAAAGATTTGAAGAGTTTACATTATTTATGAAGCTTTGTTCAATTTCATAATTTAAATTTTGTGTCCATTCATCTATACCATATCCAATTGAATTTGGAATTTGTTTAATTATATTTATTAAGGAGATTCCAGTATGAGTACCTACTTCTAATACTTTTACAGATTGTTTTTGATTTGCATAAGAGATATTAAAGTAGTTTATCATCATGTTAAAAAGTTGTGTATCTTTAATATTTTCATTGTACCATCCTGTCATATTTTTGTATTCTAGATTGTTTGGTAAAATATGTTCATTTAGAAGTTTATTTGCTTGATTTTCCCATGATAAATTTTTAGCCCAATTGTAGTTCTTCTGTCTATAGTTATTGTAGAGTATACTTCTTGTATCATTTAAAGAAAATGATGAGAAGTATAGTCGTATTTTTTCTAATGCTCTATCTTGCCACTCTTGATTAAGAGGATTACCTGGTATGACAATACCTCTATCTCCAACGGTATTTTGTAGAGCGGCAAGATCGTTTGTAAAAACAAGTGTTTTTGTGAGAGCTGCTTCTAGAGCTGTTAGACAGAAAGTTTCCATAAAGATGCATGGATAAAACCAGATATCAGAAGATAGCCATGCATTTGCTAGTGTTTTTTTGTCTACCCATCCATAATAGTGAATATTAAGATTCGAATATAAATTTAGAAAGTGTCTAACTTCTTTCATATGTTCAGGTGCAACATTGTTTACCCATTTACCATTTACATCTGTGTATATATGCAGGGATGCCTGAGAGTTCATAGCATAAATTTTTGGCCACATTTTTAATAAGGGAAGTAATCCTCTATTTGGAAAAGATGAATAAATAAATTTAAATGGTTGTTTTTCGATGAATGTATCTGTTTTAAATTTAGAAAAATCTATACCGTAATAGAATGGAACAGTTATATTGGATAGTTCCTTAAATTGTTCCGTAAAATATTTTACGTGCCATTCGGTGAGACAGAATATTTTTTTTAGTTTAGAATGAGATGGAATAACGTTTCCTGATGGTCCTAAATCATGTAATACAAGATATACATTTTCAGCATAACCTTTAAAGGCTAAGGGTAAATATTCTGTAAATCTACTTATCATACAGTGTTTAATATAGTTTTCGTTTACGAATTTAGGAAAGATAGATAGATGTTTATATTCTACACCTTCAAAATTTTCTTCCCTTTCACAATTGCAAAACACAATAACTTGAAATAAACCATTTTTCTGTATATATCTTGCCATTTCTATAATATAAGTTTCAGACCCACCTACCCCTGTTGTAAGAATATTTGATCCACTCCACTGATTAAATCCACCATCTGCAACAAAAACAAATAGAGGCTTATCATAAGAACATTTTGATATAGAAGATTTTTGATTTTTGTATTCATTAAGCTTCTTGAATATCATATAATAAGATTTGATTTCTTCGTAATTTTCTGAATTTTCAGAATTATTTTGTAGGAATAATAAGGATGCGTTTTCACCTAGTTGATAATCTTCGAATGTGTAGCAAAGTCTAGTTAAGAATTTTGGTAAAAAGTGATAACTAAGGGTAGGTTTTAGGCTGTATTGACAGTGTATTGGATATCCAATTTCAAATCCTTTTTTGAAGAATTCATAAGCCTTTTTATGTTCATTTTTAAGATAATGATTTATTCCCATAAAATAGATTGCATCGGGTCTTGATTCATCTGTTTTGTAAGCTTGTTCGTAAAGAGACATAAATTCTTCCCATGGTTTATTTAGTTTAAAATTAGCTGTTCTTGCAGCTTCAAATATTGCGTCAATTCTTTCTTGAATAAAACCAGCATTTTTGAATTCTGCCCGTTTTAGAAAATAATAATAAGATTTATCATATTGACCTAGTAGATTATATGTTTGAGCAAGATAATAGTAAGTTCTAGGATTAGTAGGGTCTTCTTCTACTTCTTCATATAGGAGTTTTAAGTCGAGTTCTTTTCTTTTCATAGTTCTTTCTTCCATATATTGAAAACGACCATCAAGTATTTTTGCTTTTTCTATAGGGATAACAATATTTAGATTATTTTTATCAGTGATAACTTCGTGTATTTTATGAACATATCTTAAACCACTATCAGATTTAATAATACGATTAGAACCATATTGTGTATCATCGCTAACTATTATTAGGGTAAAAGATGTTGATATTTGGTCTCCTCTTACAATATTGAGAAAATCTCGAAGTTCACCATCGATAACATATGTATCATCAAGCATAATTATAAATTTACAATCTTTTCCAGCAAGATCAATGCATCTATTTCTACTGTCTCTAAAATTTATAAAAGGTTCTTGATAAAGTTCTCCTTCTTTATTTCCAATAAGAGTATCATTTATAATTTTTATGGTATCATCTGTGCTTCCTGTATCTAGAATAGTCCATCTGTCAATAATATTCATATTTTTGTTTAACATGTCTTCAAATTGGGGTCCACCATTTTTTACCATAATGCATAGATGAATAAGATTATCATAGTCTAGTTTAGAATCTTCTTTAAAATATGTTTTGAATCGTTGTTGAAATGAATCATTCATAATTTTAGAGACATATATGTAAAGAGTAGGTTGAGGTGTCCATTTTGTTGAAAGATTTGTAAGTTCATATTTATTATATTTATTAAAAGACTCGTAAGGATGGTTATTATTTAGAGATATTATAATGCTTGATTCTTGATTATCAAAATTGATTTCGTAAAGATCTCTAGAATCTTCTATGTATGAAGTATAGTATATATTTTTATTTTTTAGATGGTTGACGATGTTTTCTAGTATATTTTGATAATGAAGATTATTGTTATTTATATATATTTTATCGAAAAATGTTGAGCATTTTATAGGTATAAAACCTCCATGAGATACGTTATTCATTTTAATATTAACTTTGTTAGGATAGAGATTTGATATTTCTTTCAAAAGAGAAATTTGACGTTCATGAAAACCAAGTTGATCGAGAATATTGAGATTACTATATTGGTCATGATTAACTTTAGTATATTCATTTGTATTGACTTTAAATTTTTCTTTATTAATAAAAACTTCGTGAGACATTTGAAACATTTAATTAAAATTATATCTTTAAAATTAAAAATGAATGGTAAAATAATTATAATCTAATGAATATAATGATATAATGACTCTATTTTATATGATTGATAAAGATAAATCGAGAGCTGTATTATCATATGAATACGATAAAAAAACAAAAATTGGAAGAATTATGTCATTATATGTCGATAAAGAATATAGAGGTCAAGGAATAGGATTAGCTTTATTATGGAAATTGCATGATTATATTGGGGTAAATAATAAAAAAATAAAATATGTAGAGATTGATGACTGTAGTAAAAATTATAGATCAACAAACAATATATATCTAAAAATAGGAGCAAAATACAATAAAAAATGGGGACCAGAAATGAAGTGGAAAGTAAACCATATAAATGTTAGAAATAATAAAAAAATATATAAGAGTAATGATGTAAAAAAAAGTTATAATATTTTCTATGAAGATTAAATTTTCCATATTATAAAAATATGGAAATACTAGTTAGTGCTATGAATAATTCTTTAACTTATGGAATAGAATTTGAATCTGGTCTAGACTTACAACATATTAAAGAAGATAATTTATACGATAGAAAAACAATATTTAAAAAGGGTTATCTTGACGCTACAGTTGAAGAATTTGATAATAAAACTTATGCAATACCCACATGCAATAAAAAAAATGAAGACGGAACTTTTATCGTAGATCCATCATTTAATCCTTGTCCATATAATTTAGAAATATCTATGGGAATTTATAAATATGATAGCACAATATCTTTTGTTGAGAAGAAAAAAGATGAAGAAAATATTAAATCAATGGAAGAAGATCTAAAAGACTATAAAGGTTTTATAGAACAACAAATAAGAAATAACAAAATTAGAAGACTTGTATGTAAAAAAGCTGACGAAGAATATAAAGAAATTTTTAAAGATTGTAAGTTGACAAAACCATATACAGATAAAGACAAATCATTTCAAGGATTAGCTTATACAAAATATAAAGATGATTTGTCTGATTTTAATTTTGATAATATAACTGGAAAACCACAAATAACATTTGGATTACATTATTTATGGTTTTCACCAATATATGAATATCTAATGGAAATTAAACCTCATATGAAATATCCCTATATATATACAAAACAAATATTAGATTTTCTTAAAGATAGATTAAAACATGATCCTATTACTAATCAATTATTTAAAGGATTATTATTAGTGATTGTATCATATTGTTATAATTTAACAATATTTATCGAGAATAAATACAGTAAAAAAATTGGTCTACCATATTTTAAATCTATATTTTCGCTAAAGCCTCGTAGTAGCTTATATCAATCTATCAGTAAATTAGCAGAAAGATCATATAAAAATATTTTTAATGATCTGAGATTAATTCTAATATTTTTAGAATTCAGATTAAGTGAATCAAAAATAAAAAAAGATGATATCGATAAAATAACTGATGAAGACAGTTTTTATGAATATAAAAATAATTTGATAAAAGAATATATTCAAATAAATTTACCTAAAAATTTAAAAGATGATACTAATTATAAAAAAAATCAGTATTATATGGCACAAATCGGTGAATCCGAAGATCGTGCCTTATGGAACAAACTTACACTCTTATTTACAAATTTAAATTTCTATTATATGATATATAATATTACTAAGCTAGAAAAAAAAGAAAGCGAACCAGAAGATGTTGTATTTATTATATCAGAACTAGATTCAAATAAAGTATTAAAAGGATGTTATATCAAAAGTGGATATTATTATAAAATAGGAAGTAAAGAAAGTGCAAATGCTGTAATTGATGCTTTATTAAGAAATATGTTCAAAATTAAAGATGTTGTTGTCAACGAAAAAGGAAACGAATTAATTGACAATAATGAATATGGATCTGGTCATACTGTAGTAAATATATTAGATGTTCCAACATTGTTTATAAAAAATTCTAAATTATGCTCAACTGATAGAGTAGAAGTATTTGAATACATAGATTATAGTGAAAATATAATATTTGAAATAAGGAGTTTCGATGAATTTACTTATGGAAAGAAAACACACGATAATTTTTTTGAAATAAAAGAGATTACAAAATGTGTAGAAGATTCTTTAAACAAAATAAGAGAAATTATACTTAAATCTTATAAAGATTTAATCGAAAAAATGAACAGCTATAGTTTTACCCCAAAATATGTAAGAAAGACAAGATCAAAAACAAGATCAAAGACAAGATCAAAAACAAGATCAAAGACAAGATCAAAAACAAGATCAAAAACAAGATCAAAAACAAGAAAATCAAAAACAAGAAAATCAAAAAAAATATCCCGTAAATCAAAAAAATAGAATGTTAAAGAAATATTAATAAAGTAAATGAATCCTGAATTATTATTACTATTTAGTCATCCTTATCCAAAGATAAGATTGGGGAAAGATTATGATGGAGGATATGTAATACATGATATTCCTGAAATAAAATATGATATACTGATTTCTGGAGGTATCGATAATGATATTTCATTCGAAGAGAAATTTTGTGAAAAATATAAAACAGAATGTATCGCTTTTGATGGAACAATAGATAATATATCAAATATTAATAATATAACTCATATTAAGAAAAATATAGATACAGATAATAATTTAAGCGATTTATTAAAGAGATATAAAAATATTTTTATAAAGATGGATATAGAGGGATCAGAATTCGAATGGATAAAGAATTTAGAAGAAAAAAATTTTAGCAATATAGTTCAGATGGTAATAGAATTTCATTATCCATCTGAAAAAGAGAATGAAATATTTGAAAAAATTAATAAATATTTTGTGTTAGTTCATTTTCATGCAAATAATTATTGTGGATATAGAGTATCTCAAATATACGGAGTATCTCTTCCTAATGTATTTGAATGTACATATATTAATAAAAAGTATATTCAAATGAGAGATCTCTCATTGAATAGTGAAAAATTACCAACTAAATATGATATGAGAAATATAAAAGAATTTGATGATTATCTAATTGATTATCCTCCTTTTGTGTTTTTATAAACTTTTCATGAAATTTTCAATATTGGATGATTGTGTTTCATAATCTTCTGTAAAGTAATAATGAGGCCATGTATAAAATTCCATATGATGCTTTTGTTTTAGGGAATATATATCAAGATAATTGATAATCGAGTTATAGACTTTTTTATTAGATACTGAAATAAAAGTACTAAATGTATGAATTTCTCTTACAATTAGAGATTGTTTTACGAAGAAAAGTTTATAAAGTACTTTGGATGTAATAATATATATACAACCTTTTATAGATCTATCATTAGAGTAATAATAAGATGATACAATAAATTGTATATCACGGGATTTAGATATTTCATCTACTTTAGATGTAATCATTGTTTCGATACGTGTTCTTCTGAAAGATAGAATAAATGGATCATAATTAATTTTAATATTGTCTTTAGCTTCTTCATATATCTTCGATTTATATGATTTTTTATAAACTTTCAAGATTTTAATAATATAGTATATTGATATGCAAGCGATAAAAATTGAAAAAATAGAGACTAATGATAACAATATTGATAATCCACTAATCATATTTGTGATTGATTGTATGATTCATAATTAAATTAATTATGAATCATTTTTATTTTTATCCATGTTTTTAAAAAAGTTTAAAAGATATATAATAAATAAATGTCTTTTATCACAGCAGATCAACAGATAAATTCTATTATAGCTAATTATATAAAATGGAAGCTACAAATAAAAGGACAGAAAGGTGATCAGGGAGATAGAGGTCCAACAGGAAATACAGGAAGCACTGGACCACCTGGTTTTGCAACAAATACTGGATCTACTGGATACACAGGAAATACAGGAAATACTGGACCAACTGGACCACAAGGCATACCTGGTTCATCTACTAACACAGGTGCTACAGGTCCAACAGGTGAGCTTGGACCACAAGGAGATACAGGAAATACAGGATCTACTGGACCAACAGGTCCAACTGGAAATACAGGAAATACAGGTCCAACTGGAAATACAGGATCTACTGGTAGAACAGGTCCAACAGGAGCAACGGGAAGTACTGGTCCAATAGGAACAGGTCCAACAGGAAATACAGGTCCAACAGGAAATACAGGTCCAACAGGAAATACAGGTCCAACAGGAAATACAGGAAATACAGGAAACACAGGAAACACAGGAAATACAGGTCCAACTGGACCAATAGGAACAGGTCCAACTGGAATAACAGGATCAACTGGAGCAACAGGTATAACAGGTCCAACTGGAGAAATAGGTCCTCAAGGTGATACAGGTACAACTGGGATAACAGGAAGTACAGGAAATACAGGTCCAACAGGAAATACAGGTCCAACTGGTACAACAGGAAGTACAGGAAGTACAGGTCCAACAGGAAATACAGGTCCAACTGGAAGAACTGGTCCAACTGGTATAACAGGAAGTACAGGAGATACAGGATCAACAGGAAATACAGGTCCAACAGGAAGAACTGGTCCAACTGGTATAACAGGAAGTACAGGAGATACAGGTCCAACAGGAAATACAGGTCCAACAGGAAGAACTGGTCCAACTGGTATAACAGGAAGTACAGGAGATACAGGTCCAACAGGAAATACAGGTCCAACAGGAAGAACTGGTCCAACTGGTATAACAGGAAGCACAGGAAATACCGGAAATACAGGAAATACAGGTCCAACAGGAAATACAGGAAATACAGGTCCAACAGGAAATACAGGAAATACAGGAAATACAGGAAATACAGGAAATACAGGAAATACAGGAAATACAGGTCCAAGTGGAAGTACAGGAAGTACAGGAAATACAGGAAGTACAGGAAATACAGGCCCAACAGGAAGTACAGGAAGTACAGGAAATACAGGAAGTACAGGAAATACAGGAAATACAGGTCCAACAGGTCCAACAGGAAATACAGGAAATACAGGTCCAACAGGTCCAACAGGAAATACAGGTCCAACAGGAAATACAGGTCCAACAGGAAATACAGGTCCAATAGGAACTGGTCCTACTGGTCAAACTGGTCCAGTAGGACCTCAAGGAGCTGGTGGAAGTACAGGATACTACGGATCTTTTTATGATACAACGATACAAACAAATACTTCAGGATTAACAGGATATAATATAGTAGAATTAAATTCTACAGATATTTCGTTTGGAGTAAGTGTTCAAAATAATACAGGAGGAAATCCTACAAGAATTAAAGTAGATAACCCAGGAGTTTATAATATTCAATTTTCTCTTCAATTAGAAAAAATATTAGGAGGAGGTTCAAGTCTAGTTAATATATGGTTATCTAAAAATAGAGAGAATGGCGGAGGAAATATATCATGGACAAATACATCTATTTCTGCAAGTGGTTCATCAAGTTCTAGTTTAGAAGTTCCCGCGTGGAATTTTGTGATAATGTTAAATGCAAATGACTATGTAGAATTATTATGGCATTCAGATGATAATAATGTTCAGTTAATATCAAATTCGTCTACATCTCTAATAAGTGGTCCTGAAATTCCTTCTGCTATTGTCACTATAACACATGTTTCTTATAATGGTCCAACAGGTCCAACAGGTCCAACTGGTATAACGGGAAGTACAGGAAATACAGGATCAACAGGAAATACAGGATCAACAGGTACGACAGGTCCAACAGGTACGACAGGTCCAACAGGTACGACTGGTCCCACAGGTACGACTGGTCCCACAGGTCCAACTGGTCCCACAGGTCCCACAGGTCCCACAGGTCTCACAGGTCCCACAGGTCCGACAGGTCCCACAGGTCCCACAGGAAATACAGGAAATACAGGAAATACAGGAAGAACAGGATCAACAGGAAGTACAGGACCAACAGGAATGATGGGACCACAAGGAGATACAGGAAGTACAGGAAGTACAGGAAGTACAGGTCCAACAGGTCCCACAGGTCCGACCGGAAATACAGGAATTACAGGAAGTACAGGAAGTACAGGTTCAACAGGAAATACAGGACCAACAGGTCCAATAGGAACAGGTCCAACAGGAAGTACAGGTTCAACAGGAAGAACAGGTTCAACAGGTCCTACAGGTATAACAGGAGGAATAGGGCCAACAGGTCCACCTGGTCAGGCATCAGGTACAGGTGCAACTGGAAATACAGGAAGTACAGGTGCAACTGGAAATACAGGAAGTACAGGTCCAACAGGTGCAACTGGAAGTACAGGAGCAACAGGAGCAACAGGAATGATGGGTCCCCAGGGAGATACAGGAGCAACAGGCCCAGTAGGTCAGACTTCTATGTTAACACAGCGTCCAATTACGACACAGACATTTAATACTAGTGATACGATAGTATTATGGGGAAGTACAGTTGTATCAAACTCAACAGGTTCAACAGGATTAACATATGCTGGAGGAACATATACAAATTCTACAAGTAGTACATTAGCAATAACTATAGATTATAACTTGATATGGAATAATGCTGTTTCTGGGGCAACATATGTAAATGTAAATGGTGTACAATATTCATTGACACAGTTTAATTCATATGTATTTACAAATAGTTCTACATTTTTGTTGGGTGCAGGACAAGGTTTTACGGTTTATAACCAGAATTCATCGAATGGAATAGTTTTGCAGACAAGTTCACAGATAGTAATAACTGTAATATCAGTTGGGCCACAGGGACCTACAGGACCAACAGGTCCAACTGGAAGTAAGACTTTTGTAATAAATCATCCATTTTATAGTGAGAAATATCTTGTTCATGCATGTTTGGAAGGACCAGAAGTAGGTGTTTATTATAGAGGAAAGGGAGAATTTAGAGATAGTGAATATAAGTGTGAAATACATTTACCATATTATGCATCGCACATTGCATGTAATTTTACAGTTCAGGTAAGTTTGATATTTAATGAGAATGATGATAATAATAGTTTATCTGTATCAGATGTTTCTGAAAACAAATTTATAGTTTATAGAAATAAGGTTGGACAATTTACTAAATTTTTCTGGCATGTATATGGAAAGAGATTAGATATAGATGTTGAACCATTTAAGGAAAATGTAGTATTGAAAGGAAGTGGTCCTTATAAGTGGATATAAAACATAAAAATAACATTTTTAAATTATTCTATAAAATAATTTAAAAAAGTTTAAGAAATAAAAGAATGTCATTTCCATATAATGGAATAAATGCTGTTGCCATAGGAACATTTGCTGGATCTACATTACAACAATCAGCTGCAATTTCAATAGGATATCAATCAGGTCAGACAAATCAAGGAACAAACGCAGTGGCGGTGGGTAATTCTGCAGGAGGTGCGACCCAAGGAGTAAATGCAGTAGCGGTAGGTGTATCGGCTGGAAGTACAGGACAAGGCTCAAGTGCTGTGGCTGTGGGTAATTCTGCAGGTCAATTACAACAAGGAAATAATTCCATAGCTATTGGAAATACTTCTGGAAACGCAAATCAAGGAGGAAGTGCTGTTGCTATTGGATCACAATCAGGACAAGCATCACAAGGAGTAAGTTCGGTTGCTATTGGTAATTTAGCTGGAAATAATAATCAAGGAGCAACTGCTGTATCAATTGGATTTCAAGCAGGACAAGCAACACAGGGTTTAAGTGCGGTTGCTATTGGATTTAATGCAGGAAATAATAATCAAGGAACAAGAGCAGTAGCAATAGGATCAGTGGCAGGTCAAACTTTACAAGGAACTGCTTCAATAGCTATTGGATTTCAAGCAGGACAAGCAAATCAAGGAGGAACTGCTGTTGCTATTGGATCACAATCAGGACAAGCATCACAAGGAGTAAGTTCGGTTGCTATTGGTAATTTAGCTGGAAATAATAATCAAGGAGAAACTGCTGTATCAATTGGATTTCAAGCAGGACAAGCAACACAGGGTTTAAGTGCGGTTGCTATTGGAAATAATGCTGGAAATAATAATCAAGGATCAAGAGCAGTAGCAATAGGATCAGGGGCAGGAACAATTTCTCAAGGAGAAAATGCCGTTTCTATTGGAATTTCATCAGGAAACGCAAATCAAGGACAAAGAGCAATAGCAATTGGAATTCAAGCAGGAGGGTCTACACAGGGAGAAAATGCGGTTGCTATTGGAAATACTGCTGGTGGCCTCAGACAAGGAGGAAGTGCCGTAGCCATAGGAGCAAATGCAGGACAAAACACACAAGGTCTTAATTCAGTAGCAATAGGAAATACAGCAGCACAAGTAGCACAAGGTGGAAACGCAATCGCTATTGGAACTCAGGCAGGAACTTCAACTCAAGCAGATAATGGAATAGCAATTGGTTGGCAATCTGGTTCATCTTCACAGAGAAGTGGTGCAACATCAATCGGATATCAAGCAGGGCAAAATACACAGGGAACAAATGCAATATCTATAGGAACACAGGCAGGTCAAACTTTACAAGGAACTGCTTCAATAGCTATTGGATTTAGTTCAGGATCAGCAACACAAGGTACACAGTCAATAGCAATAGGAGTACAAGCTGGACAAACACAACAAAATCAAAATAGTATAGCAATTGGAACTTTAGCAGGAAGTAATAATCAATCTTCAAATGCTGTTTCTTTAGGAAGAAGAGCTGGTTCACAAACACAAGGAGTATCTGCAGTTGCTATAGGAAATACAGCAGGACAATATATACAACAGAGTGGTGCAATAGCTTTAGGATCTGTTGCGTCAGAAACATTTCAAGGAACAAATGCAATTTCTATTGGTACATCTGCTGCTGCAAATACACAAGGAGAAAATGCTATTTCTATTGGGCTAGAATCAGGAGAATTTATTCAAGGAAGTGGCTCAATAGCTGTTGGTCTATTTTCGGGTCAAAATTCTCAAAAACTAAACAGTATAGCAATAGGAGTACAAGCTGGACAAACACAACAAGGAGGATCAGGAGCTTATGCTATTGCAATAGGATATCAAGCAGGGCATGGAACACAAGGAGACGGTACCGTTGCAATTGGGTATATAGCAGGAAAATCACTACAAGGAAATGCTGCAGTTGCTATAGGTAATCAAGCTGGTTCAAATATACAAGGATCACAGTCTATCGCTATAGGTTTAAATGCAGGAAATGCTGGACAGTTATCTAGATCAGTTGCAATAGGTGTATCAGCTGGACAAAATACACAAGGACAAGATGCAGTAGCAATAGGGACATTTTCTGGTTTAAATACACAAGGTAGTGGAGCTATAGCAATTGGTTCATCTGCAGGAGCATACCAACAAGGGTTTTATGGTATATCAATAGGACAGGAATCAGGTCAAACAGGCCAATTATCAGGTTCTATAGCAATAGGATATAGAGCAGGTCAAACAGCTCAACAGACTAATTCAATTGCAATAGGTGCACAAGCAGGACAAATTGTTCAAGGAGAAGCTGCGGTGGCTATTAGTTATTTAGCAGGACAATATACACAAGGAGCGAATAGTGTAGCAATAGGAATTCGTACAGGACAAACCAATCAGGGAACTAATTCGATTGCTATAGGAAATCAAGCAGGACAATATATACAGGGTAATAATTCAGTTGCAATTGGATTACAAGCAGGACAAACAGCACAAGATGAATCCGCAATAGCAATAGGAAATAATGCGGGTGCAAATACACAAGGTTTATTAGCCATTGCGATCGGTCATTTTGCGGGTTGGACGAAGCAAGGTGTGGATGCAATTGCGATTGGTGATAATGCAGGAGGTGGAACACAAGGAGATAATGCCATTGCGATTGGTTATGATGCCGGTTCAATATCACAACAACAATTTGCTATTTCTATTGGTTCAGGAGCAGGAACTAACCAACAAGGAACTAATGCGATTGCAATTGGAACTAGCGCGGGACAATCACAACAAGGAACAAATGCAGTAGCAATAGGAGCATTTACTGCACAGACACGACAAGGATCAGGAGGTATTGCGATTGGTATTCAAGCAGGACAAGGAACACAAGGAATTAATGCGATTGCTATGGGTGTAAATGCAGGTCAAATATCACAAGGAGGAAATGCTATTGCGATTGGAGTTCAAGCAGCTCAATCAGGACAAGCATCAGGAGCAATAGCAATTGGCGTAGCTACAGCACAAACACAACAAGGATTAAACTCCATTGCGATGGGTGTAAATTCGGGGCAAAATTTACAACAAGGAAATGCAGTTGCGATAGGATTTGGTGCGGGTAGAACATTACAAGGAGCAAATACAGTTGCGATTGGAAATAATACAGGAGCAACAAATCAAGGAGCAAACTCGGTAGCGATTGGACTCAACTCTGGATCAACTGGACAAGGAGCAAACTCGGTAGCGATTGGAAACGCAGCAGGACAGGCGAATCAGGGAATAAATGCTATTGCTATAGGTCAATTAGCAGGTTCAGCGCAAGCAGCTAACTCGATTGTTATTTCGGCATTAGGAACAGTAGTGACAGGAGCAACAGCAAGTGCTACTTATATAGCACCAATAAGAAATGTAATAAATTCAAATGTATTGTCCTATAATACAACAACAAATGAGATTACTTATTTTGCGTCATCTGCTTCTACAATACCATCTGGAACAGCATGGGCCCAAGGATTAAATTGGAATAATTTGACAAGTTCTTGGCAGATAACAGGAAATGGTCCATTGGCATTTGGAAATAATGCAGGACAGACAAGTCAATCTACTCTTGCTATAGCATTTGGTGTAGAGGCAGGAAGAGGAACACAAGGAAGTGGATCAATAGCAATAGGATATCAAGCAGGAAATAGTACACAAGGAACAAATTCAATAGCAATTGGTGTACAAGCAGGACAAACTTTTCAAGGAACATCGACAATTGCAATAGGATCTCAAGCAGGACGAGGAACACAAGGATTAGGTGCAGTTGCTGTTGGAGTATCTGCAGGACAAGTCCAACAAGGAAATTCATCTGTAGCTGTAGGAAGTTCAGCAGGACAAAACACACAAAATCAAGGAGCAGTTGCTATCGGTCAAAATGCTGGAAATATTTTACAAGGAACGAATTCCGTTGCAATAGGATATATTGCTGGAAATACAACACAAGGAAATAGCGCAGTTGCTGTAGGCGCAGCCGCAGGTCAAGTATTACAAGGAAATAATGCAGTTGCTGTAGGGAATGGCGCAGGACAAAATACACAAGGCATTCAAACAGTTTCAGTAGGTTACTTGGCTGGTGGAAATTCACAGGGAAGGAATGCGGTTGCTATTGGTTTTGCTTCGGGAAATTCTTTACAAGGTTCTTCTTCAGTGGCAATAGGAACACAAGCAGGTCAAGCAACTCAAGGACTTCAATCCGTTGCGATTGGAATAGTAGCAGGACAGGGATTACAAGGACAACAAGCAGTAGCGATTGGAGATTCAAGTGGTCAGACAGGTCAAGGAAATTTTTCTGTGGCGATAGGTTATTTATCAGGAAATTCAACTCAAGGTTTAGGCTCTGTTTCTATCGGTTTACAATCAGGAAGAGTATCACAAGGAATTAATTCAGTTGCTGTAGGTTTAAGAACAGCTGAAACAGATCAAGGAGCAAATGCTGTAGCAATTGGTGTATATTCCGCAAGAAATTCACAAGGAGCGAATGCAATATCAATAGGAAATGCAGCAGGACAGACAAATCAGGCAGCTTCCTCTGTGGCAATAGGAGCTAGTGCAGGATCATCAACACAGGGTGCGAGTGCTGTAGCGGTAGGAGATAGAGCAGGACAGTTTACTCAAGGAATTCAAACAGTTGCGGTTGGAGTCCAAGCAGGACAGTTTAATCAACAAGCAAATTCTGTAGCAATAGGAGTTTTATCAGGTCAATATTCTCAACAAGCAAGTGCAGTAGCAATAGGAAATGGAGCAGGAATAACAGGACAGGGAGATTCTTCGGTAGCAATAGGAGTTAGCGCTGGGTCAGGAACACAAGGACAGAGCGCAGTTGCAGTAGGACGACAAGCAGGACAGTTTACTCAAGGAAATAGTACAGTAGCAATAGGAGTTTTATCAGGTCAATATTCTCAACAGCTAAACGCGGTATCAATAGGAAATACAGCAGGACAAACTCTACAAGGAGGAGGGTCAGTAGCAATAGGAGTTGGTACAGGAGCAGGAACACAAGGAAATAACTCAGTTGCTATTGGAAATACAGCAGGACAAACGCTACAAGGACTTGGATCAGTAGCAATAGGATATCAGGCAGGACAAGGAACACAAGGAGGAACATCAGTCGCAATTGGTTTTCAAGCAGGTCAAGCATTACAAAAAGCAGAGGCTGTGGCAGTAGGGCAACTTGCAGGACAAACCAATCAACAAGATTATGCGGTTGCGGTAGGTTCAGGAGCAGGACAAATAAGTCAAGGTATTTCTGCTGTAGCCGTTGGTCGTGTAGCAGGTAATACCGCTCAGGGAGAGTATGCGGTCGCAATAGGAGAAAATGCTGGAGCAAATACACAAGGTTTTTTGTCAGTAGCAATTGGCTATTTTGCTGGTTATACAAACCAAGGAATAGATGCAATCGCAATTGGTGATAATGCTGGAGCAGGAACACAAGGACAGAATGCGATCGCAATCGGTTATCAAGCAGGAAACTTAAGTCAAAAATCAGGAGCAATTTCGATAGGAGCTTTTGCGGGTTTTTCAAATCAAGGAATAAGAGCAATCGCGATAGGAAAAGAAACAGGAACTCAATTTCAAGATGTTGATACTGTTGCGATTGGAACACAGGCGGGTGCTTTCACACAAGGTTCAGGAGCAGTTGCGATTGGAATAGACGCAGCTCGTCTTAGTCAGTCACAAAATGCGATTGCGATAGGAAATACAGCAGCAATAGCAAGTCAAGGAACAGGCGCAATTGCGATGGGATTTCAAGCAGGAGCAACATTACAGGCATCTCGTGCTGTTGCAATTGGATTTAATTCTGGACGAACAGGTCAGGGATATGCCACTACAGCAGTAGGAACAGGATCAGGAGCAGCAAATCAAAGATCAGGTGCTGTTGCTATAGGAGTAGATAGTGCAAATAACTTACAAGGAACAAATGCAATTGCGATTGGAAGTACAGCAGGAGGTCAAGCTCAAGGAAGTGGTGCCATTGCTTTAGGTTTTTTTGCTGGAAATTCAAATCAAGGAACAAATGCGATTGCGATTGGTACATTATCAGGACAAACCAATCAAGGAACAAGTGCTATTGCCGTTGGAATTCAGGCAGGACAAACAGGACAAGGAAGTAGTGCGATTGCTATTGGAACTCTAGCAGGAAATACAGGTCAAGGATTATACGCAGTCGCAATAGGAGAGAGTGCAGGACAAAATGCTCAAAGAGGAGGAACGGTTTCAATTGGTTTTGGTGCGGGACAAACAAATCAACAACAGTATGGAATTGCGATAGGATTTCAAGCAGGAAGAAATAGTCAACAAAGTTCTGCCATTTCAATTGGTCTTAATGCTGGTCTTAATAATCAAGGAACCTATTCTGTAGCAATTGGTGGATCAGCAGGACAACAAGTACAAGGAGAAAATGGTATAGCTATAGGTCAAAATGCTGCAGCAACAGGACAATTTTCAGGTGCTATCGCAATAGGTTGGCAAGCTGGATATAGCTTACAAGGAACAGAAGCCATTTCTATAGGTATTCAGGCAGGACAAAATACTCAAGGTACACGTGGTCTTGCAATTGGTTTTCAAGCCGGTCTTTTGAGACAAGGTCAAAATGCAATTGCAATGGGTGTGCAAGCAGGTCAGACAAACCAAGGATCTGGTGCAATTGCTATTGGATACTTTTCTGGTAAAATTACACAGGGAATTACTGCTATATCCATTGGAACAAATTCAGGTGAAACAGGACAAAATCAATCTGCAGTAGCAATAGGAACAACAGCAGGCCAACAGTCACAGGGAGCATTTTCTGTTGCAATTGGAGCTGTTGCAGGAAATATAGTTCAGGGAGGAAGTTCAGTAGCAGTTGGAGTTCAGGCAGGACAATTTACTCAAGGAAATTCCACTGTAGCAATAGGAGTCTTATCAGGACAATATTCTCAACAATTAAGCGCAGTAGCAATAGGAAATACAGCTGGACAGACCAATCAAGGAGTAGGCTCAGTAGCAGTTGGAGTAAGTGCTGGATCAGGGACACAGGGATTATATTCAGTAGCAATAGGAATTTTGGCAGGAAATGATTTACAACAAGGAAGTTCAGTGGCTATTGGAGCAAATTCAGGACAGTTCAATCAAGGAGGAACTTCAGTAGCAATAGGAGCTGGTGCTGGTTATCAAACGCAAGGAGCGGGGTCAGTATCAATAGGATATATAGCAGGATCAACTAGACAGGGTAATAATGCAGTGGCTGTAGGATCTCAAGCAGGACTTAATACACAAGGAACACAAGCAGTTGCGATTGGAAATGTAGCAGGGCAAAATCTACAGGGAGTTAATAGCGTTGCGGTAGGTGTTTCTTCAGGTCAGTCTTCACAAGGTCCTAATTCAGTTGCAGTAGGAATATCATCAGGAAATACAGGACAGGGAGATAGTTCAGTAGCAATAGGATCATCAGCAGGTCAGACCAATCAAGGAATATATAGTGTAGCTGTAGGTGTGGCTGCAGGAGGTACTACACAGGGTGATAATTCAACCGCAGTAGGAAGAGAGGCAGGAAGTGTAAATCAAGGAGTACAAGCCGTTGCAATAGGATTTAAGTCAGGACAAACAAATCAAGGTTTAAATTCGGTAGCAATAGGAAATCAAGCAGGAAGTATATTTCAGAGATCAGAATGTATTGCTATAGGAACAACTGCAGGATTTAATACACAAGGAGCATTTTCTGTTGCTATTGGTTATCAGGCAGGAGAAGATAACCAAGGGACAAATGCGATTGCTATCGGTAATCAAGCAGGAAACTCAAATCAAGGTACTAGTAGCATTGCGATAGGAGTCAATTCGGGAAATATTTTACAAGGTTCTGGTGCAATCTCAATAGGAGCACAAGCAGGATTTAATATACAAGGAGCATTTTCTGTAGCAATTGGTGTAAATAGTGGACAAACTGGTCAAGGAAGTAGTAGTATAGCAATAGGGAATGGTGCAGGACAAACAAATCAGAGACAAACCAGTGTCGCAATAGGTATTTCCGCAGCAGGAGAGAATCAGGGAGCTAATTCAGTGGCCATAGGAACAGTTGCTGGACAATCTGGACAGGGATTTTCTTGTGTTGCTGTAGGTAGCAATTCTGGTCAGACAAATCAATCATCGGGAGCTGTGGCGATTGGCGTAATTTGTGGTTCGTTAGCTCAAGGAACAAACGCAATATCAATAGGATCAAATTCTGGACAATCAACACAAGGAAGTGCAGCGATCGCGATAGGTTTTCAAGCAGGACAAAATAGTCAAGCAATTGAGGGAATAGCAATAGGACATACTGCTGGAAATGTAGCTCAAGGAGGAGATGCAGTGGCTATAGGAACATTAGCAGGAGTCGCAACACAGGGTTCAAATTGTATTGCTATAGGAAGCAGTGCAGGAAAGACCGTTCAAGGACAAGCATCAATTGCGATAGGAGTACAAGCAGCACAGGGAACACAAGGACAACAAGCAATAGCAATAGGAAATAGCGCAGGTTTCCAAAATCAAGGTTCAGGTTCAGTTTCTATTGGATTTTCTGCAGGCGGATATGGTATAACAGGGCAAGGAATAAATGCTGTAGCTGTAGGTGTATCAGCTGGAAATACACAACAAAGTTCAGGCGCTATTTCTATTGGATTTAATGCAGGAAGAGCCAATCAAGGTACTAACTCTATATGTATAGGAGCAGGATCAGGGCAGACGTTATCACCTGCAAATAGTATTTTTATAAGTGCAGTTGGTTCTGCCATAACACAAACTGCAGCAGGAATAATTTTAAATGCAGGTACTACTGTTATAACTAATGCAACTGCTGCAGGATTTCATGTAAGACCTCTAAGAGGTCTAGCATTAGCTACACCTGTAACTGTTTATAATGCAACTACAGGAGAAGTAACATATAATACATCATCTATCAAATACAAAAAGAATGTTATTGATTTACAAGAAGATACTTCAAAAATATACAACATAAGAGCAAGAGAATATGACACAAAAGAAGACAATAAACATTTTATCGGTTACATAGCAGAAGAATTAAATGAAATAGATCATTATTTTACATGGAAAAATCCAGATGGTTCTCCTGAAGGTATTGAATGGTTTAATTTACTTATATATTCAATTGAAGAGATTAAAAAATTAAAACAAAAAATAGATAATTTAGAAGCAATTATACAAAGAAATAATCTATCATGATATTTATGATATTCATCGTAAAATATAAAATTAATTTTTAATGAGTTTAATACATTAAAAATAGTATAAAAGATTATAAGAATGTCTGCATCTGTTATATCTATTGATCAATCGAATACATGCGGATTTTTAGATATTATTATTGGACCAATGTTTAGCGGTAAAACAAATTATCTTCTTAAAGAGCTTGTTGTATTTTCTCTAATGGGAACGAATGTCCTATATATTAATCATAGTATGGACAATAGATCTGATAAAGACTTTTCAACCCATAATCCAATTCTAAACAATGCAAATTTAGACACGATAAAAACGATAAAAACAGATGATTTGTACAAATTAGATAAAAATCTATTTGATGAATTTATTGTTATTGCAATTGATGAAGCACAATTCTTTCATGGACTAAAACAATTTGTATTAGATCTCGTAGAAAACAAAGGAAAACGTGTTATTGTTGCAGGACTTAACGGAGATTTTAATAGGGAAACTTTTGGAGAAATTACAACTCTAATATCATATTGTGATCGTATAACAAAACTATCATCATTCTGTAAAAAATGTGCTCAAAATAAAAAAATAAAAGATGCACATTTCAGTTATAGAATTTGCGAAAATAAAGAAAAAATTAGTATAGGAGGAACTGACGAATATATACCACTATGCAGAGAATGTTATCTATATGAAAAAATTGAAAAATAAAAAGTTAATAACTTATATTTCATATAAATATAAGTATATATTTAAAAATATTTTTTTATATCATTTGATAGAATAACTACTACATTACTAACATCATTTATCATTCTAATCATCTTATTTTTTTCTCTTTTTTCTTTAAATGTATACTTTGATTTTTTAATACATTTTTCATATACATTATAAGAGCTAATTATTTCACTCTTTGATAATTCTAAAATTTTTATCAATTTTTCCGTTTCTGCCTTTGTAAATTTTCTTTCTCTAACAAATGAAATATAATCCGATAAAGTATTCTTCAAATCATACATAAAATTATAACAATTTTTTAGTGTATCTATCTCGTTTTTAAAAGTCATTATATTTTTATTTGTTTCATGACAATATGTTTTAGAAACAAGTTTTGATCGTCTCTTATAATTTAGAATATTTTTCTCACTTATTTCTGACGAAATTTGTTTATTATTTGAAGGTTTCCAAATTGTAATCATTCTTTATTATGCTTTATTCTTATATAGTATTTTATTATATAAGATCTATTTAAGCCTTTAAAAAATGATTTACAAATTTAGATTTGATAGAGTTGATAATTTATTATTTACTAAAAGAAAGAGTTTAACAAGTTTTTCTATTCTTTCATTTGTAATTTGTTTATATTCTTCTGCCTGATCTGTATAATTTGTTATTTGTTCATTAAGACGTTGTATCAATTCTAGTGCTTGATTTATACCGTTCTTATTTTCTATCGAAATCTCGTTTGTTTTATTTAACTGATCTTTTAGATATGATATATCTTCTTCTACAATAGATTTAAAATGAAGAAAATTGTCATGATTTTGATTAAGATTATTAAGATTTAAATCTATTATATTCAATGCTCTTTTTGAAGATTGCGGTGGCACTATATTCATGGCATTCACGGGACTTGGTTTTGGATTCTCAATAGCCTTTTTTGGCTTCACATTAACATTCTTAGCAAATCTAGAAGTTTTTGGCTGATGTATTCTATTCATTTATATAATTATATATAATCTTTTCTCTTTTATTATATAAATATATATTAAATGTCTTCATCTAACGTAGTAAATTCTATTTCAGCAGATCAAAATATAAGCTCTACTATTGGAAAATATATCAAAACGAAACTTCAAATAAAAGGTCAGAAAGGAGATAAAGGTGATACCGGTTATACTGGTCCAACTGGCCCTCAAGGTATTCCTGGAACATCAACAAACACTGGAGGAACTGGAAACACTGGTGATACTGGAAATACTGGTCCTACAGGTCCTCAAGGTATTCCTGGTATATCAGCAAATACTGGATCTACAGGAGATACAGGACCAACTGGTATGATGGGGCCACAAGGTGATACCGGAAATACAGGATCAACTGGTACTACAGGACGTACAGGAAGTACTGGACCAACTGGTACTACAGGAAGTACTGGACCAACTGGTATTACAGGAAGTACTGGACCAACTGGACAAACCGGTCCATTAGGAACTGGTCCTACAGGAAATACAGGAGAAACAGGTAATACAGGAAGTACAGGACCAACAGGAAGTACAGGACCAACAGGAAGTACAGGACCAACAGGAAGTACAGGACCAACTGGAAGTACAGGACCAACTGGAATCACAGGACCAACTGGAATCACAGGACCAACTGGAAGAACAGGAAGTACGGGGCCAACAGGGACAACAGGACCAACTGGGACAACAGGAATAACAGGAAGTACTGGACCAACAGGAAGTACAGGAAGTACAGGGCCAACAGGAAGTACAGGAAGTACAGGTATCACTGGTTCAACAGGTTCAACTGGTATAACAGGTAGTACAGGACCAACTGGTATAATAGGTAGTACAGGACCAACTGGTATAACTGGAGATACAGGACCAACTGGAAGAACTGGTCAAACTGGATCAACAGGAAATACTGGTTCTACAGGAAATACAGGGCCAACAGGTCCAATAGGAACAGGTCCAACAGGTCCAACAGGACCAACTGGGCCATTAGGAACAGGACCAACTGGAAACACAGGAAGAACAGGTTCAACAGGAAGTACAGGCACAACAGGAAGTACAGGCACAACAGGAAGTACAGGACCAACTGGCAATACAGGAGCAACAGGGCCAATAGGAACAGGTCCAACTGGAAACACAGGAAATACGGGTGATACAGGACCAATAGGAACAGGTCCAACTGGAAACACAGGAAGTACAGGAAGTACAGGAAGCACAGGTAATACAGGTCCAACAGGAAGAACTGGTCCTACAGGAATTACAGGTAGCACAGGGCCAACAGGACCAATAGGAACAGGTCCAACAGGAAGAACTGGTCCTAAGGGCGATACAGGAACAATAGGTAATACAGGACCAACTGGTAATACAGGTCCAACTGGTAATACAGGTCCAACTGGGCCAATAGGAACTGGACCAACTGGTAATACAGGTGGCACAGGAAATACAGGTCCAACAGGTCCTATAGGAACAGGACCAACAGGAATAAGCGGATCAACAGGAAGTACTGGAAATACTGGAAATACAGGAAATACAGGAAGTACAGGAAGTACAGGAAATACAGGGCCAACTGGGGCAACTGGGCCAACTGGCATGATGGGCCCACAAGGAGATACAGGAAGAACAGGACCAACTGGACCAATAGGAACAGGACCAACAGGAAATACAGGAAGAACTGGATCTACCGGAAGTACAGGTAGCACAGGACCTACAGGAGCAACAGGTCCAATAGGAACAGGACCAACAGGAAACACTGGGAGAACAGGACCAACTGGAAATACAGGTCCTACAGGTCCGATAGGAACAGGACCTACAGGTATAACAGGAAATACAGGAGCAACAGGAAATAGAGGAGAAACAGGAAGTACAGGTCCTACTGGTCCAATTGGAACAGGTCCAACCGGAATAACTGGTAGCACTGGAAATACAGGTCCTACTGGTCCGATAGGAACAGGACCAACCGGAATAACTGGTAGCACTGGACCAACAGGAGCAACAGGAAGAACAGGACCTACAGGAAATATAGGTCCTATTGGACCAACTGGAGCAACAGGAAGAACAGGTCCAACAGGAGAGATGGGTCCACAAGGAGATACCGGGCATACAGGTCCTATTGGAACAGGCCCAACAGGAAATACAGGTCCGACAGGAAGAACAGGCCCAACAGGACCTACCGGTCCTATAGGAACAGGACCTACAGGAAATACAGGTCCGACAGGAAGAACAGGTCCGACAGGAAACACGGGAAACACTGGAAGTACAGGACCAGCTGGTCCATCTGCTCTAGGAACAAATTGGGGAGATTATCTCTATTGGAATAATAATACATCAGCATGGACTGTAGGAAATATAGATATAAATTTAGGATCATTTTCAGGACAAAGTTCACAAGGAACAAATGCAGTTGCGTTAGGATTTTATGCAGGAAACAATGGCCAAGGAATAAATGCTGTATCTATTGGAACATTTACGGGTCAGACAAATCAGCGTTCTGGTTCAATAGCAGTAGGATATCAGTCAGGCCAATTTGGTCAAGGAACAAATTCTATTGCAATAGGAAGTATGGCAGGACAAACAAATCAATCTAATGGATCTGTAGCTATTGGATTTCAAGCAGGAAAGTCATATCAAAATGAAAACGCTATTGCAATAGGAAGAGAAGCTGGAACAATTACACAATCAGGTTTAGCTATAGCCATAGGGTATCTTGCTGGATATGCAAAACAAGGTGTAGATGCTATTGCTATAGGTTCTGAATCAGGACTTACTTATCAAGGTGAAGATGCTGTGGCTATTGGTTGGCAATCAGGTCAAATAACACAAGGTTCAGGAGCAGTGTGTTTAGGTGTACAGTCAGGTCAAATATCACAACAACCATATTCAGTAGCAATAGGAGCTGCATCTGGTCAAGTATTACAAGGACAATATGCTATTTCAGTAGGTTATGTTGCTGGTCAAAACACCCAAGGAACTAATGCCATAGCTATAGGTTATCAATCAGGTCAAATATTACAAGGGCAATCAGCTGTTTCTATAGGATATTTAGCTGGTGCATACAATCAAAAAACAAATTCTATTACAATAGGATTTCAATCAGGTCAAACAAATCAAGGAAATGATTGTATAGCCATAGGGCGTCTTTCAGCATCTTTTTCACAACAAACAGGTTCTATAGCCATAGGAACTAACTCAGGCCAATCCTATCAAAATCAATTTGCTGTTGCAATAGGAAGAAGCGCAGGTATAATAACTCAGGGAGAAAATTCAATTGCTATAGGTAATTCTTCTGGTAGTACAGGCCAAAGAAGTAGTGCAATATCTATTGGCTATTTAGCAGGAGGATATCTACAAGGAACGAACGCTATCTCTATAGGATCTGAAGCAGGACAAACAAATCAACATGCAAGTTCAATTATATTAAACGCAACTGGAAATTCTCTTAACAGTGATGGTACAAGTAGATTATTTATTGATCCAATTCGTAATGCAGCTAATAATCAAGTTTTACTATATAATACAACTACTAAAGAAATCACTTATGATACTAATATCTCAGGAAATGCCGCTACTTCTACAAGTCTTCAAACTGCAAGAACTATAGCTATTTCTGGAGGGGCTATAGGAACTGCTACATCATTTAATGGTTCAGCAAATATTTCAATACCTGTAACTGGTTTAGATGCAAGCACTTTAAATACTGGAACTGTTCCTGATGCCAGAGTTACAGGAACATATACAGGTTTTTCTCATAAATTAGACGGTAATACAACTGTTTACTCTATTCCAAATACTGGATCATCAAGTACTGCCGCAAGAACAGTTTACAGTCTAGCTGAATATAGAGGAGGTGTAGGATCTACAACAGGTGCTATTGTTTTTATTCAATCAACTACGACTTCAACTATCATGTACCAATTAGAAATAGAAGGATTCCAATATAATCCTGCAAGTATTACCAAAATTATTGTTCAAGGATATAGAACTACTGGAGCATGGGGTAACACTGATAAGATTTCTTTAGGAGAGATTGATGTTAACGCTAGATGGGCTGTTGATCCGACTGGAAAAAACTGTTTGATTCTTGGTGACGTTGGAACTATATGGAGTTGGCCTCATTTTTCAATAGTTAGAGCAATGTTTAGTCATACTGGAGTAACTGATGCAATTTGTACGGGATGGACAGTCGCCCTAGTTACTGATTTAACTGGTTATACACAAATTACTGGTTTTATTGCAAATTCTTCTATTGATACATCTATTACTGGATCTTCATCTACTCTAACTACAACAAGAACTCTTTGGGGACAAAATTTTAACGGTTCTGCAAACGTATCTGGCGATATGACATCTGTTGGAAATATTACAAGCACTGGACGTTTTCTAACTACACTAGCAAACATTGCTACTACTGGTCAAAGTCAAATCTATCTAAATGGTACAGGAGGAAATCGTATAGATTTTAATAATGCTGGTGTTGCTGCACCTTCCTTTACAACAAGAAGTGCTGGTACAAAAATAAATCTATATCCTCAAGTAGGAGCTTCTAGCGCAGATTATGCTATAGGTATAGAAAGTAATACAATGTGGCAGAGTGTACCAACTAATACTAATCAATTCAAATGGTACGGTGGAACAACTACATTAGCTACTTTATCAGGAACTGGTTTTTTCGTAAATTCTGTTCAAAGTGGAAGTGCTCCTAACGCTCTCTTTTATGACAATACTACTGGAGAAATAAGTTATCAACCAACATCTTCTACTCCCGGTGTACTCACATCTGTAACACAATCGGCTAAAATATCTTATACAGATGGAGCAAACTCTAACGCTGCAAGATTTATTGTTGCTAATGGTCAAGCAGTAACGCTAACTGCTTCTCAAAAAGTGCAACTACAATTTGTAATGCAATTTGCTAATACCGCCTCTGGACATAATGTTGGTGCAACTATTGGAAGAGGGACTACATCTGGTGTTAGCACTTCTTATATTAATCTTGCTAACGGCCTATCATTTGCTACAGTAGGCCCTCCAACAGGAGAATTAACAATTACAAACACTATTGCAACAATTGGAAATCTAGACACAAGTCTTTCTCAACAATGGTATCAAAATGCAAATGAAACTGGTACAATTAATATGAATGTACTTGATCAACCAGGAGCAGGTACATGGTATTATGCTGTAAGAGTAAGATGTATTTTGTCAAGCACATTTTATATTAGAAATTCATATTTTATCATAACTGTCATAAACTCATAAATTTTTATATTTAATTATGACGATTATGATAAAGTATTAATATGCTGAAAGATTTATTCATAAATTTTATAAAACAGAATAGCGTATTTTATTTCTATCTCATAATATGTTCTTTTTCGTATATTGTCCAAGTTTTTGCATCATCTTTTGTTTACAAAAAATTCTTTAGAAAAGATATAACAGAAAAATTTGATATTGTATTCAAACAAATTTGTTTTCTATGGATTTCTCTCTTCATTCTATACATTATGAAAACCAAAACAGAATCTGTTATTATACCAGAAATCGTATCTTACGCCAGAAAACAAGTCATTATTAACTATTTAAAAACAAATGAAAAAGTCTTCTCAGACAAAAATGTAGAAAGAGACACCATGAAACTCATCGATTTTGGTTTCTATTTTGAAAAAGTTTTCATTTGGATTATTGAAAGTATTATACCCACCATATTACTCATAATATTTATGAATATATATTTTCTCATAAAAACACCCGCTATCGGTATAATATCTCTAATAACTAATATCCTTAACTTTGTCATCATTAAAAGTTTTTTCCATAAACTTATGAATGTTATCTCTGAAAGACAAAAATACCAAGAATTAGTAAGCTCAGCTGTAAATGAAAACTTAAGCAACCTAATAGACATACATACAAATAATAAATTAAATGACACCATAAATACAACTGAAAATCTACTAAATAACTATAAAGAAAAAGTAAAAGACCAACTCGAATTAGTTATGAAATTTGTAAATACTCTAAAACTACTTAATTATTCTTCAAACCTCCTTAATATATTTGTACTATATAAAACATCTACAAGTATCGAAAATTTCTTTGAAATATTTAGCATGTTTATCCTCTATATACCAATTTTTGAAGGAATGACACAACAAATACCAGTAAAACTCGGTAATCTTAACGATCTATTATTACTAACAAATTACTTTACTCAAAACAAAAAAATTATACAAAATATCGAACAATATTCATCCCAAGAAATCTTAGAAAATATAAAACATATCGAAAATATTACATTCGATAATATCACATTCAAATATGATAATAATTCAGAAAATATTATCAGCAATTTCTCCCTAAAAATTAACAAAAATGATAAAGTTGCTATATTAGCTCAATCTGGCTCTGGTAAAACTACACTAATGAAATTATTACTCGCCTTCTATAAACCTCAAAAAGGAAAAATATTAATAAATAACATCGACATTAACAATATAGACAAAAAAGACATCAGAAATAGAATAAATTATATTAATCAAAAAACACTTCTACTAAATGACACCATTATAAATAATATCAAATACGGAAATAATAAACCAGACAACTATATCATCGATATACTAAAAAAATATGACTTATTGAATCTATTCAAAAATTCTATAAACTATCAGGTAGATATATCCGGAAAAAATATAAGCATGGGAATGCAAAAAGTAATATTCATAATGAGAGGAATACTAAAAGATGATACAGATGTTTATATCTTTGACGAACCCCTCACAAGTATAGACAAAAATACAAGAAAAAACATCATAAATCTTATCAATGATTTCTGTAAAAATAAAACTCTAATCATCATTACACATGACGAAGAAATACTCTCTATAGTTAACAAAAAATTTTACCTCTAATTCTATTTACAAATTGTCTTATATAAAAAATATAATGGTATAGGTAAAATATATACCATATATTTACCATATATATTTCTATCATTATTATACTTATTATCATTCTTATCCATTTTATACATATCATCTCTATTTCTTTCCATTAAAATCAATTCTGTCAATAATTTTATCTGCTCCTTCAACATTACTACCTCATTCTTTAACTTTTTTATTTCACTATTAACGTTATTAAAATTGACATTATAACTATTTGGTAAAATATCATCTACTGAACGTTCTCTAAGTCGAAAAGGTGCAATCGGTATCTTTGTAAAAGACATATTTTATTATTTTACTTTTACTTTTATATATAATAAAAATGTCAAAAGCTCTTAATTATATCGCTTTAGGGTTTTTTCTATCTTTTGCAGTACTGATCTTATTGCCTAAATTAAATCAAAAAGAATGTATTACAAAATCTGAAACTTATAACAAAAAGAAAGACAATTCTAATCAACAATTTTTAAATCTAAATGTATATCAAAATGTCCCTCCAGATAACTATAACTATCTTGTAAATTATCCAAACGGACCATGGTCATGGGGAGAATGGTCTTGGGGAAGGGAAAAAGGAAAATCTCAAAATTACAACAACTATGCCATTCTAGATAAATTAAATGATAAAGAAAAACAACGTGGAATTAATAATTAATATTTATAGATTAGATCATAGTATAAAAATAGTCTTCATATTTTTATAATTAACTACAATGATTCCACCTGATGTTTTTATCACAACTATTCTCATGATTTTTCTATCAAACGCTATTTATCTCATCTTTTTTTCTTTGTTCATTCAAAGTTATGAAAGAACTGTATATTCCTTTTTTAATATGATTGAAAATATTGTAAATCAGAAAGATAAAAATGAAGATGATGAAGAAGACGATTATGATGAAGATGATTATGATGATGAAGAGGAAGACGATGACGAGGAAGACAATAACGAAGGGGAAGAAGACGGGAATGAAGATGATAAGGACTGGAAAGAAGAGAAAGATCAAGAGGATAGTAAAGATAAAGAAGATGGGGGTTATTTACAGAATTAATTTTTTATATGATATGATATAAAAAATAAAATTTAGTTGAGAAATATGTCTCTATAAATATTTACTACATGAAGGTGTCTATCAGTAGAATTTTGACAGTTTTCATATTTTTTGTATATTTCAATACATTGTTGTCTTTTATCAATAATATTGATGAATTTTTGGACTAGACTATCTATTTCTATAATTTTCGACTTATTTTTGACCATATCTTGATATTTATCAACAAAATCATTACATATTTCACATTTTATAAAACTTTGTTCTGTAAATATTTGGTGTGAAAATGCATCTTCTTCTTCTAGTTTATATTGTCGTGTTATTTCTTTACTTGTTTTTAAGTCTTCTTCTGATAGTGTTTTACTTATAATATAATCATTTCCTGTCATTCCATCGCTATCTTCTGTGTCTAACTTCAATTCATTTTCTAATAATAAATTGAGAATTCTTTGTTGATATATTCCCATATTATCTAGATGTTTTAAGAAATGATGTAATGTATTATGGAGATGGTCATCTCTTTTACCTAAACTAATTAACTTTTTAAAAAAGTCGTATCTAGATAATATTTGAAAAATCCATAAAGTCTGTTTTTTTAGAGGTTTATATCTATAATTATTTTTTGAGATAATATACACATACCATTGAGTATATGTATAACCATCATTATTATAACATGAATAAAACTCATAATTCCTATCTTGATTATTTTTATAAAAATTTCTAAAAGCATTTTTAAGATCGTGAAAGCTGTGGTATGAATATGGATTAAACCCCCAAATTGTTTTTTTATTTACATCTGTTTCAATTAATTTTTGTTGACAAGAACTACAAATCATATAAGGACTTACTTACTATTATAAATATTAAATATTATTTATAATTATTCTTATAATTCTATCTACATGTTATACTTGCTAAATGAGATCTTAATTTACTTGAATCCTGATTTATCTCTAGTACTTCTGTAACCTTTGGCATATGTACATGCTGTGCTAGATAATCAACGCTTCCATCTTCTTTTTCCCATAACTTCTGACCAGTTGTATGCGCCTTATTATAAATATTTGCTTTATTTAAGCTAGTTATAAGTTTTGTCGCTTTAGAATCTACTTCTACTACTCCATCCTTATTTAAGAATTCAAATTTTTGCCTTGATACATCTGTACATTCATAGAGAGGATCACCGTTTTCTGTTTGTAAAAGATGTTGTTTAAGCATTTCCGCTACTCCTTTCTGTCCTTGAGAAAGAACTTCTGGAGTTAAGTGATTTTCAAGTACATTAGTTATTTTTTGAATATCATTGATATCAAAGTTATTCTGTATATTTTGGGTTGTTCTAATACGATTATTACTGTTTGTATTAGTAATATTTTTAGGTTGCTTTGCAATATCAACAATAGAATTAGTTGCATTCTTTAACATTTCCTCTAATTTTAATATATATTCTTCTTTCTCTTTTAGTTTTATTCTATATTCTTCTTTTTCTTTCTCTATCTTATTTTTTTCTTCTTTTTCTTTCTCGATTCTAATCATATATTCCTCTTTTTCTTTCTCGATTCTAATCATATATTCCTCTTTTTCTTTCTTGATTCTAATCATATAATCTTCTTTTTCTTTCTCTATTTTGTTTTTTTCTTCTTTTTCTTCTTTTTCTTCTTCAATTAATCTTACTTTACATATATTTATATGACTATTTAATCTGCTAAAAGTAGTTAGTACCTTTTTACAATAACTACATTTATAAGTATCATTATATTTTCCTTGCTTTAATAGACAAGATTTAGTTGTTTTTTGATGATAAGTTAGATTACATTTTCTTTTAAATTCAAAATTACAAAATTCGCATTTGAAACTGTGATTTATTTGAGACATTTTATATAACGAATATATTATTAACGTGCATTTTTTTGTATGATTTTGTAAAATTTTTGTATGATAATAAAAAATGTAAAATACCAATTTTTCATTTTTTTCATGTAAAAATTCTAACCTGTTTTTTAGTTTAAAATTTTATAGAAAAAATAATTTAATAGAAAATTATAGAAAATTTCTGATTTAGCGGCCAACTTTTGAAAGAGACACACACACAAGCAAAATGTGGGTATGTCCTTTAAAATCCCCTGAAAATGAAAAAATATTTTTTTGCTTTATTTTATTAAATAAAATTATGGAAAATTAAATAAGAATCATAAATCATCCTACTTATTATATAAAATAACCTGCATAAAACATAAAAATAAAATTGATTTTTTTCATTATAAATTATATTTATAAAAACTTATAATAATACATAATAATGGTTTACTTTGTAGATGTTCTAGATGAAAAGTCTTTGTCTGAAATTCAAACTATCTTTAAATATAAACTTGAAGATAAATCATATGAATCTAATTTAATGGAAAAATGGAAATTATCTAAATCTTTATATACTCGTTTCAGTTTGACTAAAAAAAGTGAATCTTCTAATATCATTATCTCTATCGCTAAGAAATTCTTTGAAAAAGCAGACTTGAAATTCAATGAAAATAATGGATATATCGATTATCAATCATATATTTTTAATTATCCAAAATATAACAAGGAAGATTATGATTATCTATATTCACCAAATCAAGAATACGAAGATGTAAATGAATGTGTATTTATTCTTAAAAAAGATAAAAATATTAATGGAGGAAACCTAGAGATATATAATGAAGATCCAAATACTATTTCTAGAATTTTTGGATTTGAAAATGAACCAGTGAATAAAGAAATCATACCTCTTGAAACTGGTATGGTATTTGTTTGCGATGGTTCTACTATCCTCCAATTTCTAAATTGTGGAGGACATGGTCAATACGATATTGTAAGGATTATCGGTTATACTTATAACCGATCAGGATATAGATACGATAATGATAATGATAATGAGTAAAAATTAGTAAATTAAAAATGAAATTTGTAATTTATTTATTTAGTCATATTAAATTTATAATATGACTACTTTTTATGTACAAAATATGGTTGGAGAAATACACAAATTAGTCTATAATAATATAGACGATATTCCTTTGTTAATAATAGAAAAATTTGGAAATGATAACCCTTTGTATGAACCTATATGGTTGGATGAAGACGGAGATGAAAAAGTTCCACCTAGAAATAATCAGAAAATGTATGTTTTATATAGATATAAAGATATCCCTGTAAAGTTCATTTATAACTATAGATGTATTGATGAAAATGCAAGAAGATATAAAAACTTTACCATTTTAATTAAAGAATTATATGAAGAAGAAATTGTAATCGATTTTTATAAAGATGACGAACGTGATATCTTTTATTCAGAAAAAGAATTTAAGTATATTAATATTCTTGAAGAAGACTATGGAAGTCTTACAAGATATATTAATGTTCCGGAAATTCTAAACTATTATAAATCTATTAGAGAATTATTTTTATCTTTTAGAGATAATTTTCATACCATTCCAGATGATTTTTTTAATCACCTTTCTCTATGTGTTGAAAACTATTTTACAAGATATATATAGTCAATGTTTTATAATTATAAAATAATTATAAAAAATCTAATTATTCCAACATCTAATTGTATCTTCAAGAATAGTATCACATATTGATTGATCATAGTAAGTATCATCTAAAAAGTTTTTTACCATATCCTCAAAAGAGTTAAAATAATATTTATCATCAAAACAAGAATCAATATAATCATCTATATTATGATATTCAATATATGTCTTTCTTATTCTATCATAATAAAAATAGAATTCATGCCAATCAATCTCATTAGTCAACGAATTAGTTTGTTTTATTGATAATAAATATTTTTCAGCATTATCGTTTAAGTCTCCTATGATACTTATCGAATCACCAACAAAAATTTCATCAATATAAATTATAGTCGTACTGAAAGTTTTTGGATATATAATAATACATATCTCATCCCCGTCATTTAAATCTCCCTGATCTTCAATTTCTTCTATGTATCTACTATCATTATTCTTAAAAATATTAAATATATATCCATTAACATTATAATTTAGTTCTGACTCCAAAAGATCCTTGATACTATCTTTATTCTTATCATAAGAAATAGAAAACATTTCGCCACACATTTTTTTAATGTGCAACGTAATTTTATCATCATGACCTTCCTTATATTCCATTTTTTTATTTAGTTCCATTATATACCTCAATTTTGTTTTCTTTAAAATCAATTTTAATAAATTTTTTATTGATATTTATAAACTATTATTCCAAGACTATGATTCCAACTTATACAAAAGAATATATGATAATGAATAATATTAGAGGATCGAAATATTTTCTACCATTCGATTCGGATGTAAAAGAAGATGAAATTTTAGAAAAAACCATGAAATTAATTAAAAAAACAGATATTTATGAACATAAGCTTTATGAACGTAGTGATTCCTTGACAATAAACGAAATCGAAAAAGAAATTACGATGAAATGTCTTTATGAAGGATACGAAGAATATTATCTATTTTCAATTAATTTTACTGTATTTCTTTTGAATGATAATGGTGATAAAAAATGGATGGCTTCTATTTATATCGAACATTCATATGGTGGTCTATTGGATCAATTAATAGACTTGATAACAATGCCTAATATCATAAAATCTCTTAAGTTTCTTGGTATAGTTGAATCACACTAAAAACTATAAAATTATACAAATTATTATAAATCGTTCCATTGAATACGAGAATAACAAGTTTTAACTTTCATATTTAATTATTTAATTAAATAATTAAACTGTATAATTAAAGTTAATCTTTTTTATATATCGTATTCACTTTTTTAGTATCGACAATATTTGGAAACAATCCAAGAAATGGTACTCTCCATCCATAATATTTTGCTACTATCTTACTTCCCCAGTCGATATTTTCCCATTCTTCAATACCATCCCATTTCCAATACCAAAAACTATTATTTACATTAAAATGTCTTCCTTTATTATCAACTACCATAAAGTTAGTAAATCCGTAATTTACCATTTTATACTTATTTTCTACCTTTATTTCTTCATTTTTTTCGGTAGATAAACTATATAAACCATGAACTCCACCAATTAGTAAACTTCCATACAAATTTTTCAAGAATTCACTCGAATCAATCTTAGGAGGAGTTTTTTTTTGAATGATAAATAATATATTATTTATAATTCGAAAAAAATTATTTGACATCTTTAATCTTTATCTTTTATCTTTTATCTTTAAAATCAATTTATAAACACATAATAAAAAATTGTGTTTATAAAAATATTTTTATTCATTTAGATTGTCATTTAATTTCAACTCTTTATTTTTTGTATAAATCAATTGAATATTATAATTAAGTTTATTTAACTCTTCTGTCTGTTCCTCTAACAATTTAATTTTACTAGGAAAATCATCTATTAATTTATTTTCTATATTTCCCCCAATTTCATTAATCCTTTTTATTATTACTCTTTCAAATTCTAAAACTGACTCTATCTGATTGATTAGCCATGTAGTTATCGGTGTTCCTCCTGTTGCAACTGGATAGTCTGTGTTTTCCATAATATATTTTTGGACAAATTGCCAATGTCCATTTCGAAAAAGATAAATCTCATCTATAATTTTCAAAAGATCTAATAAACCCTCTACATCTTTTTTTTCTGATAAGAAAGAATATAAAGGATTTTTCGAATAATGAGACCTTAAATCGTTAAAGAATTCTTGTACACAAACAGGACGATAACTTCTCAAATCCATAAGATATTCTGTTAATTTATTACTCGGATAAAAATCAACAACACCTGTAAAAATATCCATCATAGGAATAATACTATCTTGTGCACCAGTTTGTCCTCTAAATTGTTGAGGTTTATTATCAAAGCATCCTTCATATACTACCCCTTCTCCAAAAATATCAGTATTACCCTTAATTCCCATTATAAAAACTCTAAAGTCATTATAATGATCTGGTCTAGATGCTTTCCACATTTCACGACGTCTATTGTTGATATCTTCCATAACACTACCACACTGTTTCAGATACATTTTATCTGATGTTTTTGAGAATTCGAGAACGCTTTTCACCAATTGAGGTGAAAGCTCATTAATATAAACATGTAACATACTAAATCCTACTTCATCCATACTTCCAATAAATTTACATGCCATATCAAGATTTTCCCAATCTAATGATCCATTCTTATCCTTTTTTACATAGTTTCCCAAAGAATAAGCATAATGATAGTCAAGCCACGGATATACATTCAATTTTTCACTAATTACAACAAGAGGCTTAGCAATATTCTCAGGTAGTAGTTTACGCGCTTCTCCATATTTTTTGGTTTTAACAAAAGTTTGGTAGGAAAGTTCTAATGTATATGCAGAAGTAATAAAAGTATAAGCGCGAAACAATGCTTGTACAATTTTTACATCCCATAAATCATTAATATACCACAGATAACAAGGAATAATATGTATCTGTTTTACAATCTCATTAGGAATAAGAAGAACAGTAGGAAGATCATCAATTAATTTTTGGAGTTCTTCAAAAGGAGAAGGAAGACGATCTAATGGTTCTTCAATTGGTAAAAACCCATATGTAGAAGATACGTTAAAAAAACCGTCAGTATAAGTTTTATTTGTAAGTGTATTCATTTATAAATTATCATATCATTTTAAATCTAAATTAAACCTTAATAATATTCCTCAAATTATTTTATTAATAAAATAATTTATACGATTGTTTATATAGAAATAAAATAATCATATATCTCTTTAAATCTATCAATACGATTCTCTTTTACTTTCGGATCTTTTAAATTTAAAGTAAAATATCTAGATCCAGAATGATTAATCCTATCCAATATAATATTTATATTTTCTACGTCTGGATTAGGACTTCCTTGTCTTTTTAATATTTTAATAATTTCCTTCCTCTTATCATCTGTCGTAATTTTTGATCCTCTTTCTATAACATAATCTAATATCACACACTCAATTGGAAGATATCTATATTCTTCAGATACTAATCTCTCTTCTTCTTTGCTAAAATAAGAAAATATATAGGGAATATCTCTATCAAGTCTAATATTAGGAAATCCTGTAGCAATTTCTAAACACAAAGGATTTGATGACATATTAATTTCAATATTCTTCTCTTCATCATTATCATAAGATCTTTTTAAAAGCTCTTCGTATAATTTTACTGATACACGACAAGAATAATAAAAAGAACTATCGTCAATAACAACATCTTTAGAAAATAAAAAAGATAAGAGTTCATCAAGATACTCATCATTCATATATGAAGTATTCGAATAATAATATTCTTCTATTAAATATAGAAGTGGTGTTTTTAACTCTCCATCTTCATCACACATTTCGTGATTTATATCTGCTCCTTGATCAATTAATTTTTCTAGCTCTTTAAAATCCTCTTCTAATTTTTCTAAATTTTTTTCTTGATCTTTCAAGATGGTAAACCATATAAGCTGAAACTCTTCTGTAGGATCCATATTCAAAATGTTCGAAATGTTCGAAATGTTCGAAATATTATATATCTTATTTTCTAATAAATCAATTTTATCCCCATGGATATCCATTAGGATTTCATATAAATTCAACACCATTTGTTTCTTTTTCTTCAAAATTATAAACATCTTCTAATACAATTTCCCTTGTGAGATTCTTTTTTAACTTATCGACATTATATCTAATATTATGTTTAAAAAAGAATTCCTTCACCTGATTAAAATCAGGAACACCACAGTAAGGTGCATAAAAATCTAATGGATTAGTAGTAAATAATTCTCTGCATCTTTGGTATTTCAATGGAAGAAACATATCATCTGTGTATTTAGGAGATCCATCTTTGTTCTTTAATGTTTTTAGATATTCTAAAACACTTTCTATATTTTTGTATTGTTTCAAAAGTTGATAGCTCTTTTCAGGACCAATAAGGTATATATTAGCATTATAATCACATTCAAGCATAATACATAGGTCAGTAAATGTTTCTTTGGTCATTTCTGTTTCTTCTAGGATCTTTTCATACGATATCTCAACGATACAGTCATTAAGGGTATCTATTTTTGTAAGGAATGTAGGTGTTCTATAAGCAATAACATCAGTATCTTCAGAAAGAACTGCATCAACCTTTTCGTAAATACATAGATGCGAGGAAAAATTTTCAGCTTCTGCTGGAGCGGTATAATAAGGTATTTGCATGATATCAAAAAGGTCTTTTGTGAGTTGTATATCCTCTGAAGTAATGCTGATAAGCATGCTTTTCATAGATTCTAGTTTTTGTTTGGCTAGGTTGATATCATAATTCTTAACTACTTGTTGACGGAATAGACTTGATACTTTTTGTTGGCATAGTTCTTCAATTAGATTACCTATAATACCATTAGTTTCATAGTCATGAATTTGTTTCTCCAATTCTTTAATTTTATCCGATTGTTTTTCACGGGAGTCTCTTCGTCTTTTCTGTTCTTCTAGTTTTTCAATTGGGGCTTGTCCGTCGTATATAAAAATACAATGTACGTCCCATTTCCTAAGAGAGTTTACTAGAGCTATAAAAGATTCAACCCAACGATCTCCAGCAATAGCTTTGTATTTATATAGGTATAGAGAGATATCTATAGCAACTTTTTTAAAAGAGTATTCAGATAGATGCTTAGGAGTATAGCAACCTGGTGCGTATTTTTCTAAGATTTTGTGAAGGCCTTTAATACCCATATTCGTTTTATTATAGTTTTAAAGCTTAAATTGTATTATTAAATTAATTTTTTTTAATTATCCTTTTATTAAATAATTAAAGATGTCAATCAGAACTTATAGTAAGAAAGAACTCGATTACATGGATGGATCCAAATATTAGCTTCTTTTTAATTATGAAGAAGGAGACGAATGTGATGAAGGATATGAAAAAATAAAAGAGAAATTTATTGATCTTCTTTCTGACGCTAATATTTATGAAAAAAATATGTATACCAAACTTGTTAAAGAACAGTCTATTTCTGTAAATAAATACGAAGAGATTGAAATGAAATGTATGTATGAAGGATATGATGATTGGTATCGATTTTCTATGATTTTTTCTTTTCCTTTTCTCCTTAAAGAAAAGAACCAAATGAAATGGATGACTACAATGGAACCACGACATGAATATGGAGGATTAATGGATGAATTAATTGATACTAAGTGTCTTAGTCATATAATATCATCGCTCAAACTGACTTAAATATAAATATAATTTTGATTTTGATTTTGACTAAAATAGAAATGTTATTTTTTAAAGGTTAAGTTGCGATTTAAAATTCGAAATGACCTCATGTGCCATTTGTGAAGAATTATCTAAAGAAATAATATTACGATTTGGAATACCAATAACATATGTTGTTGTTCCATTTGACGATAGATATGAAAATATAGGATATCTTACACCATTAAATACAAAATTTATCTTATTAACGTTATTATATGTCCAAGATTCTTGACGATTTTCTACACTTGGTGGAATAGTAACTGACTGGTTTTCTCCTTTATAATTTTCATAAAACTTATAAATGTTTCTTTGATGAGCATCTGATTGATTTATTTTATCATATGGAGATTTTAACGTATACCATGTTAGTCCATCTTTATGAAAATTTTTCACATGGTATCCAGTTCTTCTCGAATCTTCACTTGTAATAATAAATTTAATAGATGGATTATATTTATTTCTAAATTGAAATGCATTACTATCTCCATAAAATCGATCATATTCATATTCCTGATCTTTAATTTCTTTTTCAGCGTTTGTATAAGCTTCTATCTGACGTGTAGTAGGTAAAAAGATAAAGTCATTATCCACTATACTTCCACTATCATTTGTACCAAAAACGGCAAGTAAAGGATCTTTAATAAAAGACATTAAATTTAAATCTCTATTGATAAGTTGTTCATCATTCATTATTTCATCATTAGAAATATCTATTAACATAATTTTATTAGGAATAATTTCTTTTTGTTCTTCTGCTAACTTTTCTGCTAAATTATTTTTTATATCAATAACTTTATCTGTCTTACAATCTGTATAAAACATATATGTATCACCACTCATAGTTGTTACACGTATTTCATGTGATTTATAAGGTGAAATACCCAATCTATAACTCATAGGTTTTCTTGTACTTTTACGAACGCTTTTACGTTGTTTTCTTGCACTTTTACGAACGCTTTTACGTTGTTTTCTTGCACTTTTACGAACGCTTTTACGTTGTTTTCTTGCACTTTTATGGACGCTTTTACGTTGTTTTCTTGCACTTTTATGGACGCTTTTACGTTGTTTTCTTGTACTTTTACGGACGCTTTTACGCATTTTTTATATTATAAAAAATAATAAAAAATATATTAATGATAAATATCATTAATATTATAGAGAACTGTATTATAATGTATATTTTTAATTGCTTTGATAAACTTTTTATATAAATATATATGTTTTAAGAATCTTTCAAAGTGGTGTTTTCCAGGATTAAATTTACTGAATAAATGAGAAGAATAATCATTATAAATCTGACGACCCTCCCATATATTTATAAGTCTAGTTTGATGATTAATATAATCTATATCTTTTATGATATCAATCATATATAAATTATGAAGATATTTATATATAACATTTTCGATATCTTGTGGAATCATTTTATGGAATATAAAAATCACACTATATTTTTATTTAGTATTTTATTTCTAAGTTTATATTATTTTTTAATTCTTACAGGAGAAATACCTCTTTTATTTATAGAAATCAATTTTACAGATTTATTATTTTCCAAATCAACATATTGAGTTGAATTACTATCATTATTAAGATTGTTAACATTATTAACATTATTACTACTTCGTCTAAAACAATAGTATAAATATGATAAAACTCCTAAACCTATTGAAGATAATAATATTATTAATGTAATAGATAATGAAGATTTTGATTCTATAGTTGCAGCAGGAGTAGTAGGAAGATGAGTGGGAACAGATGTTGTGGGAATACGAGTGGTGGGAACAGGTGTTGTAGGAAAAGGAGTGGTAGGAACAGGTGTTGTAGGAAAAGGAGTGGTAGGAACAGGTGTTGTAGGAAAAGGAGTGGTAGGAACAGGAGTGGTGGGAACAGGAGTGGTAGGAACAGGAGTGGTAGGAACAGGAGTGGTGGGAACAGGAGTGGTGGGGACAGGAGTGGTTGGAACAGGAGTGGTGGGAACAGGAGTGGTGGGAATAGGTGTGGTGGGGACAGGAGTGGTTGGAACAGGAGTGGTTGGAACAGGAGTGGTGGGAACAGGTGTTGTTGGAACAGGTGTTGTTGGAACAGGTGTTGTTGGAACAGGAGTATTAAATTCTGGATATTCGTCCCATGATAATAAGTAAGGATCATTAGCGGATGTTTCTATTGTTGGAATAAGAGCAATTGTACCGTCTGTAACAAGTTGATTATTATTTAAAATTAGTGTGATGGGATTTTGAATATCAAGTAATATATTACAATTTAGTCCTGTATAACTTGTTGAGAATCTGTTTAATAAGAAACCGTATAGATTTGTTGCAATAGCTTGATCGGGTGATGGTTGTAATATAAAATTTTGTTTGTTTTTTAATAGTCTTGGTAGTTGTATATTTGTCATATGGGCACAGAAGTATGTTGTGTCAGCCATTTTTAGATCATTTACTACTGGCTGAAATATACCTTGACGATATGCATTTAGTTTTGAAAGACTTGGCATGTTATTTATTCTGACCATAGGATCTCCTTTTGGTATGTAAGCATAGAATTTTTTTTGATTTACTGCTGCGTGTATTTCGTCTAGGGCCATTGAACTTATTTTTGAATTAAGAGGGTTATTTTGGTCAACAATATTTGGAACTTGATAAGGTTTACATCCCATGATAATATCTAGATTAGATAATAGTAGATTATCAGATCCATTTTTTAATATAACTGTTTGCGGATTAACGTTTTGATTATTGAATGTATTTTGAGCAGTTTTTCCTGTTGCCATATCTATTAGGTATGTAGTGACTACATTATCTGAAGGGTCCATATCTACAAGAGCAAAATCTCTAGTAGTTAAGCATGGTTCTCCATCTGATGCGAATCCTAGATCTGGGATAGGAGGATTTAGAGGTATTTTGTTTAGTATAAGTTCTTTTATTTTTTGGAAGAAAGATATTGCATTACAGTGTGCAAATTGTCCGAAAGTATCTTGACTTGTTATACCTCCTATATTATATATACATTGACCTTGTTGAATACTTGTTAGAGGTGATAGAGATATAGATACGGCATTTGATCCAAACCAAATACCAACAAGTGAATTTTTTGGCATGTTGAATGTGACTGGCGGAACAAGAGGGGTAGTACCAGCATTTATGACAAGTGGATGATATACAGATAAAGAGTTTGTGTCTAGATCTAAAATTACAGCTTCTACAAATGAAGGTGCAATTTTCATATCACATGGTGGAGATAGCTGATAGGGTGTTATTAATCCGTTATATGTTAGTGGAAGAGGAGGAATTATTAATTGACATATTTGTGAGTATGAATATTGTATTAGAGATAATAAAGATAATAATTTTTTTAACATTTTTTAAGAATGTTTATCTTTTAAATATTGTTATAAAATAAAAATGATTTTATGTATTTAGAATATAAGGGAAAATAAAAGAATATGCCAATTTCATCTGAATTTCAAACAAAAGACTGGCGTAAGGAGCAGGTTTGGTATAATAATGGTAAGCAAAATGAGTCTGAGAAACATCAATTATTTGAAATTTTTCAAATTACTTTAAGAAATCCGATTAAAACAAATAAGAGAATTCTTATGAATGATGATGAGGTAAAAATTGTCGAAAAGAGGAATCCTTTTTCGGAAGAGAATGGATTTGATTATACTGAAAATTTTGATGGATATCTTAATATTGATAATAAGGATATTTATTTCAATTTAAAATTTGTATGCGATCAAGGAGGCGCTCAGACGAGAACACTGAGAGAGGTTTACCATTTTATTAAATATCAAATTAAATATGTTTTACAGAAGAGAAATAATATCTATTTTTTTAATATTTTAGATGGTGATGGATGTTTTAAAAGTAAAGATAAATTCATGTATCTTTTAAAGAATTATTCGCAAGAAGATATAGAATATTTGAATAAATATATTTATATTGGTGATATGTTTAATTTTGAAAATTTTTGGAATCGTATATAATTTATATTATTATAATAATATAAATATGGAAGATAATACAATTTCATTCTCATCGAATATAATTAATAATTTAACGACTACAGTTCTTCCTAATAAGTATCCAAATAATATTATAATAGAAAAGGTAGATAGGAAACAAATTATTATATGTATACATAAAAATATTCCTAAAGATGATATAGATTTGCTTCGTTCATATGGAAAAGTTCTTTTTTTTGAAGATCATCATCAGAACATTGAATTATCATCGTTTTCTTTCGATTATCTCATAATAGATCTAAGAAATGAAATTCATAGAGATTATTACAAAATTAATCTTATGAAAGGTGTAAATAATCTAAATGATAATTATTATTTCGTTTTATATAGATATTGTTTTGAGGGAAATAATGGTATTTATTATAATAATGAAATAACAGATTTTCCGCGTAGACAAGTAGATAAGAATAGTTATGATAAATTATTATTATTGCCTAATGTTTATGAACCAAAATGGTATGTATCATTAATTAGATTATTTTGTCCTTCTGGATAATAAAAATGAATTATAAAGAATTTATCTTTATAATTTTAAAAAAAAATAATGTCGTCAATGTCGTCAATGTCGTCAAAAAAGAAGAATTATGGTCAATTTTTTACTACAAACTACGAATATATTCTACAAGGATTTTCTATTCCTCAATATGTGTATCATAATGACCTAAAAATTATTGAACCATTTGCCGGAAAAGGAGATCTAGTAAAATATATAGAGGAACAAAAATATGAAATGAAAAACATTGAGTGTTATGATATTGATCCAAAGGAGAATTATATTAAAAAGAGAGATACACTTAATAAGCCTCCTTCATATAATAATAAATATGTCATCACAAATCCTCCCTATCTTGCTAGAAACAAGTCAGATACAAAGGATCTTTTTGAGAAATACGAATGTAATGATTTATACAAGTGTTTTATTAAAGAATTGATAACGAATAAATGTGTTGGAGGTATAGTTATTGTTCCTTTGAATTTCTTTTCATCTATTAGAAAGAATGATGTTGAGTTAAGACGTGATTTCTTACATGTATATTCTATTAAAAAAATAAATATCTTTGAGGAACAAGTGTTTGATGATACGTCTTATACAGTTTGTTCATTTCAATTTCAAATTATTAGTGAGCCGATAGGAGATAAGGATGATAATAGAAAATATATTAAGGTAAATATTTATCCTTGTAATAAGAAAATTATAACACGATTGGATGATTCGAATAATTACATGATTGGAGGAGAGATTTATAAACTTGAATTGAAAAATAAATACAAGATTACACGTTTGACTTCTAAGAATAAAGACAAGAAGAATACTAATATTTTAGTGAAATGTATTGATGATAATGAAAAGAATAAGATTGGTTTGAGTTATGTAGAAGATGATAAGATATATATCGATGAGACTCCAAATCTATCTTCACGTACATATGCTACTCTCGTTATTGAGCCAAAATTGTCAGTTAGTAAACAGAAGATATTGGTAGAAAAATTTAATACATTTCTTAATGAAAAGAGAGAAGAATACCATTCACTTTTCCTTACAAATTATAGAGAATCAAAGGATATTGCAAGGAAGAGAATATCATTTGAGCTCGTCTACGACATTTGCAATTATCTTCTTTAAAGTAATTTAGAAAAAAATAAAAATATCTAAGGGTAAAATAAAGGGCTCAACACACACTTTGGGTCTTAATGTGTGTGTGTTGAGCCAAAAATTTTTTTCAAAATGAAAATAGAAAAAATAGGAAATTTTATTTCTCTCAAAAATTTTAAAGCATAATTATGCCTTAAAATTTAAAATGGAAAAAATCATGATTTTTTCAAAAAAAAAATATGTTTATATGAAATTTTTAATTACAATAAATGTAATTTATTGTAATTCATTGTAATTCAATGTAATTTTCAAATTTTATGGTATAAAGATATATATCATATATTATAAAAAATGTCTTATGAATTAAATGAATATAAATGTGAATTTTGTGATCAAAATTTTAGTGTAAAATCGTCACTTTCTCATCATCAAAAGACAGCAAAATATTGTTTAATAAAACAAGAAATTCTTAACAATGAATTTAAGTGTAATTTTTGTAGTAAGATTTTATCAACAAAACCTCGTCTAATGAGTCATTTAGAAATATGTATAGAAAAAATAAAAAAAGATATTCAGGAGAAGGAAGACTTCTATCAAAAACAAATTGAAGAAAAAGAAAAGTTCTATCAAAAACAGATTAAAGAGAAGGAAGACTTCTATAAATTAAGTATAAAAGAAAAGGAAAAGTTTTATCAAAAACAGATTGAAGAAAAAGATAAATTCTATAAGGAATACATCAATAAGCTTGAGAATCTTTTAGAAAAAACAAATCAGGGAATACTTGATATAGCTAAACAACCTAAAACTACAACTAACACAAATACAACGAATATTAGAGGAAATCAGAATATTCAAAATATTTTATGTGATTATAAGACATATGAAGAATATACTGATAAGGATCGTATTATTTCTATAGCAAAGAACAATGATATGGAACAGTATTTTTGGAATGGGCAGAAAGGAATAGCAAAATTTTGTGTTGATCATATTGCAAAGACAGATGACGGAAAGATGCTTATTTGCTGTACTGATCCTTCTAGAAAGAGATTTAAAACAGTAAATAATAAAGATGAGATAGGAGAAGATATAGATGCAAGAAATTTTACAAAAAAGATTGCTGAACCAATTAAGGAGGCATGTAAAGAGGTTTTTGATAATATACAACGTAATATAGATTACCAAATAAAATCAGAAGAACAAGAATATGATTCTGGTTTTTTATCCATAAAGAGGGGTATGGCGCATGAGAAATATATAGAGATACGGAATATAGATGATAATAACAATAATGGTGAATATAAGAAGGAGATAGCTATACTACTTAATGTATAAGATGTATTTTTTATTAGATCAAAAGAACTCAAAATATTTATTATAAAATTAATATAATAAATGAGTATTTCTTCTATATTTGATATAAATTATGCTAAAAAAATGGCTAAAGGATATGATTTGAAGGTAACTTTAAAAAAGAGTTTTAAGGGAACTTCATTGTTTTGTAAGAAACCAATTAAAAAGGGTCAAGTAGTAGCTTACTATAAATTTTTAATTCATAATGACGATGACAATTTTGAGTCTGTAAAAAATACTATGTATACAATGGCAGTCTTTACAAAATCAGACAAATATAATCCTAGATTTATTGGAGATATATATCAGGGAAGTCTTATACCACCAAAACATAATATTCCTTATTGGGGTTATTTCAGTAATGAGCCTTCTTCAGGAAAAAAGAAACAAACAGAGAACGTATATTTAGATATAAATTTAAAGGAAAATTATAAAAATAGAAGCAGGCTAAAGGCAGGAGATACAATGGTTTATAAATTAGTTGCTTTAAGAGACATAAAACCAGATGAAGAAATAACATGGTGCTATGGTGATTCTTATGGAAGAGATTATGTGCCAAATTGTGATTAAATTTCATCGTTGAGAAGTCTTATTATAACATTAAGCATATTATGTATATCTGTTTTTGTATCCAAATATGGTTTTTCTTTGTTTGAAAAGCCTTGATTACATGTAATAGAATTATTGTATTTTGCCCATCCAAAGTCAGCTAGATATAAACGATTATTTTTTACGAGCATTTCTCCAACTTTAACATCGGTATGTGTAATTTTTTCCTTTTTGAGTATGTTATTGATGTCATTTATTTGAAAAATAACATCAATAGGTATTGTTTCTTTCTTTATGACTTCGCCAATATGATCGAAAACGACACAGAAGTTATCATGAAAAATCACTTTAGGAAAGCGATCATAATTTTCAAGTTTTTTGAGTATAAATATTTCTCTTTTCATAATATCATAATCTAGACATCTACGAGGTATCTTCATAAAATATTTCTTTTCGTCATCGATGAAATAGAAAGAGGTATAACCAGAATATCCGTCTTTTTTATCGACCTTTTTAAAAATTATATCTTCACCATTTATTGATAGTTTTATTTTGTTTACATTTTCAAAAATTGAGGAATCATTAATATCTGTTAATAAAAAATTATCTTGATTATTTCTAGATAAATAGTAAGTTTCTTTTTTTTGAGGAGGTTGAGGTTTTACAACTGGCCTAAGTATCCCATACTTTCTTAAATGATTAACGGGATAATTTCTATCATGTCTTTTAATCATTTATTTATAATTAATAAAAATAATTATAAAAGAGGTTATTTAATCTTTTGTACCCCATCTACATGAATATTCTTCTCCTTTTCTTTCATTATTATTACATGCTTGATCTGTTTCAGTTCCTGTTGAAAAATATCCACTTGTAGAGCATAAATGGGTATTACGTCCAGCAGCACATGCGCACGCTCCTCCAAATGTAGTACCACATTCTTCTGTAAATCTAGAAGTAGGAGGATCACCAAGTGATGATACATCAGAAGGAAATGTTCTCATTCCACTTATAAATGGTTTTAAATCTTCTAGACTTCCATTTTTTCTTCCTCTCTTCATTATAGGATCAATATTCTTATCCTCTATACAATTGAAACGTCCACCTTTATAATAATAACAATCATTTGTAATACGATTTCTTCCATTTACCCATGTATTTTTACAGTTATTTGGATCACTGACATTATTTATATTCCATGGTCCTCTTCCTTGTGCACAATCGTTGCAGTGTCCTGTAGGTCTAGGTATAGGAGTTGGCATACCATCTTTTTCCATTTGTTTTAGATCTACTGTAACAAAACCAGGATTACATATACATCTATCTTCTCCTTTAACTATTGTACCGTTGTTATTACATCTAGCATTAGTAAATTCACAGTTGACACCTCCAAATCCATCGTCGCATTCACAAAATGGTTCTTTAGTTTTTGGGTCTAATTTTACTTTTCCATTATCATTACAGAAATTAAATCTTGTATATTGACATTTATCTCCAACAGCTCCATCTGTACAAGTACAATCTTTAAATTCTTGAGGAGCTCCAGGACTAGGTGTCGACATATTTGGTTTACCTCTTCCATTACAGTTTGATACTTTACTAAATTGACAATAATCTCCATAATAGCCTGATATATCTGATCGGCAATTACATTTTCCATTATAGTCTACAATACCATTACCACTGCAATTTTTATTATCACTATATTGACAGTATCTTCCGGTATAAAATTTCATTTTTCCAGGAGGAGGTTCTGGTGTTTTTGTTGGCATGTTTCCTTTAGAGTCAGGTATATAAGTAGGCATAGGATTTCCATTTTGATCTTCTGCTTTTGATTCATATTTTATAACATTACAATCACAGAAGATTGTATTTAATCTTCTTTGGTCTGGAGAATCAGCAATGCATTGTCTAATATTTAAATTTTTATCAGTGCATAATTGGGTGTATGTTGCACCGTTTTCACATTTTAGATTATATCTAATATTTTCAGGAGAGGAAAATGTTGGTCTTGGTGTTGTCATATATTTTTATATTAAAAAATATATTATTATTATTCTTATTATTATTATTCTTATTATTATTATTCTTATTATTATTATTCTTATTATTATCGTGGTGGTGTAGTTATATTTAATGTACTTAATGAATTATTTATAGGTGCAGCACAGTGTATATCATAAAAATCTGTTACATATCTATTTATTTGATCAGAGTTAGTTAATCCTGCTATATTTTCTACTTTATATCTAGGAGGATTAGAATTTATTAATTCTTTTAATGGATCAGGTGATGAGTTATACATATCCATAAATTGTGATATAGTATATTTTTTGTTAGTGTCTCTTAAATCTACAATTCTTGTATTGTCTGTTATTCTGTTATTAAATCTGATAAATTTATCATCTTCTGTTTTTATTCTGTCAAATGGAATAAATCTTGGATTGTTTTCGCCAAATTTGTTTACGAATCCCGCTTCTGATTGAAGAGAAATCCATGCTGGTTCAACTTCGCTTGGTGATGTTAATTGGTTAAATGGAGATGGTTCTCGTTGAAAATCGTCCATTAATTTAGTGCATCCATCCATATTTATAGTTGGATATATAGTAGTAGCATCTGCGCCAAATGTATTAAACCATTTTTTATCTATACCAACCCCTGTATTATTTTCTTTAACTGGATAAATAGTTTTAGCGATTTCTGCAGGAATAACAGCTCCTGGACATACCCATGCTCTTGGGCCATATGCCATTCCTCCTAATGGTGCAACACAATATGGGTCAACATATGCACCTCCTTTTTTGCAAAAACCGACAGGTGGAAGAGGTCCGCATGATTTATTATCTGTTATTGGTTTACATTGATATTTAGGCATTGCATTTTCACCTTCTTGAGTGCATAAACATACACTATTATAATCTTTGGGGATTGGATATGCACGTTTTCTTTCGAATTCTAACTTGTCTGTTTCATTATATAGATTATAACAGTTAGGAGTTGCATTACATTGAGCGAGTTGTGATGCTGATGGTTTACCATTACATGATGGATAAGATTTAAATTGTCTAGGATTATCAATACAAGCAACTTCATAACCTTGTTCATATTTATCACGTCCTATTAATACAGAAGTACATGCAGCCTTCCAACCAGACATTTGAG